ATGGATAACTTGAGCTACGACGATAGCTGAATTCTACAGGACCATCATCTCCTACCTTCCAATCCTTTTGGAACGTACTTGGGTTGTAGTCAGCAACAATACTATACAACGGGCTTAATAAATTACCATCTTGGTCTACTGGAATTATATTCGATAATCCAGGACGAGCAAACAAACTATCAATATATCCATCGCCGTTATTATAGATATAACCCTGCTCTAAATCATTCCAAAGTATTTCATTGCCACTAGTATATGGAGCGGGACCATATCTATCAACCCACCAAGTTGGCATATTACTAAAGCCAAGCATTTGCCAAGGTGTTAAATTAGGAGTAGATGTATCATAGAAATACTCGTAGACACCTCTGAAATTGCCCTGCTGAATTGGCATACGATTCAACTTGTTGCTTGAATTCGTATAGTTATATGTGAATTCATTATTTCTATTGAAATATTGTGTCTTGTAATCTAATCTATTTTGTCCTACCCAATTTAAGAAACTACTTGAGTACATCTCTAGATATTCGTTATAGGTGTAAGTGCTTTCTCTAAAGAAGCCAGGCAATACTTCATAGATTCTAATAGGTACTTCGGTGCTTAACTTGCAATTATTATAAATTCGTTGTTCAAATTCTAATAATACCTGATCTCTAAAATCAGTCAGTATATCGAACTCTGGAATATAATCGCCATAGAGTTTGGTATAGCTGCCATCGTGACCTAGAATGAAATAAGTCGGAGTAATATAATCACTGTCCAATATTACCTCAGGAATGTATAATGGGTACAATCCTAATTTACTTGGAGTATTGGGAACATATGATCCATATGTCTGATTATATTCATTAACCGTAATATAGTCTCCCGGCACTAAGTCGAGTGTTACTACAACTGTTGGGCTTTCTTGATCTATAGTATAATCAACATTACGAATCAACTGTTTTGTTACATAATTGTTGTTTACTTCTCTAGTAATGTATACTAATACACCATCATAGTTAGCACTTTCAAAATTATACACGTGGCTCAGTGGATAACGAGTAGTATCTAAGTTGCTATTAAAGATATATGTGTTACTTCTAAACGGCGTCTTGCTAGGTAACATATCTGACCAGAAGAACGAATTAATCTCGCTTCTTGCTGCTGAGATTTGATCGACAGCATCATCTAGTATTTGCGCGGGACTATAACGTCTATCATAATCAGTATTTTGAACGGTGTCGACTAACAATTGCTTATAATTGATATATTCTCTGCTATTGTACAATAATGCATTGAACAAATTATTATTCTGCTTACGTAAAAATAAGCCGGGTAATACTAGACTTGCGCTATTCTGAATTATTTTTGTGCCATATGGAACAAGATCGCCACAATCTCTATAGTTATTCTTACCGAATACATCTCCTGTAGTATTAGGAGCGTTGATAAACATATCCATATATTGCATACGAATATCACCCAACTTTACGTCGGTGATATCGTTGTTTAGTGGATTGTTAGACAAATTGATAGGAATAGTATAATAACTATTTGCGCTAGTTTCATTACTTAACAATAATACTTGCACTACCGTGTCTACAATTGGAGGTGTGTTCAACTGAACAAATGTTACATTATCCTCGACTGTAACGGTATATGAACCATTAATACTATCAACGTATTTGTTATTGTAATATACTTGAATAGTTGGCCAACCCACTTGCCCATATGGGATAGGATCAATCATTGGAATATCGATCTTTAAGATATTGTTGGGTGTAGTGATCTTATAGTCAAAATTAAATACTTGATATTGAGTGCTTGGCGCAATAGCAGTTTCCCAACCAATCAATCTATCGTAAGTTAGGTCATTATTATAATCGTGTACATAACCAGTATTAATGCGCTGATTAATTGAATTGAATTCTCTGACATAATTAAATGTTTGACTGTTTAGTGTAACGTCAAACTCAATATCACCGATTGTAGCAACTGAGCTATACTTGATAGGGAAACCAAGAATACTATCATCAGGACCATCACCTATCTGATAGGCAAATAATGTTGATCCCTTGAAGGTGCTGCTATTATAAACATCAGTGTCACCGAAACTTATATTATTGTTATCAAACACATCAAACTTGGGAGGTTGATTAACATCAATTTTTAATTGCGCTTCATCCCACATAATACCATTATAGTAAAAACTTTTACCTTGATAATTATACCCTCTATTAACTGCAATCATTTCATCAGGTAATGGCATACTATCTTCAGCAGGACTTAATACAATAATAGGCTGTGAACTTGTTCCAATTGTTGCATAATCTACAACATAGATTTTATTTCTTACTTGTAGATCACTATCATTAGCAAAAACAATTCTTGCTCCCGGATATACTGCGTATGCATTTACTGTGCTATCTGATCCTACAATAACCGTAGTAGTAGTATCAACATTTTGAGGTTGATCCCAGGAAACGGTTAATATAGTATCTGACCCTACAATTTGTATGTTATCGAGTTGTGTGTTAACAGGAAGTACATTATTATAATCTGCAACATACATTCCTTCTTGGAATGTACCATTAATATCTGCTGTGGGTATGGTAATAGTTGTCCCATATGCTAGTTCAGTAGCTGTTCCTGTTCCAACACTAGTAGACTCACAAACAAATATTTGCCCTTCTACATAATAAAAGCCTGTTGTCCCGGCAGCCGTATTCCAGTTTGTCGTGCCCTTACTGGTAATAACATATGTCTTACCAACAATCAAACTGCTTGATGATACAGGGCTAGTTATTGTGCTGTCAATTACTGCTGTATTTTTTGTATAAACTTCTACGTCAGGATAATAATTATATAATCCCGCAACCTCACTAAAAGCATCTGTTGTTCGTGTGTCGAAGAAATCAACTGCGTTTTTACCAACAGATCCGCTATCAAACAATTTGATGTTAGGGTAGAACTCTATGATTGGCCTTTTCGCCTTGTTCTCTAGTGTTGCATACCTAGTTAAAATGTCTGGATTATTATTGTAGTTTGCCGTCTGAGTGATGATATCAGTATGGAACCAACGATTGCTGCGCGACCAGGCATTTTTGTTAATGCTGTTTCTTGCAATAGTAATATAGTCAGGTAAAACAGGAATATTTAAACTAATGTCCCAGGGGCCTGCGTCAAATCCAAACATATCCCAGGGAATATATTCTCCAATTGTAAACTTCTCAGGGCACTCTAGACTTAATACAGGAACCAATTCAATACTAGTTCCAACTCCCTCGACATAATATTCTTGATTTAAATATCTACTAGGGAAAATATTACCTTGAAATATTATCTTTAATCCGTTTGTAAATGCAACACCGTTTGGACTAGTATAATTTACTTTGCCGATAATCTGAGTATCGACATTAATATAATTGTCTGCGTTAGTGTCAACTAAACGAATTTCCCCAACTTTATTTGGGTTAGTGCCATCTTGATAGTATAACACATCTAATGGTGCAGTAATAATAGGAATTAACCCAATTACACCGTTTACATTGCGATAGAAAGGACGATTAATATAAGTAACACCGAATTGTGGTGTTATCTTTTGATTAGTGGGGATAGTGCCATCTGGTAATAAACGAATTGTAGGATTCGGGCCAGTTCCTACTAATTGTACGCGATAGAAGTTATCATTTACTGTGCTATAAAATCCCTGTTGATATTGTCCTTGATTAATGTTAGCAATCATTGTTCCAGCATCATCATTTACGCTGAGAGCAGGGCCTTCAATATATTCACTGATTGTAAAGTCTGTGGAATTTAATATTTCTTTTACAAAATAAACTACATTTTGTGATAGCCCGCCGAGTGTAGGAGTATCAAAAGTAATAGTTTGATTAACGATTAACTGATCAGTGGTATACCCTGTTCCAAGAGTTAGATATGAACCACTATTAGTGGTAGAACTTATTTCTACTGTCAATGGAGAAGTAAAATAATCATCATTTACGTCATATGAAGTCTCACCGTAATATGAATTGATATATCCTACTTCATTTGAGATACCGGTGTTATAGAACATAATTCGTAAACCATCGATACCGGTAATGCCGTCAATGTCGCTCAATCCATTATATGTTACACCGGTCGCTGGATCAGTAAACGTGCCTAGTATTTGACCATTGACCTGACTAAACGGAGTAGTGCAAATTAAATCTACTATATTATTACCCGGGAAATCATATTCGTCTTGTGCATCTTTTAAGGGAACATCAAATGTTACAAATCCTGTTGACGCGCCATTGTTTTCTACTCCATATACTTCTCGTGTAGGGATGTTAGGCTGAATGGGGCTATATCCGCTAGTGCCCGGCAAAGTTTGAATAAAGAACTGACTGTTTTGATTAACAGAAAAGGTATATGATCCGCCGCGCAATAACGTTAATGTTGGATTTAACGGACCACTATTCTGTGCTGTCTTCTCGTTAATTCCATATTGATTGTCATAATCTGTTACGATGTATTCTTCAACTGAATATACTAATCCGGGAGAAACAGAAACACTAGGTGGACCTTCTGGCAACCAATAATATTCTTGATAGTTAACCAACTTGTCCAGATCAACAAAGCTGTCCCAAGAATAAAATTGACTTTGGAAAAGCTCACTGTTATCATCAGTGATGCTTCCCTGCAATTTTAATGCGTCAAGTATACCGGGATATGTGATAAAATCTTGTGCAATAGTTTCATTGGGCTTTGTGAAAACAACGCTTGGATCTAACTGATAGTCAACTCGGGTTTTAGTTGGTTCAGTAACATAGTAGTCGAGAGCATTCACTCCATAACCTAACTTACTGCCGATATAGCCTTGTTGCTTAACAGTATTAGGCTCACTTACTATCTGATCAAGTGTAGCTGCCAAAAATTGGCTGTTGGTTGGGGTTTGAAAAACTTCAGGTAAAAAGTTTAGTGTTCTGATTCTAGCCATATATCATATTTATCTTATGCAATTTGTAGTTCTGCTGGGGTTAATGCGGGTACAACTAAAACATCGTTAGCCGTTGCTGCGTTTACAAATATTTCATAAGGCATACATTTGATTTCATACAAATCTCCGAATCGTTTATTGGGGTCGTTTGGTACGAGTACAGCACTGCTAATTAAGTCTCCGCACTCAGCGTGTAGATATGCGGCAAGCTCACTAAAGTAGAAAGTATCACCGAAGTTCCAATTATTAATATTGAAATAATTGTTCATTGCGGCCAATACTGCACTACGAATCTCGCTATCACTTGCATTAGTTTTACTATCCTTAATAACCTTTATTGTAGCCTGTAATGCGGTATCTGCTTTAGGACCAAATAAGGGCTTGAATACTACACTATTTAAGACTACAGCATCGCTCAACATTTTATAATCTTGAACTTTTCCATATGCCTGACTTAGTTCAGAAAGAGTAGGTTTATTGGGTTCAGGAACAGTATTAGTGCTATCATTAATGTAGTTTTCATATTGAGTGTAATAACTATATGGTACTACGTATAAATCAATAATGTTGGTCGTGGCCGGATCAATTCTATTAGTATTATTAGCATTATGCTTATACTGATAACTTAATCCCTGCCTACCTGACTGTACTGAATACTGAGGCTGCTCAACTAAAATATAGTAAGGAGTTACTACTGTCTGGTCTTGCACAGTCTTATAAAACTTATTATCTCCGTACGCATAGAACAATTGACCAAGTGGATAATCATACTTATTAACTTCAATCTGTGTAATAGTCTGATATGAATAAATTACATCAGAACTAGGTATAACAAACTGCCTAGTTAAACTAATTGCATCTTGTACTGTTTCGAAGAATACATATACTCCTACATTCTGAGCATTTGTAGAATAATCATATCCCGTCACGGCAGTAAAGAAATCAGGGTTCAGTATAAGTTGTCTATTACTCACATCAGTGGCAGCAACTTCTACTTCAAAGTCATTGACATATCCATCGCTTTCGGTTGTCTGGCCCAAGATATTAACTTTTAAGTTTCTACCAAATGCCGTGCTAGAGTTTGGTTGCGTATTAATAGGCAACAAGTCAATAAAGTCTTGAATGATTTTTCCTGAGAAAGGATCATATACTAATTCATCTTTGGCGAATGTAAATCTAGTGTCTGCAACACTTGCGAAATAGTAAATAAGTGATCTATACGTCACACTATATCTATTGTTTCCTAAACTAGTGAACCTAACAAAATAATTTGTATCTTCTATAGTACTAATAGACCAACGTTGCTGATTGATTAACAAACTATTGTCAAATACTAAGGTAAAGTTCTCGTTCAACTCCATTCGCAATATTGCTTCTTGAATTACCACAGTTGGGATGTTGTTTCCAAATGCAGGAATCACTGTTGTTAATTCTACGTTGTTTGGAATATAGCCATTCATTTTAATAGGTCCAGAACCATTAGCAAAATTACCATTGCCATTATTTGATCCATCCCCTACAACATTTAATACGGTGGACCAAATATATGTATATTCTGAGCTAGGTGCAATCCCTGCTTTCAATCTATTGTCAGGAGTAAAGTAAAATCCATCAGGAGCAACAAACTTGCAAATAGCGCCTGGCGTAATATACTTTAAATTGACAGTGCTGAATGTTCCTACGCTTTGCGGTATAGTTAAACTTCCCGATTTGGTATATAGATAACCAGACTCTACTCCAGTATCTACAGTGCTAGTGTTCCAATATACTTTATTGTCGTCACTGGGTAGTGGTGCAGTAATAGTATACCTGGGATAATGCTGAATGTAATATTGGTTGGCTCTATTAAGTCCTAACACACTAGTTAATTGTCCAGTAAAGAATGAAATAATATCGCTGGTATTGTTAATTGTTAATGATAAGAAACCATCATCTTCATTTTGATATAGTGCTCCGTCATTACCAAAACTGTTAGTGCTAGAATATTTTCCAGTAGGATCGAGTAAATCTAGATTTTTACTAACACCAATACTTGATCTATTGATAGCTTTACTTTTAATAATTGAATTGTATAGTGTATATGGGAAATTATTGTAGTCTTCACCATTTACCATACGATTCTGTGTATAATAACGTGTTGGTGCGCGTTGTTTAATCTCACTAATTGGTTCACGTGCCTGAGCAGTATTGACTACTTCAGTTAGTGCTAGTCCTAGGGTAAGTGTTTCTACTCTACCCAATCGTGAAACATAGCTGAATGCAACACTGAGTCCATTCATATCAGTTGGATATATAGTATAAGTCAGTGCATTACCGGCTCTTACATAAGCTCTAAAGTTGCCTACTGGCATTTCACTGAATACACCGTCACCAAATACATATGTAACTTGGTCATTAAATCTTGATGTGACGCTGAATATTGGCTTTAAGCTCGTTTCATTTTGCAAGTAAGCATCAGCATAAACGTTTTCTACTTGCTTCCATTGAGTTCTGGTACCATCACTATTAATTTTATATAACCAAGTATCAGTTTCATTAATACCTTGAATATTAATATCAACATTTAGATTACTAATTTGTTGCTGTTGTGTAAAGTCGCTTGTTTGCAAACTTCCCTGCTTGAAGTAAACAAAGAAGCCTGTGTTGGGACTTCCAAATCCTAGCTTGTCATTTCTATATAGTAAATTAAACTTGCCACTTGGAGCAGGTGGAATTTCGTATACATAATCTTCGTCTACACTTGAAACACTAACCAATTCAAAATTCATATTTTGATTATTGACAGTAGAAGTAAACGGTATGATTGGGACCGCACCGTCGAGAATTTGTATTGAATATTCGCTTGTAGTGACACCGCCAATGTCTGCTACGTTGCCCGGCCTACCTATCTTTTGAGTATTAACCATTGCTGCATTTAAAATAGTATTAAACTGTTCAAGCCAGTTTGGATTTGCAGGGTCATTCCATAATACAGGAACATTACTTAAATTCAACCCATTAATGTCATTGATGTTTTGTGATGTTTGAATGCTGGTGATTTTTAAATAACCTTGACCAGCATTGTTTCTTTTTGGAGTATAGCTAACAAGATTAGCAAGCTTGATAACACTATCTCTACGCTCAGCAGTATCAATGAAATTTTCACGAGCATTTAAGTCATCGCGAAATGCAAGACCTTGACCCATAAAGGCAATAACATCAAGTAGTGCAATGAATTCGCTAGATTCTACATAATCGTTAAACGTTTCAGGATAATAAGTTTGTAGGTAATCAATGAATGACTTACGTAATGTTTCGTAGTCATAGCTGCGAAAATCTGCTTGGTTGAAGGTTTGGTAAATAGTCTTCCAGTCATTGAGACCGAACAATGCTGATTGTCTTGAACTTGTTGCCATAGTTTTACTCTTTTGATAATATATTTATCTTATCTAAAAAGACGGTTATAGCAAGGTAGCAACATTTAATGTAGTATTAAATCCAATGTTAACTGTCTGTGGTTGGTTGAATGGATTGACAGCTATCTCAACTTCTACTAGTATTCCATTTTCATATGGATATGACTTAACGTAGTTCAATATAATTCTAGGATCTTGGCTTGCTAGTCTACGTACTTCGTTCTCGATTCTAAATTGAGTATCGCTCGTATTGTATTCAAAAATATAATTCCAAATATCTGATCCATAGTCAGGTCTTCCTACTTTGGAACCTTTTCTAATATTCATCGAATTAATAAAGTCTTGTAACACTAATGGATTGTCAGTGATAGTATATTTGTTTCCTGAGCTTATACCTATCTGACCTCCGCCCGGGCCTCCTACCCCGCCGGTGCCTCCATTGCCACCAGGACCCACTGTTCCACCAGTGCCGCCGGCTGACCCTGGTATGGCATTAGTTGTTTTGGGCCTGCAAGCATTTATTGAACTGTAACCGACGTATTGAGCCATATTATACTCCTAACTTTAAGAAATTGCTTGACAAACGTTTAACTATTTATTGTTTAACCAAACGCGGGCTAAGCTGCTGCCGACTCTAACGCTGCAAGCTTGTCTGCTTTTTCCTTCATAATTTTAACTTTTTCTTGCCAAGCTTTCTTCAAATTCTGAACATTAGGATCACTTTCTGGTGAAGCAGATTGATCTATTGCCTTAATTGCCATTTGTTTTGCCATCTGCGTATCAGCTATGGCTTGATTCAATTCATCATTTGCTTTCTTAATCGCTTCTCTTGATGTTTCAACTTTTTGATTTAGAGAGTTTACTGTGTCATCGCTGACTTCCCCTACCAAGTTTGGCTTAGGAATACCGGGATCTCCTAACAACGAATTAACTTGACTTGTGATTCCATCTCTGTTAAATGTATTAAAGCCCACTTCTGGTAATTTGATTGGACTTGGTCCGCCCGCGCCCAATGCAGACAAACTTGATAACAGACTGGACGCTTCACCGGAATTCAATGCACCGGTTATTGATGATGTAATTCCATTTAATTTCTTTCCTGCATCACCTAATGCACTAGCGACTCCACCTAACTTATCAGCAACACTAGTTACTTTGTTAGCTAAATTACCGATATCGCCGGTTGCATTTCCTAATGCTCCCTGTGCCGCTCCTACTGCTCCTCCAATTTGGCCGGCGACACCAGAAACGGTACCGACTGCACCAGAAACGTCACTTGCTACTCCTGAAACTTGATTGAGTACTCCGCTAGCCTTACCAGCAATGTCGCCCACTTTACCCAATGCATCTTTAGCTGCATTTAATCCAGACCCTACAGTATTTGCTAAGTTAGTCAATTCTTTTGCGCCCGGAATGTGTACGGGAGCATTCTTTTTATCTGCTACGGATGCGATAGCATTAAGTCCGCCGGGTAAATTATTAATGCCGGCCGCTTGAAGCACTGCCTTGGCAGCATTGCCCCCGGCTTGTACATTCTTGGCAGCGTTTGCAAGATCGCTTAGTCCGCCCTTCAATGCAGCTCCTGCGCCAGCCAGACCGTTGACTGTGTTGATCGCTTTGTTAACTCCGCCTGTAACATCGCCTAATGCGCCAGTTGCTTTATTAATGAATCCGGTAACATCACTTGCTGCTCCAGCCAAATTAGATAATGTCCCTCCCACACTATTACTACCAGTTCCGCCGGACGTGATATTCGATAGAGACGTAGCTACATTTCCTGCATCGGATAATACGCCCGAGACCTGTTGTGCGCCGGTTGTAAGCTTATTCAGTCCCGTTTCGATTGCGCCAGTTACACCACTAATCGCATTATTATTATTTCCACTTGTTGCGGTTGCATTATTAATAGCGCCGGAGACCCCGCCTATAGTATTTTCAATAGTTTTAGTACCCTCAGTAATAGTATTAACGACACTAGTTGCGCCAGATAATACTTTTCCAACACCTCCAGCTAAACTGCTTAGCCCACCTGACTTGGCTGCATTCGTAGTAGTTTGTGCAGTAGCAGCACTTTTAGCGGCTGCTTCTTTAGCAATAGCAGATAGTTTCTGTGGTACATTGGCTTTTAGTTTGGGGAAACCATTCTTGATAGCATCATATGCTCCTGCTGCAATACCATTAACTGAGTTAATCAATGATGATAAACTAGGACCACTGCCTCCTGTCAATGCTCCTACTGCATTAGCAATACCTGCTAATCCTCCTAATGACGCTGCTTGTCCAGCAGCAGAAGATCCTGATCCTATTGCATTTAATGCACTTGATGCTTTACCTAATGCGTTAGTAACTGATGCTGCTTTACTTGAGAATTGGTTAATAGTGTCGCTTACCTTATTAAGTGTAGCGCCAACTTCTCCACCTATCGACCCTCCAACTTTAGTAATAGTATTTCCTACAGCATCACCGAAATCAGTTACTTCATTTCCAATTGCAGCAAGCTTGTTAGCAGACTCTTTAACGGCATTAATTGTATTGTTCGCTCCTGTAGTCGCAGCCGCAACGACAAGCCCGGCTGTTTGCGTAGGAGTTTCTTTACCGGAAATTACTCCGGCTTGTGTCAATAACGTTTGTCCTTTTTGCAATGTGTTGATCACTGACTTGGCTTGAGCTTCAACATTAGTTGCGAACTTACCAATTGTTTCCGCGCCTTGTTGGCCAGTAAACAACGTGTTACTAAGTATTTTAGTTACACCAATTACTTTGCCAGCAGTTTGAGCAACACTTGCAAGACCATTAATCAGTTTATCAGCTCCGGGTTTAATTACACCTGAATCAGCAAGTTGTTTTGCAGTTTGACCAAATGCTCCGGCGGCAACAGTTGCAGTGGACCCGCCTTCTGCTGGGTTTTGTCCGCTAGAAATAATAGCAGCACCTTTTTGAACAGCCGGGGCAGTCGCTCCGTTGGCTGCTGCTTTGCCTACCGCTGCTAATGTTGATCCGGTAGTTCCCGTATCGACTGAAGGGCTAACTGGTTTGGTTTGTGGAACACTAGCAACGGTTGCAGTAGAAGGAGGGGTTGAATTTGCATTCTGTCCTGCTTGATTAGCTTGTTGCACTGCATTTGAGGGTGTAGGTGGTAAGCTGTCTGACGCGCTAGCAGAAGTCTTGATACTTATTCCTTGTCCTGCCGATGCCCACGGGGCGTGTGCCGGCGCTCTGCTCGTTACAGTCAATAATTTACCAGGCGCTGCTGCCCAGCCCTTTTCTTCATCGAACAGTGTATCTGGTTGGGCGTTTAATGTGATAATAGGTACTTCGGGCGGATTAAGTCCGGGTGCACCACTATTGATATTAACTTTAGCACCATTAACAAAAGTAGCTCCACCTCCTACTAGACTTGCTTCGCCACCAGCTGATATTGCAGCAGCAGACCCAGACTTGGCAGTAAAATTGCTTAAGGCATTGACATTAAAATCTTTGCCGGCCCTGAACTTAGTCATTTCTTCACTGTTACAATGAATATTTTTAGCTTGTATGTTTAGATTTTCCATTGCGTGAATATTAATATCTTGGTCGGCGTGAAAATTAATATCCCCTTGTGTTCTTACATTAAAGCTGTTAGTACTATAGATATCAACTGTACCTTCTTTGCCTAACTCAACATAACTTTGACCATTGCTATGTAATATCATTAATGTTTGACCATCATCACTCATCATTATTTGATGACCAAGACTAGTTCTTATTCTGATTAACTGATCGCGGCCAATAACATCACCGTCATCCATAACGATACTATGTCCGCCTCTACGAGCCACCACTTGAAGTTTCTCGTTATTACTGGTTTCTAAGTTTTTAGGTAAATTAGTATCATCGAAGCCACCGGTGTATATAGGTCGGCCCGGAGTGCTTACGCCAAAGCCAACTCGGCTTGCAGTTTCTCGGCTTGCACTAGATGATATGGGACCTCTTACCGCGTCACGCAATATACCCTGCTGCATCATAATACTTGCAGTGTAACTATGTACAGGTCTTGCTGTCTCTAAAAATTGTGCGCTATCAGATTTACTCTTGTTGTTTACGTTCATATTAGTAGTCGGCAATCTAGTTGCACCACCATAACTATTAGCTTCGCTTTCGTTTAATGTAACGTTATCAACTGCACCTATAGCAGGAACCATTTGTAATTTTTCAGGTTCAGGAATACAACCGATATAAAATCCATAATTAGGATCCCCGTTAATAAAGATGCAAACAACTTGCGTGCCTATATCCGGCGGAGCGTGCCACATTCCATATGAGCTTGGGTTTGTTTTATAAGTTCCGTGATCTTCAACGTCGGTGCCCGCATCTCCCCCTACCGATCCAAAAAAGTTGCTGAGTTTTTGGACAGTTACCCATCCCTCGCTGCTATTAGGATCTTGTGCGCCTTTTCCTCTTTGCAGTGCTACTCTAATTCTACCCGATCTAGTAGGATCAATATTGTCCTTTACAACACCGATCAAGGGTGTTGTGTTGCTATTTCCGCCGGCACCTTGAGGAGATAGAATTTTGGGTGGTTTAGTAATGGGAAAATTTACATCTGTTGGCATACATTATCCTTAATTTGAAGTGGCGTCATCATCGGCAGTTTCTGGGTTAGCTGCATTTCCGGTGGCTGAAGTGATTTGAGTTGTGGTTACATTAGATTGTGCTTTTACCGGCACAGTTCCATACCAAGTTTGTTTAGTCTCAACTGATTTATCCGGTGGCGGGCTGGCGCTGACAGTAGTATTTGTATTATTGGCTGCTGGCGCTGTAGATGGATCAGTGGCCACTGATCCATCTACATTGTTTTTGGTTGCTTCAGTTGGTGTTTTACCAAATGAATTTATGTTACAGTGTAGTGTTTGTTTAAATGTTCCGCCTGAAAAAGAGCTACTTAAATTTATAAGCTGGTAGCTAACTCCTTGAACCAGCGGTTTTCCTGTCACAGGATCAGGAGTTTGCAAGTCATTTGGAGTTTTAGTAAATGCTATACTTTCATTCAATGAAAGTGTACCACCAACTCCATATCCCTCACCCAACCCAGTAACTGAGCTTGAGCTATAATCTATTGCTTCTTTGAAGTCTATTTCAATAAAAACTTGTCCACCCGTTGGATTAACAGTATAACCATCTGCTCCATAATGTTTACTATAAACTTGGTTGACGCCGGTTATAGTCGGTTGCATTAAGAAGTCAGGGTCTCCCACAATGTTTATATCTGCTTTGGCCCACGCAGTTTGATCAAAAAGACTAGTTTTAAAACTTGAAGCCGCGGCTGATCTATGACCATCGCCGGCCGTAACTGCCGGAGATTGAGTTCCTGGGGCCACATGTCCGGCACCTTCAGAATTGTTAGTTTGATTCCCTTGCGCTTGGTCCGTTTTTCCTGGCACAACTCCTAGTCCTAGGGTATACCAAAGATTGTCCAACCTAGTTTCATAAGACAACACTTCTTTATTATTTCCAGTATACCAGTATTCATATCTTTTATGCGGTCCATAATATTTTGTTGTTTTATTAACATATGGATTATCTATAACCGGAATTAAATAAGTTTGAATCACATAAGTTATTGTATACGTCCAATCGTGAATTTTTTCAACCCATTCTATATTAGAAAGTTTAGGACTTATACTAAACCACATAATTGCTTTATTGTACGACGGAGTAACATTCGGGGCACTTTTACTCTTAGGGTCATTTTCTGCTGCATCAGTATAATTAACATTTAGTGCATCTTCGACATAACTACTTCTTAAAACCACATCTTCTATGACCTTAACTATTGGATCATTTGCTGCGGCAGTGTGTGTTTTTGATTTAACTTGCGGCTGTGATTTTATAGCTGTTGCATCATTGGATTCGCTAGTTTTAGTTGCAGTACTACCTGGCGTTGAATTTTTTTGCGTGTCTGCATCACCTCTAAAAGTTGCATTAGCAATAAGATCGGCATCACCTAACCACTCGATTTGATATTTCATAGGATTTACTTTGGGATTAGTATCCTTAACAAAATTAACTAAGTCTTTATTTAATTTGGTTAGAATTCCGTCGTCTCCTAAAAGTACATCACGAACTGTGACCCCTGACCCAGACATATTTTGTGGTACAATACCCTTTCTTACAGTAAACGCTGTGATCGCCTGTTCCTGCATTTTTATTTCATAAGTAGTCGGTCTTCCATCAAGTTTAAATTTAAGTTCGGTCATACTTACTGCATAAAAACTTTCAAATAACGAGGTACTAGTTGAATTTGGATCAATTGGGACACCGTCATAAATGTCCGAACCTTTAACTTGTCTTCCTCCTTGATCCCACCCATAAAAACGAATACCTAAAACATAAAAAGTGGCTTCGATTTTATCAGGCATGTTTGGATCATATTTACGCAATTCATCCTTTGCTTTTTTCAATTTAGATAAGAATGAAAATCCGTACGGCTCTATAATTTTAAGGTCTATGTTCAAATTACAAACACTTGAAGCAGTTTCTGGCAACGTTTGGTGGTCAAATTTTAAGTCGTCTATGTAAAAATCATATTCTAGTCCCGGGACACGTTCATTTGGTTTCATCCCTCCGCTTTGCGCAATTAAATATGCCCCGCCTTTAATTGAAGAGGAAGCAGGATTTTGACTTAATGGTGCACCTGCATTCACAAATGCGTTAATATCTCTCATTCCTCCTTCTACAAATGCAGTATATGCATCTTTTGTAATCATGTATAAACTTATTTGGTAATTATAGCTTGCAAGATTTGATAAAGGATTATTTGGTCTTCTACCTGGGCGTAGACTTGCATTCAACGAGGGGTTAAAAAATTCATTGGGATATGGGGTTATTCCGGAACCGCCTTCCTTTTTTGCAGTTGTGTTCGATCCACCGGAATCCGAAGAGGTAGTATTTTTTTTCTGATCGGTCTTATCGCCGGCATTATCACCGTCAGCAGCTCCAGTTATATTATTGGCATCAGTTTTAGCTTGATCTGTTCCCGTAGTATTCGTACCAGAGCTGGCATTAGCGGTTGTTGCATTATTCTTTGCTATTGCGTCTTTTTGACTATTATATACTGAAGTGTGTTCACTTCCCAAAGAATTTACTTTAGTACTGTTTTGATCAATTGTTTTTTTAATACTGCTGTTTTCAAATGCAGTTTTGTCGCTCTGATTTAATGTTTGATACAAAGAACTGAAGTTAGAATTTGCTGTGCTTCTAGCCGCATTAGCTTCATTTTTAGTAGATTGATATTGTTGTTCTAATTGTTCTAGTTTGGCGCTTGCCCCGGTTTCATTGGGATTGATAGCCTTCATCTGCGAAATGATAGACTCTAATTTAGGAATATATTGATTGTATATGTTATTTACTTGTTCTGCTGCCGCAGTTACCTGTGAGAGGGTTGCCATATTATAATCCCAAGTATGCCCTTAAGTTGTTTAGCGTAGGTATATATATTCCTAGCCCTGTTTTAAAATTAAAATAAGGATCTGATCCCAAACGATTTGGATTTCTAGCCGCAAATACCCACCAAAGTGTGGGGTCATTATATAAGTCAAACGCTAGTAAATCGGGCCTATATTCGTACACTGCTGTTAATACCATATATACATCACTAGGATTTTGTGGTATTGTTCTATAATTTAATACACCCAAATACTTGTTATCTACTATTTGAGTTAGAAAATACGGACTTGATTTTGGATATGAAGATTGATTGTAAGCCATTACCAGAATGCTCCTCCAGGATTTTTAATACCGTTCAATAGATCGCCAGTCGCGTAATCTCTAAAGCTAAACTTATTAGATACTTGATTTCTACTTTGTATGACTACACAAGAAATGCTTAACTGAATTTTTGTTGGGACCCAGGTAACTTCTCCGGTTGATCCCGGTGCAGGACCTGACCATTTGGGCGGTTGTGCAGTCCCGCCAGGAGCGACTTCTTGTGGTAATCTACCTTGACTACTTCCCGTATTTCCAGTCGGTTGTTGCGTTCCCGGGTCAGAAGGTGCTACAGTCTTAATGTAATCGCAATCGTTAGGTAAGTTGTAAGTGAATCCGGAAATAGCTAATGGATGAGCAGAAAACTGAAAAGTACCTAACCCAAATAGATAGACTAATGGAGGAGGGGTACCTCTCTTTGGATTTTCATCTTGCCCGTAAAACATTTTCATAGCACTTCTAATAAAGTGTATTACTGCAAGTAGGTAATTAGCTTCATACGTATCCTGGGCTGTAAAATCACACGTTATTGAAACGTTATCGACACTGCTGTTTGAATACTGATTTACTTTATAGTTACTATGTGTTAAGTCTATAGGGGTATAATTAGCACTATAGTTAATATTAATGGTTGGTGTATATGGAAAGACAATACCATTTGTTGCAACTAGTGGTTTTAGAATTCCCGGATCCGGTGCTTTATACAGATAATTAACACTTGCATCATCTGACAGTGCTAATCTTACGCGCCAGTCTTTCCTTGCTTGAAATTTAGTTGAATCTTGTTGTGCAGCTATTGATATGACTTTGGGTGTTGCATCAGTATTTGTAAGATCGGCCGCCGAAGCTGCTTGAGATGCATTGGCTTGCGCGTTAGCTGCCGCCTGTTGATTAGCTTCGTCATTAACAACAATCTTGTTGGGATCAGTTGTTGGGATCGGTTTATTTACTGCTACGTTACCTACCGGTTGTATGTTAGTGTTTATTACAGACGGGTCCGAGGTTGGGAGCGGGGTAGACTTAATGTTACCACTCGGGATAGCAGACTGGTTTACTACTATCCCTGTGTTAGTAGTGGATGCTGTTTTAGTATTACCAACAGGTTTAGTATTCACAACAATAGCAGTAGGGTCATTAGGTGATACTTTTGGTGCAGTTTGATTACTACCAGTATTACTTGCTGCTGTGTTAGTAGTGGTGGATGCTTGTGCAGCTTTTAATTTCGCAGTAAGTGAACTTATATTACTTGCTAGATAACTCGCAATAGTTATTGAATTAGTAAAATTAGCATTTTGATTTTTATATCCGTTCACCTCGTTTTGGTATGATTGTATCAATGCCTGCTTTTCAGAGGCCGGGATTACTTGACTATCACGAGTAGATGCAATTTTTAAGTTTAACTCTAATATTCTATTGTTGTTTTGATTTATATTTGATTGAAGTTGATTTATTGAGCTACTTATTTGTCCCGATTCTAATGGTCCACCATATCCTCCAGAGGGGAACTGCGGATCAGTTGCACTTACGATGGGTAAACCTGTTGAACCATACGAAAGCGTTATACTAGAACCGATCGGACCTTGTAAAGAAACAGTATTGGACATATTTTTCCTCTGATAAATAAACTATCTTAATTACTATTTATCGCAATAAAAACTGTGTATTTTTACCCAATAGTGTTGCACATTTGCAACACTAATAGTATACTTACCATAATAATAGGAAGAAATATGGCTATCAAAGCAAAGAAAACAGTAAACTACCTAAACAATAAAGATATCTTAAAAGAAATACATACAAGTAAAAATTCATATTGTTCTTTCATAGAACCAGAATATCACAGATATGATATCATTATTGATATGCCAGATAGTGATATTCCTACAAGCTTAGAATATGCATTAAAGCCAACTCAAATTCAACAAGCAAAAGAAAACAGAGCATATAGACTAACACAAGAAACAGGCGAGAAGGTATTAGCAGAAAATATACCGACTACTGATTTAATCTTTCGCGTAATGACTTGGGATCACGTTCCGGTAGCACAAAAGCAACCCAGAAAAACTGTAAAAAAGAAATCTGCTAAAGATATTTTCTTATTCGATGATATCGATAGTGAAGACTTTAGTGATTTAGAAGACAAGTCAACTAAGAAAGAAGTTGACGATATGGTGCACGTTAAAGTTAACTTCCCTCCCTTTCAGCATTTTAAATTAGACGAAAACAACACTTTTCATTGTGTTGGAAAGAGTCATTGGGAAGGCGGAATGGAAAACGGACACTTCAATAAAGATCACGGCAACATTACTAACAAATTAGCTAGGATGTATATGATGCTCTGTGAGAAATATGCTATGAAGTTCAACTGGCGTGGTTATACATATAACGATGAAATGAAGGCTAGTGCTGTGTTGCAGTTAACGTATGTCGGGCTTCGATTCAATGAAGCAAAGAGTGCTAACCCATTCGCATATTACACTGCTGCTATTACTAACAGTTTCTGCCGTGTATTGAATACTGAAAAGCGTAATCAAAATATTCGTGATGACATTCTTGAAATGAATGGAATGAATCCATCCTTCAATAGACAAATGAAGGGTATGAAGATGCAATTACCTGATTAAGGTATCCAGTTTTATTGATTTTTACGATTAGTGGAAGTATAGTGTAACTATGGCGAATTTGTTTAAGAAGGCTGCTGTCTTCACCGATATTCATTTTGGATTAAAGTCCAATAGTATACAACATAATACTGACTGCACTGAGTTTGTAGATTGGTTTATTAGTAAGGCAAAAGAAGAAAATTGTGATACTTGTTTCTTTTTAGGTGATTATAATCATCATAGAGCCAGTATTAATATCCATACATTACAGTATGGCTTACGAGCATTAGAAAAACTGAATCAAAATTTTGATAAAGTTTTCTTTATTCCCGGCAATCACGATCTCTATTATAGAGATAAGCGTGACATACATAGTATCGAGTGGGCCAGACATTTATCAAATGTTATAATTGTTAACGATTGGTTCAAAGAAGGTGATGTAGTTGTCGCTCCCTGGTTAGTGGGCGATGACTACAAAAAGTTAGCTAAGATGAGTGGCAAATATTTGTTCAGTCATTTAGAGCTACCTAACTTCTATATGAACGCAATGGTTCAGATGCCCGACCACGGCGAACTCAAAGATGATGATGTCACTGGATTTGAAAAAGTATTCAGTGGTCACTTTCATAAACGACAAGCTAGAAATAACATCTGGTATATCGGTAATGCTTTCCCGCACAACTATGCTGACGCAGGCGATGATCAACGCGGTATGATGATATTAGAATGGGGCGAAGAACCAATATTTCATTCTTGGCCTGGGCAACCATTATATCGTGTATACAAGTTAAGTGAAGTATTAGATAACCCAGAAGGCTTGCTACTTCCTAAAAGTAGTGTTAGAGTGCATCTTGATATTGATATTTCATATGAAGAAGCCAACTTTATTCGTGAAACATTGATTCCAAAACACAGTATTAGAGAAATGTCATTGATTCCAATAAAGTTAGAGCAGCATAGTATTGATCTTGCACCCGGCGAAATCAAGTTTGAAACCGTTGACCAAATTGTTATTGATCAAATCACTGCTATTGAAAGTGAGTTTTTTGATCCTAAACTATTGTTAGAGATTTATCGTAGCCTATGAAGAGGAATGCATATAACTTAGAACATCAAATTCAATTAAAGAAAATTGAGATTGATAACTATACACAAGCAATTAAGAACTATCCTATTGAAAGATTAGAAAAATTTGGTAAGCCATATTTACAAAAGCTTAACAACGAATTGCAAGTTCTTATGGATGCACATAACAGAACAGACAAAGATAACAAATGAGTATTACATTTAAAAACATAACACTGCGTAATTTTCTTTCAATCGGGGCGGTTTGCCAAGCAGTAAACTTTGATACTAGTGAACTCACGCTTATTTTAGGCGAGAACATAGATTTGGGCGGTGACGGTGCTAGAAATGGTACTGGCAAAACTACATTGATTCAAGGGTTGAGCTATGTATTGTTCGGCTCCCCTATCAATCAGATTCGTAAAGATAACCTTATCAATCGAACCAATGCCAAAAATATGATGGTTACTTTAGAGTTTTCTAGTAACGGCATTGATTATAAGATTGAGCGCGGAAGAAAGCCGCATATTCTTAGGTTCTATGTAAACAACAATTTGCAAAACAATAAAGAAGATAAGAATGAAGCGCAGGGCGAGAACAAGGAAACTCAGTTAGCAATTGAACACGCTATAGGGATGACTCCTGATATGTTCAAGCATATTGTTGCATTGAATACATACAGCGAGCCATTCTTGTCAATGAAGGCAAACGATCAAAGAAATGTTATCGAACAATTGTTGGGCATCACCTTGCTTTCTGAGAAAGCAGATTTAATCAAAGAAAAGATTAGGCTGAACAAGGATAATATTCAGCAGGAAGAGTTTAGAAACAAAGCCGTTGAAGAAGCCAACAAACGTGTTCAAGAGCAAATTGATAGCTTGAAGCGTAGACAAAGGCTTTGGGAAGCTAAACATAAAGAAGACCTTGAATTATTAGCACTTCGATACGATGAACTATCGAAAATTGATATTACTAATGAGTTGCAATCTCATTATGACCTCAAGATTTACGAAGCAAACAAAGTAGAATTAAATAACATCAACTCTACTATCAATCGCCTTGAAACAACATTGAAAAAAGAAACGGCTATTGTTAGTAAACTTGAAGCTGAAATTAAGACACTTGAAGATAACAAGTGTTATGCTTGTGGTCAAGACTTTCACGATGAAAATCACTCTGCTGTTATAAACAGTAAGCGTGAACTTCTTGCTACAGCAGTTGATGATCTTGTCCAAACCCAAAATGAATTAGAAAAAAATAAAAATTCATTGTTTATTTTGGGCGAGAAACCAACTACACATTATGAAACTGAAGCCGAAGCAATTGAGCATAAGACTACAGTTGCTAATCTGTTACAGCAGATTGAGAATAAGACAGATGAGACTGACCCATATCAAGAACAGATTGTTGATATGGAAAATCAAGCATTGCAGGAAGTTACTTTTGATAAAATCAATGAACTAACTAAATATGGTGATCACTTGAAGTTTCTTTTGGACATATTAACTAGTAAGGATAGTTTTGTTCGTAAGAAGATCATTGATCAGAACTTGAGTTATTTGAATGCAAGATTAACACATTACTTAGACAAGATAGGATTGCCACATACGGTCGTATTCAAGAACGATTTGTCGGTTGAAATTACTGAACTCGGGCGTGAACTTGACTTTGACAACTTATCACGCGGTGAGCGGAACCGATTGATTCTTGGGCTTAGTTTCGCATTTAGAGATGTTTGGGAAAATCTATATTTCCCGATCAACACACTGTTTATTGACGAGTTGATCGACTCAGGTATGGATAGTATAGGCGTTGAGAATAGTATGGCTATTCTCAAAGATATGTCGCGCAGGCGTAACAAGAGCATTTGGCTTGTCAGTCATAGAGAAGAACTTGCAGGTCGTGTTCCTAGTGTTCTTAAGGTTGTCAAAGAAAACGGTTTTACCACATACAACACAGCAGCAGACATAGAATAAAAAAATTACATACACAGTTTAGAAAGATAAAATAGTATATGCCATCACCGAGTAAAAATAAAGGTTCAAGCTTTGAGCGTGAGATTGCTCAGTTTTTAACCAAAACTTATAATGAGAGTTTTATTCGTGCCCCGGGTTCTGGGGCATATGTTGGTGGCAAGAATCAATCAAGAAAACAGTATTTACACGAAGGACAAGTAAGAAGTTTCAAGGGAGATATAGTGCCCGGTGAAACATTTAAACTGTTCAACGCAGAATGCAAAAGTTATGCAGATTTCCCCTTTCATCTATTACCAACAGGTGAATGTAAGGTCATAGACACTTGGTTAAAACAATTAATGGATGTTGCAGAAGATAATGATTGTAACATATTGTTTATGAAGTTTAATCGTAAGGGTAAGTTTGTAGCAGTTGAATCCAAGATGACTTGGGTTGCTGACAACTTTATTCATTATCGTTCTGAGAAGTCAGGCGAATGGATTATTATGGAATTCGAACATTTTTTCAGGCTCAACAAAGACCTTCTTAAAGCATACTCAGGCTCACCTAAAGATATCACTACAAATATTATTACTTTAGAAACCTAATACAGAACCCTTTTACATCGATATTGATCTTTTGATCCTCCTTGAGACTGCACCACGAATGAATGCGGTCGGATTCTGGAGTATGCCTAGGAGTGATCCTAGGGAACACCGACAAGGCTCTCGCTAGGTAGGCGAACCTTGAATGAGTCTATAGCTATTCTGTCTTGATGCTATAGGACATGCGTTGCCGAAGAGTAAAGTGAGTTCCACTTTATAGCTTCACTACAGCCCCATCAAATCTTACAGGGCAACCGGTGACGTTAAACAGCATTAAGGGCTAGTTTAACGGGGGATAGACGGCAAAGGATGACGGGCCATGGCAAGTCCTAACTTTGGTAGTGCCTCTGAGGAGCACTACCATGGCTTCTAAACCGGCAATGTATATCCCTTCAGTGTTATTGTCTTACAGAATTAAAAAAGTAGACCGAACGTAGTGAGAGTCTAGTTGATCGAAGATCAACTGTTAAAAGAAGGGCATTTGAGACTTTTTAGTTATCTCTAAATTATCTTCTATGATTTGGTTAATAGTCTTTCTCTCGCTGTCGGACATGTTGAGGATATCCTCATATGATGCCCCGCCGCGCATATACCAAGCCATGGTTAATGCGCCCTTCTTAATCCCCTCAATTTCTTTTTCGTATTGTTCTAATAGCTTCTGGATATCTTCGGGGCTAGAATTAAGAAGCCTTATTCGAAAAAATCTACGGGACTTAATGTAAATTGTTGATCGTATTCGTGACCGCAGCTTGCGCAAGTGATATGTATTGGTTTAATTTCACTAGCAGCTTTGAGTTCCGTATTAAAATCTTTTATTGCAGTGAAAATATTCTTATCACAGTTTCTTAAGAAATCAAGAATATACTCCTGTTCTCGGACTATAATAGTAGGAGTCTTGATATAATCGATAGTCTTGCTGAGTATTTCCATTGTAAGATTTGTGATATTCTCTAGTGCTTGTTTTCCTGCTGCATTTCTTTCTTCTTCTGATTCAATATTGTCTAAGGTGACTAAAGTTCTTTGCAGTTCAAATTGACCGATCGCAGCATCATTCATATCTTTATACTTGAGTGGTTTAAATTTAATGAATAGTTCACCGGATTCTAATTCTTTTTCATAGTCACTAGGTTTAAGACTGGCAAGCATCGACAATAAATTTATACCGTAAATATTTGATTCTTCGCAAGCAGGACAAACCGTATCGATATCCAATGTGTCGCCGCCTGATGCTGCTTTGATTGATATTAATATAGCATCCATATCATTACTGCTTACTGCCCATGGATCTTTGATATTTGGAATACAGCTTTTAATGAGTTCTGCTAATGCCGTTCCATTGAATAATGCGTCTGGTGTTCTCGTAGTAATTTCATCAATTGCGGTCATTGGGTATACCGGAATTTCTCCGTTTTCTGGTAAATCAATTATACCCTCAGCATAGTCTTTTCCTCCTGAAGGGAGCCTTAGGTAAACTGCCGGTCTCCTAAAATATTGTCTAAGTGGGTTATTATTCATTACATTTCCTCTTGGTTTTGACGGTACTAAATAGATTATAACATATATTTAGTGGGCAAAAACTACACTTAAAAAAATAAGGTTGCTAATGGATCCTGAGCTACTAACACAATTGAATGATCAAATTGCTACAATTAATGACTTAATTGCCAAACAAAATAATATTATGGCTAGCCAGGTCGCCGCTTTGAATTCTGTAAATATTTCTAATAAAAATAAATTAAACGCTACTAGTAATACACAAAAAGCAAGGCTCGCAAACGATGTTGCAGTGTCCGGAAATATCAAGAAAAGTCAAGCTGCACAGGAAGCTACTAGATTAGTAGAAGAAGCGTCTTCTCAATTTTCTACCTCACTGAGAACAGGTAAGGATGCCATTTTAAACTTTGCTAGTTCAGTAGTTGATAGCACTCCGGGAATGAGTAAATATGCCGGCGGGATAACCGGATTATCTCAAGCTGCCGGCGGCATACTATCTATATTTGGCCCATTAGGTAAAGTAGCCGGGTCGCTGGTGGGTATAATAGGCGAAGTGGCAACAAGTTCTTTAAAATTCCAAGATAATATAGTAGATAGTTATGATAAAGTTGCTAGAGCGGGCGGCGGAATTGGAAATAGTGCTGAAGGCATACTTGACTTAGGACATAAAGCCAATCTGTCTTCGGGAACATTAACATATTTGACCAAAGCAGTTGAAGATATGGGCCCTGCCATCAAAAATTTAGGAATAACAACAGGGCAAGGTGTTCAAGTATTTGGGCAAATGATTGCCGTAGGTGACAAGAATTTACAATATTATAGGAAAATGGGTTATACCCAAGAAGAATTAATAGATACAATGGCAAATTATGCTAAGCTTCAAGCCGAAGGCGGGGCAATGATGACTCAAAGTCCTAGACAATTGCAAAAAGCCTCACTAGCGTACATTGATAAATTAAACATTTTGGCGGAGATAACCGGTGTAAGTGCAAAAAAACAACAGGATCTATTAGCCCTAGCAATGCAACAAGAAAATTTTAGGGCCCATATTGCAGAATTAGAGCGAGATAAAGCGAACGCTACAACAGGGGTAGAACGTGATCAAATTCAAGCATTAATTGATGCTAAAAGAGAAGCGGCAACCTTTGCTGAAGCACTTGATCCTAAGATGGCTACTGCTATATTAGAAACTGCATCTACAAAAGGTCCGCCGGTGTTAACAGCCTCAAGTGCGCAATTAGCACAAGTGGCACCTAATTTTTTAAGTATAATGACGCGACTTAGTAAAGGAGAAAATGTAACTGGTGATTTACTTGAAATGAATAGAGATTTGGTTAGAAGGTCAGAAACTGAGACAGAGGGTTTAGTCTTTAGTGTGGGTGCTGCATCTAGAAACTTTCAAGATTATTATATGATAGGGAATAACTCCAGAGAAAATGCAGCGAGATTTGGTAGAGGTAATGTTGCTGATTTTAGAAGAATGGCTGCGGATCAAAAGGCGAAACTAGAAGAGGCTAAGAGACAGGAAGATACCGCGATTGCAGAACGTTCTCAGATAGAAAGTTATGAACGTGATATTCGTAAGAATTGGGATACAGTTATGCAATCTATATCCCCTAAAGTAAACGAATTAATTAACCAAATGATTCCGCTTGTTACGCAAGCGATACTTTTTGTCAAAACTCATATGCCAGAAATTGAGATCGGTCTAAAAGGATTAGGTATTATATTAGGTATAATGTCTGGTGTTGCAATCGCTGGGAAGGTAGTAAACACTTTTAAGTCTATTAAAGATGCAGGCTTGTCTTTAATAGGACGCGGCGGAGAACCTGGATCTTCACGGAGAAATAAATTACATATAAGGCTAGCCGCCGGATCTAGTCTGTTTGGAAAAGTATCAGGCGCTACTATACCTAAATTTAGGAAAGAAGATTTATTAGACAAGCACGGTAACATCCTGGGCGGCGCAGCTTTAGATTCGCGACTAGCTAAATTGGGCATTGGTGGCGATATTGCTGAAGATGTAACTAATGATGAAAGTGGTATACTGCAAGCATTTAAGAATGCAGCAGCTTCAGCAGGTCAAATTGCCCTAGGCGCCGCTGCATTAGGTGCAGCAATCGCTGAAATAGGAGCCGGCATTGCCGGCGCAACTTGGATGGTAGGAAAGACTTTACCTACATTTGCTGAAGGTCTATCTGCATTTAACAAAGTGGATGGACAAAATCTTAAAGGCGTTGGTATAGGGATGGCCGGCATAGGATTTGGAATCATTGCTCTAGGTGTAGGAAACGTGTTAGAAGCAATTACCAATCTAGGAACACTGTTTGGTGGAAAATCTTCTCTTGAGAAGGCGGCAGATCAATTAGTTAATTTCCAAGCAATGACGACAGGAGTAAATCCAGATAAAATTAAGCAAAGTGGAGAAGCGGCAATTGCCTTTGCTAAAGCAATGGGTGCAATGGCTTTACTAAAAGGCATAAGTGGATTATCAGCCGCAGCACGAGCAGTAAGCAATTTCTTCGAAAAGAATCCGCCGTTTGACAAACTATTATTGTTTGAGGCACTTGATATCAATGTTAATAAAGTAAGAGATAATGCTATGGCATTTAGTGACTACGCAAGTGCCATGTTCTCATTTAAGGGAAATGGCAGCACTCTAGGTCAAATAGCTACATTAATATCTGACTCAACCGTGAAATTTTTTGGACAACGTCCTCCGGTTGATCAGTTTTTGTACTTCTCATTTTTGCCAATTAATATTAAGCGAACTCAAGAAAATGCAACAGCATTTAGATTGTTTAGTGAAGCGTTGGCATCTTATAAGGGAACCGGAAATTTAGTTAGTCAAATTAGTTCTATGGTAGGAACTGCTATAAATCACCTATTTAGCCAGGATGGTCCTATAGAAGCTTTTCAAAAATTTAGTGACCCTTCGAAATACAATTTTGGTCCCAACGCCACTAAAAATGCTTTAGCGTTTTTTGATTTTGCAGTGGCTATGTCAATTTTGTCCGGACAAGGCTCTGCGAATTTAGGTAAAATAGTGGGGAACGGCATATCTTCGGCAGTTGTTGGATTAGCAACTGCCGCAGGAAATGCTATTAGTTCCGCGGCCAGCACAATAGGTTCAATGGCCGGCGCTGCTATTTCCTCCGTAGGTAATGTTCTGGATATTTCAAAAGCTAGAGGACCATGGAAAGAAGATAAAGAGTTTCTCTCAGAGGTTAACAGAGTTTCCCAAAAATATGGTTTTGCCCCTGGTAATCTTTTGGGAATGATGGCTTCTGAAAGCGGATTGAATCCTGCTGCTACAAATCCAAAAGGAGGAGCAACCGGCCTAATTCAGTTTATGCCTAGCACAGCCGCAGCAATGGGAACATCAACCGGTGCCTTGAGGGGAATGCCTAGGGCACAGCAAATGAAATATGTAGATTCTTTCTTGGCTCCTCATCGCAGTCATTTGCAAGGAGCTTCGCCTGGTAAATTATATGGGTATATCTTTTTACCGGCTAGGAACAATAATTTTGTATTAACACAAGCACCGGAAAAATATTATAACTCAAATAAAGGGTTAGATGTAAATCCGCACGATGGTAAAATTACAACGGCTGACTTAGATCATAGAGTTGCAACAATGGCTAAAAGATATGGAATAGCAAGGACAGGAGGGCTTTATTCAGGCCCTACCGGCGGTTATCCCATTGAGTTGCACGGCACTGAAATTATTATCCCGGCATTAAAAAATTCTATATTAAGTAGATTAGCACAGAATGCAGATGAAAATACTGAAGAAATCTTAGCAGACATTATTTCATCATCTGATAAACCAGTGATGCCTATAATAGGAAATCTGGGATTGACTATAGAAAAAATAATAGAAAATGACAATGATATGAGATACATGGTGTTAGCAAAGATTGATCAGGTATTAGAGATTGCTAAGAAAAACAAATACACTAAACAAAAAACATTAAGAGCAATGAGGGTTTGATAAAAGATGGACACTGCGCTTGAAGAACAATTAAACGAACAACTCCGAGTGATGAGCGAATTGCTTGCTCAACAGGCAGATATGTTGGGCGCCCAAAATAAAAATTTATCTAGTTTAAACTCCTCATTAAAAACTCAGAGTACAAACGTTGATAACACAGTAAAAAGTGAAAAGGCCGCAAATGACCTAATAACTGGAAACAATAAAAAAACTGAAGCTGCTGCTGCTGCAAATGAAATGATAGCAGATGCAAATAGAAAACTTAGTGCATCGTTTTACGAGGGTAAAAAAGCGTTGTTAGGCTTTGCCGGCGCAATGATAGATACTACTCCTGGTATGGCCAAATATGCGACTAGTGTAAAAGGAGCAACTGAAGCTGCCGGCGGCCTTGCAGAAGTTTTTGGTCCTTTGGGCAAAGTTGCTTCTGTATTATTGGGCGCTATTTCTAGTTTAGTGACAGCAGCGTTCAAATACAATGATGCTGTTGTAAAAGGATATGACGATGTTGCTAAATTAGGGGGAGCAATAGGGTCCAGTGCAGAAGGTATATTGGAATTAGCGCATAAAGCAGGACTGTCGTCACAAAATCTAGAAATATTTACAAAAAATGCTGCTAGATTAGGACCTGGACTCAAGGCATTAGGTACTACTACTTCAGAAGGGGTCACTAAGTTCGGACAATTTATTGCAGTAGGTGATAGAACTTTAATTCAATATCGTAGGTTAGGTTATACTCAGGAAGATTTGATTGAATCGCAAACTCGGTATATGGAAATCCAATCTAAGACCGGTGTTGATATGACCAAAAGTCCTCAGCAACTACAAAAAGCATCATTGCAATATTTGGATAGTTTGAATGTATTGGCAAATATTACAGGAGTTAGTGCTAAACAACAACAAGACAATCTCGAGGCTGCGTATGCCAATGAAAATTACAATGCATATATAGCTAGTTTAAAAGCAAAAGCCGCTGCGACAACAGACGAAAACGAAAAACTAAGACTTGAAAATATTATTAAGTCAAAGGATGGTCTTGCTGCATTGGCAGCACAAATGAGTCCAGAAAATGCAAAAGGGTTGCTAGAATTATTATCAACCACCGGCGAAGCAGTAGTAACTGAAAGTTCAGCACCGTTGGTTAGAAACATTCCGGGCTTGCTAGATATAGTATCTAAAACATCTCAGGGAATGGATCAGCGTCTAGAATTTATTGCAGCTTCAAATAAGGGACTGGACAATTATAATCAAAATTATAAAGAAGCAGCTACGGGTCTGGGGCAGTATTCAAGAGATTTTATGGCGCAGAATGCAATTGACGCAGGCAGAATTAAATTGCGCGCGGCGACAGCAGATGCAGATGAAGCGACACTAAGAAAAATTGCAGACGATGCGCGAGACGCATATGAGCAGAAAAAGAACCAAGAGGGCGGGGCAACAGACCAGCGCGGTAAACAAGAAGCGGCTGAACGTGCAGCAAGACTGCAATTTGATACCGTATTAAAAACTGTTTCTGATTATCTTGTGCAACTTGCACTAAAGATTATGCCACGGATAAATCAAGCTGCTGAATATTTGGTTACTAATTTAGATACAATTGGCAAAGTTTTGAAGGGATTGGCTATTGCTTTGGCAGGACTTGCTGGAATTGCAGCAGTAGGTAAGGTTATCCAAACAGTTGCGTCAGTGGGTAGCGTTATTAAGTCTGTTTTGGGAATGGGTAAAGGAAAATTAGGTACTGCGGACAATCCGGCTATCGCTGAAATTGAGGGAATGGGCACCAGTTCTCCTAATAAACGAGGAATTTTTTCAAGATTTTTCGGAAGTGAATCCGGTCCCGCCGCAATTCCAGAAGCAGATATGCTTGACAAAAACGGTAAACCACTAAGTGGAGCAGCAAGAGCTTCTAGAGCTAGAAAATTAGGAGGAGCTGTTCCTTCTGGTTTGGGTAAAGGTGTTTCTGGATTATCAAAAGCCGGCTCTGCTACAGGAGGAGGCTCACTAGTAGCTGGATTTTTAGAAGGGGTAGGAAAAGGTTTAGCCTTCATAGGTAAGCCTCCTACCCCAGCATACGTTGCGCTTGGAGCCGGCGCGATAGGAATAGCAATTGCTGCAATTGGTGCAGGCCTTGCCGGCGCGACTTGGATACTCGGTAAATCTATGCCTTCATTAGCTGAAGGTTTGAAATCGTTTGATGGCGTAAATGGAGAAAACTTAAAATCAGCTGGTATAGGAATGGCGGGATTGGGAGCCGGCATACTCGCAATGGGTGCCGGGGGTATATTAGATGCATTGGGTAATATCGGTGAATGGTTTACATTTGGTGAAGATAAAGATCCTATTAAAACGTTAGGATTAAATCTTGTAAAATTCCAAGCATATGATATTAATAAGCAGAAAGTAGAAAATAATGCCGGCGCTTTTGTAGCTTTCGCAAAGGCAATGGCAGTGGCAGGACCTATGCAAGGGGTTGGATCAATCGCAATAGCGATTTCTGATTCAGTTAGTAACTTCTTTAGTAAAGAACCTCCATTCAAAAAGTTTGTAGATTTTTCAGAATTACCGATAGATCCTAAGCGAGCTAAAGAAAACGCAACAGCATTCAAATTATTTGCAGAAGCATTGTCTTCTTATCGTGGCGAAGGTCAACTAGGGGTATTAGGATCTGTTGCATCTGCATTGTCAAATGCAGTAGTCAAGCTTTTTGGTGAGCGGCCCCCACTAGATAAATTTTTATATTTTTCATTGTTACCTATTGATCCAATAAAAACAAAAAATAATGCAATTGCTTTTAAAGATTTTGCCAATGCATTGGCTGAATATAAAGGAGGTCCCGGCGCGTGGGATGCATTTAGTAGTTTTGCGGGTAATATTGTTTCATTTATGACCAAACAAGATGGTCCTATTGACGCATTCGATAAATTTACAAGAATGACGTTTGGTCCCAATATGGAAAAAAATACTGCGGCATTTGCACAGTACGCTCAAACAGTGGGCGCACTGGCAGGAAATGTTGCTGCTGCCAGTGCCCCTCCGGGAAGCGGCCCGGCAAGTACGGATGGCGGTTCTGGAAATGCCGGTAGCGGTCCAAACGCCTCAGTCCCTGCAGGCCCGCCTCCTACAATGCAATCGGGAAGAACAGCGATTATAGATTACGCAAATAAATTAGGATCAGAGGATAAAGCGAGATTTTATGAAACTCTTGCTAAAGAAGCTAGAGATAAAGCAAGAGCATCAGCAGCAGCTGGAAATACTGCGGACTCTAAATCCTATGCTGACGCTGCCGGACAATATGCCGCAGCATCGTCCAGTGCTGCTCAAAATGCAATAGCAGAAGAAAAGGCCGGGTACATTCACCCTGTCGCGGGCGGAGTATTAACTAGCCCATATGGAATGAGAATACATCCTAAGTTTGGTACGAGGAAGTTTCATACTGGCTTAGATATCGGTAAAGGAATGGGCGCACCTTTACGTGCTGCTAAGGGAGGCATAGTTACTAAGTTAACTAATAATGGGCGCCCTTATACTGGATTCGGAAACGCAATCATAATTCAACAGGATGATGGATATCAGTCAGTATACACACACACTTCAAAATATGGAGTTAATGAGGGCGACCGTGTAAGTCAAGGACAATATATCGGTGATATGGGTAGTACAGGGATATCGACCGGGCCGCACCTACACTATATTATTCAAAAGGCCGGACTAGCTGTACCTAATTCGTCTAATACAATTGATCCGGCTACTAAAATTAGTAAAGCAAGAGACGGCGGCATTTTCGGTGAAGGGGAAGGGGATTTTGATTCCAAAATAGGTTCTTTAAATCCTCAATCTATCATAGCTAAATTAGGAAAGAAACCAGCAGACAATATTTCAGAAATCAATACTACAAGTAAGATGACCGCGAAAACTGCTGAAACGGAAAATGTATATATGAGAAATATGCAACTCACTGAACAACTAGGACAGAAATTAGATGAGTTGATTGATGTAATGAACGACACGCACGATACTAACCATAAGATATTACAACATTCACGAACTTAAAATAAATACAATAAAAGTGAAATAGTATGCCATATAAAAAGAAATTCTTAAACAAGTCAGGTGTGTCGAGCCCGATTTCAGGTGCCAATAGTAACAGCGGCACTTGGAATGGGATGAATGACTCACCTACAGGTGGTTGGAATAATACCGAATTCGGCTATAAGAACTATATGAGTAGACTCCCAGAAGTCTACACGGGTCACCCTAATAGAATTGAACGTTATAATCAATATGAAATGATGGATGTTGATGCTGAAATCAATGCTTGTTTGGATATTATTGCAGAATTTAGTACTCAGCGCAATGAGCATAACAAAACTCCGTTCTCTTTTGAATTCAAAGAAGAACCGACACCACACGAAGTTGAATTGTTAGGTAAACAATTACAACAGTGGTGCAAATTAAATGAATTTGATGTTCGTATCTTTAAGATTTTTAGAAATGTCGTAAAGTATGGAGATCAAGTATTTGTTCGCGATCCAGAAAACTTTAAGTTATACTGGGTAGATATGGTTAAAGTCATAAAAGTTATTGTTAACGAAAGTGAAGGTAAGAAGCCCGAACAGTATGTTCTCAAGGATTTGAACATTAACCTACAGAATTTGAGTGTTGCACAAAAGACGAATACTGACTTTGCAGCTAATCCAGCAACTGGATTAGGGGGCAGTGGCGGTGGCACCAACACTCCTTACACTGTTCCCGCAATGCCATACAACACTACGGGATCACGTTTCACGCTAGGACAGAGTGAGTCTGCGGTAGACGGTAAGCATATTGTTCACTTGAGTTTGACAGAAGGGCTTGATAGATTCTGGCCATTCGGACAGAGCATTCTAGAAAACATATTTAAGGTCTACAAGCAGAAAGAACTATTAGAAGACGCTGTTCTAATCTATCGTGTGCAACGTGCTCCTGAACGTAGAATGTTCAAGATTGACGTTGGCAATATGCCAAGTCATATGGCTATGGCATTCGTTGAACGAGTCAAGAACGAAATTCACCAGCGTAGAATTCCCTCATTATATGGTGGACAATCAATCGTAGATGCTACATATAACCCACTCTCAATGAATGAAGACTACTTCTTCCCTGTAACAGCAGAAGGTCGTGGATCAAGCGTTGAAGTTCTTCCCGGCGGCCAGAACTTGGGCGAAATTGATGACTTGCGTTATTTCAATAATAGACTTGCTCGCGGTCTTCGTGTTCCATCAAGCTATCTTCCTACAGGACCAGATGACAGTCAGACTCCGTTGAGTGACGGTCGTGTTGGTACTGCTATGATTCAAGAATTCAGATTTAATCAGTATTGTGAGAGACTACAGAATTATATCGCTCTAAAACTAGACGAAGAATTTAAATTATTCTTGCGTTGGAGAGGATTCAATATTGACACTGGACTATTCAATCTAGTATTCAACCCTCCTCAAAACTTTGCTGCATATCGTCAAAGTGAATTGGATACTGCACGTTCAGCTACATTTACTGCAATGGAAGCATTGCCTTATATCTCAAAGAGATTTGCACTTGAACGATTCTTAGGTTTAACCGAAGAAGAAATCAAAAAGAACGAAAAGCTTTGGGAAGAAGAAAATACTGAGGAGAAGGTTGAAGAACCTACAGGTAGTGATCTACGTAACATTGGTGTATCTACTGGTGACTTTGACACCGACTTAGAAACGGCAGATGAAATTGAGGCAGGTGAAGAAGAAGCAGGAATGGGACCTGAAACTGCAGGTCCAGTAGCAGGCGCCCCAGCAGCTGGTGGCGCAGCAGCAGCAGGTGCGCCACCAGGCGGCCCAATGCAAATCTAAAAGATAAATATCTAATACGGAGATATTTTAAATGCAGCTATTCGAAATGTTTGATCCGCCCGTACAGGGTTTTCAGGATACTAATCAAGATAATAGTAAGCCTGTGTATCGAACCAGCCGCAAAACTAAACTCACGCTAAAGCAAATACGTAAATTACGTAGAATGATTGACGTTAGAAATTATGAAAAGAAACTTTATTTAGGTAAGGTTCGTAAACAGTACGGTGCTAAGCCTGAAGAGGGTGCCGGCGCCCCTTCAGTATAATTCTATTATATATACTAAAAATGTAAAAAATACGCACTTAATACGGTGTTTTCCTGACTACGGCATAAGTAACTTTACAAAGCCATTTCTATCAGGAGAACAATTCAATGGACATTAGAAAATACGAACAGTTGATCAACCTCGTGATCAACGAAGATGAAGCACAAGCACGCGAATTATTTCACGAAATCGTTGTAGAGAAGTCAAGAGAAATCTTTGAGTCAATTATGGCCGAAGAAATGGATGACGAAGAACTTGACGAAGGTATGGTCGGTGAAGTCGGCGACCTCATGGACGAAATTTCAAGCGAAGAAGAAGGTCTTGATGAAGATGAATTCGGTGACGAATTCGGTGACGAAGAAGGCGATATCGAACTCGGCGGCGATGACGAAGAATTTGACATAGACTCAGAAGATGAGGAAGAAGAAACTTTAATCCGTATCGAAGACAAGCTCGACCAGTTGATGGCTGAGTTTGAAGAAATTATGGGCGGCGAAGAAGGCGACGAAGATTTAGGTGACGAATTCGGTGACGAAGAAGGCGACGCAGATTTCGATATGGGTGATGAAGAAGGCGACGCAGATTTCGATATGGGTGATGAAGATTCTGAAGACGTTATGGAAAACGTGCAGCTTCAGAAGGTTTCAGTAACTCACGGTGACAACGGCGCATATACTAAGAGCCCAGGACTTCAGGGTTCAGGCCAGGCAGGAATGGATAGTCATCCAGTAAACTTTAGCGGTGCAAGTGAATCAGTTCCGACTGCTCCTAAGGGCCCAAGTAACTTCTATTCAAAGGGCGAAACTCAAGTAAAGGGTGCAGGTAACTTCAAGAATAGCCCAGGTAAAGGCAATTTTAAGGAGAAGGGTGAAGCAGCTCCTAAGCCAAAGCACGGTGATGACGGTTCAAATGCTAGAAGCCCAGTAGCAGAATCTCGTCGTTCTGCTAAGCGTAGAATTCGCTAAGAAGGAAAACTGAGAGAATGGCTTTGTATCTCAGAGAGAATCTAACCTTCGACAGAGCAGGCTTGATTGTCGAATCTGTCAAAGAAGAGGGCGCTGATTTTAAGACCCTCTATATGAAGGGGATTTTCATTCAGGGCGGGGTAAAGAACGCAAACGAGCGTATTTACCCCGTCAATGAAATTGAAAATGCCGTAGATACTTTAAACAAGCAAATCTCAGAAGGCTACAGTGTACTCGGGGAAGTTGATCACCCTGATGATCTTAAAATCAATTTAGATCGTGTATCCCATATGATTACTAGTATGTGGATGGATGGTGCTAATGGTTTCGGTAAACTAAAAATTCTTCCTACTCCAATGGGTCAACTCGTAAGAACAATGTTGGAGTCCGGTGTAAAACTAGGCGTATCTAGTCGTGGATCAGGTAATGTAAACGATATGGATGGTAAAGTCAGTGATTTTGAAATAATCACCGTCGATATCGTCGCCCAGCCTAGCGCACCAAATGCATATCCCAAAGCAATTTATGAAAGTCTTATGAATATGAAGCACGGACATAAAATGCTTGAGATTGCTAAGGAAGCACAGGGCGACAAGCAAGTACAAAGATTCCTGGGTGAGGAAGTAAAGCGTCTCATCCGAGAACTCAAAATATAAAAAGGAATCAATCAGATGTTAGATGCTATTAAGCCATTACTTGAAAGCGGTCTCATCAATGAAGATATCGGGCAGCAGTTAAACGAAGCCTGGGAAGTTAAGTTGAATGAAGCTCGTGAACAGGTACGTGCAGAACTCCGTGAGGAATTTGCACAACGTTACGAACATGACCGTAATGTTATGGTAGAAGCTCTTGATAAGATGATGACAGACAATCTCTCAGACGAAATTGCAGAATTCCGTTCTGAAAGAGAAGCAATGAATGAAGAAAGAGTAAGATCACAGCTTAAGCTTCGCGAAAACGCAACTAAGTTCAACGATTTTATGGTCACTAAGTTGGCTGAAGAAATTAGAGAACTTCGTACTGATCGCAAGGCACAGATGGAAAATCAAGAAAAGCTTGAGAAGTTCATCGTACACGCTCTAGCCAGAGAAATCAAAGAATTCTCACAGGATAGACAGGCTGTAGTTGAAGCTAAGGTTAAACTCGTTGCTGAAGGCCGCAAGCAATTGGAAGCACTTAAGAGCAAGTTTGTTGCTGAGAGTGCCAAGAAAGTTAGTGGTATGGTCGGAAATCATCTTAAGGGTGAACTATCACAACTTAAAGAAGATATTCAAATCGCAAGAGAGAATAGTTTTGGTCGTAAGTTGTTCGAGGCTTTTGCAAGCGAATTCAGCGTAACTTATCTAAATGATAAAGCTGAAACTCGTAAGGTAATGAAAGCTCTCGCACAGAAGGACGAGCAATTACAAGAAGCTACTGCAAGACTCAACAATATGAAGCGTCTCGCAGAAAGCAAAGAACGTGAAGTTAGAATTATTAAAGAAACTACTCAAAGAGAGAAGACAATGAATAACTTGTTGTCCCCACTCAATGAGGAGAAGAAAGAAGTAATGAAGACTTTACTTGAAAGCGTGCAGACAGACCGTCTACAACACGCATTCGATAAGTATCTACCAGCTGTTCTCAATAACGGTTCAACAGAAGTTAAGGCAAATAAGAAGACCTTAACTGAATCAGTTATTGTAGAAGCAACCGGAGATAAAACTGCCAATAAGATTGAAGAAGTCGATCCAGAGTTTACTGACAATGTAATCGACATTAAGCGTCTGGCAGGGCTTTAATAAAAACGACATAGTTTAGGAGAATTATAAATGTCAAAAGTACTTTTAGAAAGCCGTTGGGACGAAACTAAGGGCGCCCTGCTTGAAGGCTTAAAGGGCAATCGTCGCTCAACAATGGGCGTATTGCTTGAAAATACCCGCAAGCAGTTGCTCGCAGAATCTACTGCCGGCACAACCACTGCTGGTAACATTGCAACACTTAATCGCGTTATCCTTCCGGTAATTCGTCGTGTTATGCCAACTGTTATCGCAAATGAACTCGTTGGTGTTCAGCCAATGACTGGTCCAGTTGGCCAGATTCACACGCTTCGTGTTCGCTATGCAAATAGCTTAACTGACAACTCAGCAGCAGCAACTTCTGTAACTGCTGGTGAAGAAGCTCTATCACCATTCAAGATTGCACAGGCATATTCCCGTGTTCCTCTTGACGCAACTGAAACTGACTTCTATACTGGTGCTAACACTGCATCACTTGAAGGTAATGGTGGTAAGCAGATTTCTGTTCAGATCCTTCGTCAGGCTGTTGAAGCCAAGTCACGTAAGCTACAAGCTCGCTGGACTTTCGAAGCTGCTCAGGATGCTCAGTCACAGCACGGTATCGACGTAGAAGCAGAAATTATGGCTGCTCTTGCACAAGAAATCACTGCTGAAATTGACCAGGAAATCTTGCTCAGCTTGGCAACTCTTGCTTCAACTGAATACACTTACAATCAGGCAACTGTATCAGGTACTGCTACTTACGTTGGTGACGAACACGCTGCTCTTGCTGTTCTTATCAACCGTGTTGCAAACTTGATTGCTCAGCGCACTCGTCGTGGTGCAGGTAACTGGGCAGTTGTTTCACCTGCTTCATTGACTGTTCTTCAGTCAGCTACCACTTCTGCATTCGCAAGAACTACAGAAGGAACATTTGAAGCTCCAACTAACACTAAGTTTGTTGGTACTCTTAACGGTGCAATGCGCGTATTCGTAAACAGCTATGCTCCTGACACCCAGCCAGTACTTGTTGGCTACAAGGGTTCAAGTGAGACTGACGCTGCTGCGTTCTACTGCCCATATATTCCGCTAATGTCTTCAGGCGTTGTCCTCGATCCGTCAACCTTCGAACCAGTCGTAAGCTTTATGACTCGTTACGGTTACATCGAACTAACTAACACCGCAAGCAGTTTTGGTAATGCCGCCGATTACGTTGGGGAAATTTCTGTACAGAACTTAACTTTTCAGTGAGTTTTCAATCACTTACAGAGTGAGTCAAATGGAAAAGGGGACTTCGGTCCCCTTTTCTATTGTAAAATTATCAAAAACATAGTATTATTTACTAGAACGAGAGATTCTGGAATAAATACTATTATGTTCAAAAATAACAAATACACTAAAATTTATAATAACATTATTACTAATGCCGTTTCAAGGCAATGGAAGAAACAACGAGGTAGAGAACGTCATCACATAATTCCTCAATCGTTAGGTGGTTCTAACGACAAAGATAATTTAGTATATCTTTCTTGTAGAGAACACGCAATTTGTCATTGGCTTTTAGTTAAAATGACAGTGGGCGAAGCGTATAGTAAAATGGTTTATGCGTTTAATGGGATGAACGCAACCAATGAACTACAAGACCGCTATTATTCTCCCATCATATCCCGAGCGTATGAAAGAAATAGAGTTGAACAGGCTCGTATACATTCTGAAACGATGAAGAATAAAAACCTTACTCCGTGGAATAAAGGAGGAGTTCCCATAACAGATAAACACCGAGAGAATTTGAGAAAAGCAGCACTAAACAGACCAAAACTATCCGCAGAATCACAACAAAAAAGGATTGCTAAAGTCATTGGTCAAAAGAGAACTGATGAAACCCGCGCCAAAATGTCACAGGCGCATAAAGGCAAGCTCAAAGGCCCGATGAGCGAAGAAGAAAAGCTAAAGCGTTCATTGAAACAGAAGGGCGTTGCTAAGAAACCCGGTCACTCCGATAACGTAAGAAACGCTGTCCTAGGTAATGTATCTATCAACAAAGACGGTATTGAAAAGAAAGTTAAACGTGATACACTTGATCAATGGTTGAGTGAAGGATGGTGTATAGGTGGAAGGAAAAGAAAATGAATAGTAGACAATATGAAAAGATGATGACTGAGATTTATAAGGCTACTCTTGGTAATGCAGGAATCAACGAGGGTGAATATACTAGTGTGTGCTTAAGTGCAGATAGAACCGAATATGAAGTTACACTTATTGACGGTAGTATAGTGGTTGTTCCTAGCGGTTTTGAGTATACGGAGGATTAATGGCTAAAGAGACCTCAGATGAAAAACTAATACGATATCTCAAACGAGATTCGTTAAACGTAGTAAGGGATCATTACTTCAATACGAGATGGACATCGTATAAAGAGCTAATGTCATATTTCAAATCAGCAGGCTGGACTAGAGGAGAGTTAGTTAACGCAGATCGCCCGCGAGGGCGAGGGGAAGCCCGCTGGGAAAAGCAAAGTTTGTATTGGTACCTGACAGGAGGTCCAGATTATTATGACCCTATCCCCGATGACGAGATAGAAGCATTTGAAAAGGCTATATGCAACAACTTACCGACGATTGTGACTACCTGGCACGGACCATATGAATCGGAAATTATATATAATCCTACATTCAAGCGGTTATTGCGCTGCGTCCGGGAATCAATATATGTGAACAAAGATCCGGATCATCGGGGTATAGGTAGGCTTCCTGATGTTCAAATATTTGATGATGGTGGAATAAACCAAGATATCAAATATCAAGTCATAACTTTTTCAATGGATAGCTAAAAAATGAACGAAGAAGAACCCATCAATGAATACAAAGACACATATAAACTTAAGTTTAATCTTACTGGAAAACCCATTCCGGGCTCAAAGACATTTGATGAGTTACGGCAAGGCATTGATGAGTTAACAATTGAAATTGATGAGTGGTGTAATAATGCGAATAAATGAACTGCTATGTGAATCACCTGATAGCTGTAAAAAGGAAGATATGTGAGATGACTAAGCGAAGATTATACAAAGAAACTCCAACTGAATCATTGAATGAGGATGGAACAAGAAAAACGTTAAAGCAACAAGTTGATGATCTTAACAGATTTGTGCAATCAATTCTACAGCGAGACATTAGCGATGAAAATAACTGATTTACTAGAAGATAGAGACTCTATCAGAATATATTGGCAACTTCGTAATGATATTGATATTGAATCATATTTCAATGCATACACAAAAATAATAAATGACCAAAATAATTTTCGTGCCCGACAAGATATGTTGGAATTATCTAGTTATGTTCACGCATTACTTACTAATCCTGATTGGCAACATATTGAAAATGATCCCGATTTTGACAAACTTTATGATGACCTCTATGAATTATATGAATCAATTCAGTTGCAACTTAACCGAAAATAAATGGCCATATTCATTAAGACGGTGATAACTGTAAGCAACACTAAATAATAGATGCGTATCAACGAAATCCTTCTAGAATCCACTCACCTATCTGTAGCCTACCACATCACCACGGAAGAAAATGCTGTTGAGATACTAAAATATGGACTTGAACCAAGAAACGATAGAAATGTAGATTTCTATGATAATAGTAGAGCGTATCTAATCACCGACACTAAAGATATAACAGAAGTGCGTGGTTGGATTGAAAGTAATCTTGATGATGAAGGGTTATATGATGAGCAACTTACATTGTTGCAAATTGATGTTACCGGATTACCATTGCAATATGGTAATGGATTCTATTATACCACAAAAACGATCAGTCCAGATAGAATTAAAGATTTAGGTTGGAAAGAATTACAAAAATATTAAAAGGATGCAATATGAAAAAAATAATAACTACCTTACTATCTATATTTCTATTAACAACTCTAGCAATTGCACAAAAGACTCCGCAAGGTGTTATGTATGATGTTGACATATTAAGAGTAATTGACGGAGACACTGTAGCATTTAAGGCAAGTTTTTTGCCAGCCCCATTAAAACCAGAACTCAGTATTCGTGTGTTTGGAGTGGACACCCCTGAAAAAGGTTTTAGGGCAAAGTGTGCAAGCGAAGATCAGAGAGGTCAAGCTGCCACTCAATTTACTAAACATTTAGTGGATATTGCTACTAAAAGACAAATCGTTCTTTATGACTGGGATAAGTATGGCGGCCGTGTATTGGGTGATATTATTTTAGATGGACATAGCTTACGAGCTATGTTGATTCAGAATGGATATGCACGAGAATATTACGGCGAAGCTAAACAAAGCTGGTGCAATTAAATAATTCTAGTGTCACCATCCACTGTAGCATTCAATATAGATTTCTTACCTGTGCGAACTTTCTTGTTGTATAACCTAGCACAGTTAGCACATAATGTCAATAGATTATTTTTCTTTTTGTTTTTCTTATTGCCATCCTTATATACTAGATCAAGTTGAATACGATCTTCTGGTACGAACCCGCACACCTCACAATCATTTCCTTTATGTTGTAGATGCTTGAATCTACCTGAATAAAGTGTTTTTGCACAGTCTTCGCAATACTTGTGCCATTGCGTAAACCCGTGTTTGCTTTTTCCGTTAGGTTTACTGAGAGCAAACTTACAATGAGCGCAGATTGGCCTTGGTGGTTGTTCAGTAAGCATATAATCTATTTATAAGCGAACCTAAAAACTTAAAACCAGTGTTAATAATTTGGGCATCTGCATAAATACAAGATAATAAATGGACTTATTGTATGGCAGCAGAACTTTTCAATTCATTGGGTGGGTTTTCAGTTAACATTCCTCCCATTGAAGTTGTGGATAGCAATGGCAACATTGTATCTAACTTTAACAATCTTAGTGGTAATGTATCTGCTAATGTAATATATGCCAATGCTTTCTATTTCCCTAATGGCGCCCCTTTTATGACTTTGCCTGGAGGAAACGACACACAATTACAGTTCAATAACAGTGGAACATTCGGTGGAATTCCAAATGCCACTTGGGATGGAAAGATTCTATCATTAGGTGATGTGTCACAACTTTCTATCGGCGGCGGAGAAAACGGATATTTCTTACAGACGGATGGTGAAGGCAGACTAACTTGGTCTGTAGCAGGCGGTGGCAATGGTGGTGGCAACACTAGCCCGGGCGGCTCGAATATGCAGGTTCAGTTCAATGATCAAGGTATATTTGGCGGCGATGCCGGCTTCATGTACAACAAGACCTCTAACACTTTGACTATAGGGAACACTGTTGTTACTACTAATATTAATGCAACGACTGCAAACTTAACTAAGGTTAATACATCCAATGTCAATGTTGCAGGAAATATAGTTGCAACCGGAAACGTGCAAGCTAGTTATTTCTTAGGAAACGGTTCACAGCTTACTGGAATTGTAGCCGGTGTTGCTAACACAGTAAGCAATAGTTATCAACCTAATATCACTCAAGTGGGAACTCTACTCAATCTTTCAGTAGGAAACGGTGGTATCATTTCTTCTAGCTTTGTTACTGCTGCAAGTTTTAGTACAGCAGGAACAATGAATGCTGCTAACATACGAATCACTACATTTGCTAATATAACCGGAACACTTTATGGTTTAGGAAATGTAAATTTTGCAACTTCACCTGATATAAATTTAGGACAGCCATCTAATATCCACATTGCTGGTGGCCTAGCAGGATATATATTATCAACTGATGGTTCTGGAAATCTTTCTTGGATTGAAAATAATGCTAATGCAGGCTTGCCAGGAGGCAACACAACGCAAATTCAATTCAACGATGGCGGCGTGTTCGGCGGCGTTGCAAATTTTACATTCAATCAATATTCAAACACATTAACTGTTGATAATGCAAACACTATAAAAACAACAGTGGGTTCAAATCTTACAGTTAACACCGGCGGAAAGCTGAACGTATTGGGTAATCTATCAGCTAATACTTCACCTAACGTATCATTGGGATATGTAGGTAACATTCATATATTTGGTGGAACAAACGGACAAGTTTTAACTACTGATGGATTAGGAAATCTAGCTTGGCAGACAACTACTTCGAATGGTAATGGCGTCCCGGGAGGCTCAAACTCACAAATACAATACAATGACAATGGTTTGTTTGGAGGTAGTCCATACTTCACATTCAATAGTGCAACTACTACGTTGACTGTTGCAGGAGACTTGATTGCTAATTCAATTGAAATTGGTTCGGGCATTTACAAGTTCTCAAAATCAAATGTGGTACACGCTTCATCATCTACTACTTCTGTTACTCCTCTCGTGTCACTAAACGCTACTACGGTGTCTAGTGTGGATTATACTATTGTTGCTACCACTCCACTAGATAACGTAAGACAGGTTAGTAAATTGTCAGCTATTATGTACGATGAGACATTAGACTATAACGAATATAATACATTGAGCATTAATGGATTGGTTGGAAACTTCACGGTAGGTTATCAACCCGGAAGCATTATTGCGCCACCGCAAGTGACACTATATGTTGAACCTTACACTAGTAATCCAACTACGTATAAGATTCAAATGACGGTCTACGAAGAATAATATAGATAAATATAGAGACTAAAGGAAACAAGTAAAGATGGCATTAAGACCGATTAACTCAGTTGGTGGTTTTTCAGCAGGAGAAAACTCAAAACCGGTTATTGATTCCAACGGAAATCTTGTGGGCGCACCTTCTAAGATATTGTATGTTGCAAAAAACGGAGACGATACTAATGACGGTACATTTAACAATCCGTTTCTAACAATTAAACACGCGATGCAAGTTGCAGCATCATTACCAACCAACGTATCGGTACAAGTAGCTCCTGGAAATTATACAGAAGCTAATCCTATTACTATTCCTCCTAGCGTAGCACTGATGGGTGATAATCTAAGAAACGTTAATGTTATTCCACAAACTCCTGCTGACGATTTATTCTATGTTACTAACGGGTGTTATGTGTGGGGCATTTCTATTAGAAACTATCTAGCTAATGGATTTAGTTTTGACCCATCTACTCCCACACAAAATGTATTCGTTAGTCCATACATTCAAAACTTAACCTCAACTACCACAACCGGCACCGCAGTGTATATTGACGGAAGCAACGTGAGTGCAAATAGCACAAAGGCAATGATTGTTGGCTTCTTTACGATCATCAATCGAGGCGGCAAAGGAATTCATATAGTAAATACCGGTTATAGTCAACTTGTAAACATTTACACGATTGCGTGTGATATTGGTATCCACGTGGAATCCGGTGCGTTCTGCACATTGAACGGCAGTGACTGTTCTATTGGCAATTATGGATTAGTAGCCGAAGGATATGGACCTCTACAGACCTCAGGAACTATTGTATCTCAATATCAAGGTGCATTTGTAATTGATAATCTCACCGATCAACCTAACGTTAACACTATTATGATTGTTGACGGTGATCCAAACTACTATACTATTGATACAATTTTTCCTGATACCCCATCTGCGGGTCAGGCTACAGTAGTTATACAGCAAATTTATAATAAGAATCCACCACCGGGAACAGCAGTGTCATTCTATGTACGTAGCTCGATTATAGCAAGCGCACACACGTTTGAATATGTGGGAGCTGGTACTAATCCTGCAACTGCACTACCGCAATATGGCGGTATTCCTATTCCAGCTAATGAAGTTATACAAACAGGTGGCGGAATTGTAACTTACACCAGTACTGATCAGAAAGGTAACTTTAAGGTTGGTGATGGTTTTACTATCAATCAGGCTACAGGAACTATCACCGGTACCTATTACTATCAAAGTTTGTTTGCACAGATGACCCCGTTTATTCTGGCTTTGGGTTCAGATTAATGAAGAAGGAAACGTTATGCCAGCCGCATTAAATAATTTTAGAACAACACTCGCTGATGTAACAACCACCACGACAACCGTGTATACTCCCCCTTTAGGTTATGCTACTGTCGTTCTATTAGCCCAAGTAAGCAACAACGGTAATGATACTATACAGGTAACAGCCAGTATTGTCAGATCCAGCATTACCACTAATTTGATAAAAGAAGCTAGCATACCTACAAATGATGCTATCACCGTGCTAACAGGTAGATTGATTTTGAACTATGGCGACGAATTACAGTTTGCTAGTAGCGATGACACCAGCGCACAACTGACATTGAGCTATCTAGAAACGTTGGTGACAGGCTCATAATATGGCGATGAACTCATCTAAACTAATAAGTGGTCGTGTTCCGGTTACTCCTTATAATAATCTCACTAGCAGCCGCTATGAGTTTTTGGGGCTTGCGAACGCTGAACCCAGTTTGGGTGTACCCACAGCAACTGGTAGTTTATTCACTTCAACTACGACCGGTGTAAGAAGCTGGTCCAACGTAGTAAACATTGGATCAAACACTGTAACGTTCTATGAGCAATACAGCTTTCCTAATACCGATGGTTCGACCGGGCAGGTTTTATCGACTGATGGTAATGGGAATCTTGTATTCGTTTCATTAGATAGCACTTCAATTGTCAATGGTAACAGCAACGTTAAGGTTGCTGCTAATGGTAACGTAAGTGTGTCTGTGGCCGGTACTAGCAATGTTCTTGTGATTAGCTCTAATACTGCAAATTTGCAAGGTGATTTAATCGTATCGGGTAATATTTCTAATGCTAATGCGGTAAGCGCCAATTACCTAGTGTCTACCTCAGGTTGTGTTAAAATCTCTCAAGCAGTCATTGCGGTAGATGGAAACAACGCGGGTATTTTCGCTTCATTAGTAGACGATGTTAATATTGGTTTAGAAGCCAATATTATAATGGGATCAGTCTCAGGAAATGTCACCTCTAGAGGCACGTTCAACGCATCCAATATAATATCAACCGGTACGGTCACTGCACAGAATGTTAGAGTAGGTGATCTTTACAGTAATCGCGCACCAGTATACGTAACAGTTGACACAGTGATAGATTCTTTCAGCATTGCTGAATATCGTTCGGCAAAGTATACTATCAGAGCTAGTAATGACTTGGGCTACCAGGCTCTAGAGGTGCTTTTGGTTCACGATAACATAAATAGTATCACTACAGTATATGGTAACTTGTCCACCACTGGATCAGATATCATAACATTAGATTCGGATATTAATACTGGAATAGTTGAGTTACGTGCTACTGGTTTGAGTGCAAATACAAGAGTAAATTTATTAGGAACGTATGTTCCAGACTAATACCCAAAAGGAAAGAATAAAATGACAACTAGAAATTTTAATGTTAAAAATGGGTTGACAGTAGGAACTGCGACTATTGATGCTGCAACCGGTAATGCCAATCTTGGTAATGTGGGCACCGCTCAAGTTCTTGCAACTGCTAATATTACCGCCCCTCAGATCATTAGCAATGTCACGACTGGTACTGCACCTTTCCTCGTAAACTCCACGACAACGGTTGCTAACCTAGCTGCTACAACGGCACTCACTTCAGGCACGGTAACGACTGCTGCACAGCCCAATATTACAAGTGTTGGCACATTAACTAGCCTTACTGTATCTGGTACTACTAATCTAGGAGCGGTAGGTAATGTTACAATTACCGGCGGTTCTTCAGGTTACTATTTACAAACAAATGGTTCAGGCGGACTATCTTGGGCTGCTGTTCCCACTGGTACTGGTATCAGTAATGGTACGTCAAACATTAATATTTTCACTTCCGGCGGTAATGTTACTACTTCAGTAGGCGGTGTTTCTAACGTATTTGTTGTAACAACCACCGGTGCAAACATAGCCGGTACGTTGAATGCTACTGGTAACGCCAACGTTGGTAACATTGGTGCTACAAATGCTAATGTGACTGCAATTACCGCTACTGGTAATGCTAACGTCGGTAATCTAGGTACTGCTCAGGTTCTCGCCACTGCTAACGTAACTGCTCCGCAGCTTATTTCTAACGTAGCACAGGGCACTGCTCCTCTAGTTGTCACATCAAATACTCTTGTTACTAATCTTAATGCTGACTTGCTTGATGGATACACTACTGCTACTGCTAACACAGCAAGCACCATTGCATTAAGAGACGCAAATGGTAATATCTCTGCTAACTTCTTTATTGGTAATGGCAGTCAGTTAACCGGTCTTCAAACAGATAGAATCTCTAATGGCACATCAAACGTAAGCATTCCTGCTTCAGGTGGCAATGTCAATCTTGTTGCTGCTGGCAACACTTCATTGGTAGTAACAGCAACTGGTGCAAACATTACTGGTACGTTGAATGCAACCGGTAATGCTAACGTTGGTAATATCGGCGCAACGAACGCTAATTTAACCGCACTTACTACAAGCGGTAATGCTAACGTAGGCAATTTAGGTACTGGTGGACTAATCACTGCAACAGGAAATATCACTTCAAGTGCAAACTTAATTTCTGATAACATTCTAGGTCGCACCGGTGCATTGACTATTACAAGTGCTGGTACTAATACTAACATCAACCTGAAGCCAAACGGCACCGGTAATATTGACGCTAATGCCACAAACATCACTAGTGTTAAAAATCCGGTTAATGCACAAGACGCTGCTACTAAGGCATACGTAGACAATATTGCTACAACTGGTATTGCATTCCACACTGCCGTTACTGCTGCTACAACTACAACTCTAGCCACAACAACCGGCGGTACAATGACATACAACAACGGTGCAAGCGGCGTCGGCGCAAATCTTGTTACTACAGGTTCGTTCAACTTAATCGATACAGCAAACGTTCAAACAGTTGGTACTCGTATCCTTGTTAAGAACGAAGCAAACGCAGCTTGGAACGGTGTTTACACTTGGGCTAACGCAACTACTATTGTTCGTGCAACTGACGCAGACAGTTACGGTCCGGATAGCACTACTGACTTAAGTATCAACGACTATTTCTTCGTAAGTGGTGGCCAAGTAAACAAGAATACTTCTTGGGTTGTTAGCGCACCATCGGGTACAATCACGTTTGGTACAAGCAACATCGTATTCAGTCAGTTCAGTAGTATTCAATCATATACTGCTAACACCGGCTTGACATTAAACGCGGACTATTCATTTAGCATCACTAACACTGCGGTTACATCAGGATCCTACGGCAGTAGTGACAGTGTAGCAACCTTTACAGTTAATCAGCAAGGTCAGCTAACAGCCGCAAGCAATACCGTTATTCAGGCAAATGCTGCTAACTTGACAGGTACCACTCTTAACTCATCTATCGTAAATTCAAGTTTGACGAGCGTTGGTACTCTAGGTTCATTGACTGTTACTGGCAATACTACTTCAGGTAACTTCTTAGGTACCCTTGCTAATACTACTTCTAACGTAAGAATTCCTGCTGCTGCTGGCAACGTCAATATTTCTGTCGGCGGTGTTGCTAACGTTCTAGTAGTAACATCAACCGGTGTTAACGTAGCAGGTACATTGAACTCTTCAGGTAATGCTAACGTAGGTAACTTAGGTACTGCTGGTTCTATTGCGGCTACCGGTAACGTTACTGGCGGCAACTTATTAACTTCTGCTGCCGTTATCGGAAGCACATTAACATCAAATGTCGCTACTGGTACTGCTCCATTAACTGTTACTTCTACAACTCGTGTATCAAATCTTAACGTTGCTTACGCAAATGTCAGCGATTTTAATGTTGTTACTACTCAAACAACTGGAACTTTCTATCCGGTTTTTGTGAACGGTAACACGACTGCTAACTATGCATTAGCATCCAATGCTAACGTTTCATTCAACGCTGCAACTGGCGCACTGAGTGCTACATTGTTAACTGGTACACTAACTACTGCTGCTCAGCCAAACATTACCTCACTCGGTACATTGTCATCACTTACAGTTACTGGCAATATCACTGGTGGTAATCTATTAGGCGTTCATGCAAATGGTAACTCAAATGTAAATATTCCTTCTGCTAATGGTAATGTTAACATTAGTGCTGGTGGTACCGCTAACGTTCTAGTAGTAACATCAACTGGTGCAAATATTACTGGCACATTAAATGCTTCAGGAAATGCTAACGTTGGTAATCTTGGTACTACTACTGCAATCATTACTACCGGTAACATTACTACTGTTAATACCGGCTTAGTGCAGAATGGTACTTCTAATATCACTCTTGCTTCAGGTGGTAACGTTTCTACGTTCATCGGTGGTAACGCTACTGCTCAGTTGGTTGTAACATCTACTGGTGCAAACATTGCAGGATATGCAAACATTGTCGGCAACGCAAATATCGGCAACGTGGGCGCCACAGCTGGCTCCTTCACTGCAAATGTTACTGCCGGTAATGTATATGCCAACTCAGGTACGATCGGCGCTTCGTTACTAACCGGTACATTAACTACAGCGGCTCAGCCAAACATTACAAGTCTTGGAACTCTTAGTTCGCTCACTGTAACTGGTAATGTAACAACCGGCAACGTTAAACTAAATGGCGGATTACTCAGCAATAGATCAAATGTTTCGATTTCTGGTGCTACTGTAATTGATCAGTTTGCTCCGGCAACATTCAGAACAGCTAAATATATCATTAGTGCATCAGGCGATAATGGATACCAATCAGTTGAATCATTATTGGTTCACGACGGGGTGAACGCTTATATTACAATATATGGATCTATTTGCTCAAACGTTTCTGCTGATATCATCGATGTTACTGCTAATATCAATGGTGTTTCTGGTAATGTTTCATTATATGCAGCAAACACAGGTGCAAATGTAAAGGTTAATATTGTGTCTAGTTACATTTTGACATAATACAGCTAGAAATAGCTAAATAAAATATAAAACAGGGATATATGGAACTGTGGCAACGAGAAATTTTAATGTTAAAAATGGCCTGACGGCTGGTAACATCACATTAGATGCAAGTACTAACACGACTACTACATCTAACTTAGTTGCAACAGCTAATGTTTCATTTACTGGCGCAAATGTAAGTGTAGGTAATGTCTCGAATCTTAAGATAACTGGTGGCTCGGCTAACGCTATTCTTATCACGGATGGTGCTGGAAATCTATCATTTGCTAGCTCTACAACCGGATATGTACATACACAATCAGTAGCAGCTACTACTTGGACAGTAACACATAATTTGGGAATTCAGTATGTTAATGTTCAACTCGTAGATGCAACAGGAAATAGTTGGACTGGTAGATATAACTATCCAACTATCACATTTAATAATACAAGTGCATTAACTGTAACTTTCGATAGCGCACAAGCTGGATATGCCGCTGTAACTTCAGGCGGCGGCGCAGTTGGTCCAGCCGGCGGATCTAATACTCAAGTTTTATTCAATGACGCCGGCAATGCGAACGGAAGCGCAAATTTCACATTTAATAAGACTTCTAACACGCTATCATTGGGTAACGCCCTTTCAGTAACAGGAAACGCCAATGTCGGCAATTTAGGCACTAGCGGTTTAATTACGGCAACAGGTAATATCACCGGTGGCAACTTATCCGGTACATTAGTAACAGGGACATTAACTACCGCAGCACAGCCTAATATTACAAGCGTTGGCCAGCTTACTGGACTCAGTACATCAGGTACGGTATCTATCTACTCAGTTGCTAATAATAATTTTAGTACCGGGTTTAATGTATACAAGCGAGGTAATACTACTGATGCTAATGGTTTGGTCGTTTCAGGAGCTGAATTAGGTTACCATGGTTTCTATGGTTATGACGGGACTACATATGCACGGGGTGCATATGCAATCTCCCAAACTACGGAAAATTGGTCTGCCACTGCACACGGAACCAAATATGCTATTGCTACTACACCTAACGGCTCTACTACTAATGCTGTCCGCTTAACTGTAGAACAAAATGGAAATATTACAATTGTAGGTAATACTTCTGTTGGAGATGCATTAGCAGTAACCGGCAATGCTAATGTCGGTAACTTAGGAACTGCTGGGCTAATCACTGCAACTGGTAATATCACAGGTGGTAATATATTAACAAGTGCTGCTGTTATTGCTAGCACTTTAACATCAAATGTGGCTACTGGTACTGCACCGTTAACTGTTACCTCTACTACAAGAGTTGCCAACTTAAATGTTAATTACGCTAACGTAAGCGACTTTAATGTAGTCACAACACAAACAACCGGCGTATATTACCCGACGTTTGTAAGTGGTAATACAACTGCTAATTATGCATTAGGTTCAAATACTGCATTCTCCGCCAATTTAGCAAATGGACATTTTGCTGCTACACTTCTTGGCGGAACATTAACAACTGGCAACCAATCAAATATCACTACAGTAGGCACACTTACATCTATTTCAATGGCAACTAATGCCAGTATTACTTTGTCTGGTCTTTCTTCTCAGATAACAGGTGCTAACTTAATATCAGGAAATTTTATTACTGGTACATTAACTACTGCAACACAACCCAATATCACAAGTGTTGGTACATTAACCTCATTATCAGTAACTGGCAATATAACAGGTGGTAATCTCATTGGTACTTTTGCAAACGGCACAAGTAATATTGCTATTCCTACAGCAAGCGGAAATATAAACATTACTGCGGCCGGAGGAACAAATGAATTAGTAATTACTAGCACCGGAATTAATGTTACCGGAACACTAAATGCTACTGGCAATGCCAACGTGGGTAATATCGGTGCGACAAATGCTAATGTTACTGCGATAACTGCAACTGGCAACGCTAATGTAGGTAATTTAGGCACAGGGGCTTTAGTAGCTACCGGTAATGTAACATTCACTGGACCGAACGTCAGCTTGGGTTCTGTAAGCAATCTTAAAATTACTGGCGGTTCTGCTAATGCTATTCTCATCACTGATGGTGCTGGTAATTTATCATTTGTTAGTTCTACTACTGGATATGTTCATACACAATCAGTGTCAAGTGCAACTTGGACGGTGACACATAATTTAGGTGTTCAATATGTTAATGTCCAACTTGTAGACGCAACAGGAAACAGTTGGACTGGTAGATATAATTATCCTACAATCACATTCAATAACACAACAACCTTAACTGTAACTTTTGACAGCGCCCAGACAGGTTATGCGGCAGTAACGTCGGGCGGCGGCCAGCAAGGACCCTCAGGATCCGGTGGATCAAATATTGCAAACGGTACAAGTAATGTTAACATCGCTACTTCAGGTGGTAATGTTACTACCTCAGTAGGGAATGTTGCTAACGTATTTGTTGTTACCACGACAGGTGCAAATGTAACTGGAACATTGAACTCAACCGGCGGATTAGTGCGCAGAGTTAATGCTCTCGCAGACGGAACGTCAATTACTATCAATGCAGACACAACAGACATGGCAACCCAAATAAATACACAAGTTACAGGCACATTGACTATTAATGCTCCAACTGGAACACCATTAAATGGACAGATGGTCATGTTACGAATAAAATCAAGCAACGTCCAAACCTTTTCGTGGAATTCTATTTTTGATGGATCATCTGATTTGGCTTTACCTACAGCAACATCAGGAAGTTCATTGACAGATTATCTGGGTTTTATATATGATTCAACTGCAATTAAGTGGCAGTTGATTGCTAAGAACTTTGGATTTTAAGGAGTTAAATTATGGAAGATATTATCGAAACAACAGACGATGGTCAGATTCGCATTATCTTTGAGAAGACCGATGGTGTGAATAATTATAGAGATGCTCTCTATTATAGAGCAGATGTATATCCTACAGTTGATCCAGCTGAAATTGAAATGGAAAAAGATCGCAGATTCAATAATTGGCTTGAAGCTATTAAAGGGGTTCCCGACCCGGTTCCTGAGGAGACAGCAATAACATTACCGGGGCTGACAGAACCTACACCAACACCGACTATTCAAGAGTTGCTACAGCAAGGTTAATCAATGGCAAATAGATATTGGGTTGGAGGAACGGGTACATGGGATGCCACGACAACTACTAACTGGTCAACGACTAGTGGTGGTTCTGGAGGTGCGTCGGTTCCAAGTACCGCCGACGTTGCTATCTTTGATTCAGCATCCAATGTCGCAGGCGCCGGCGCCAGTTATACCGTAACTAGAACCGCCACAACAAACGTTCAGGGTATCAATATGGCTAATCCATCTGCTGGTACTTTGACGTTTGCCGGATCAAGCGTTATTGGTGTTACAACGGCAGGTTTAACCATATCCGGTACTATAAACTGGACAAATACCGGTACATTAACTGCATCGGGTACAACATCTACATTTAATACCGGTACAACGACGATAGCAAGTACTATTGTTATTAGTGGTGCTTCTATTACAGTTACACTTAATGGTAATGTTAGTACCTCAGCAGCATTAACACTCACACAGGGTACCTTGGCACTCGGAACAAACACATTTACAGCTTTAACTGCTAATATTTCTGGTACATCAACGAGAACATTCAACTTTGGTACTGGTAATTTAACACTCACTGGTAATGGTATAACAATCTTTACAGCTACCACACAGACAAGTTTGACTGTATCAGGTACTCCTACTATCAACTGCACATATGCTGGTTCTACTGGTACAAGAACTATTGCTTGTGGTGCAGGTGTTACCACGTTTAGATTCAATATTTCTGCCGGTTCTGATACTGTAACATTTACAGCAAATAATAGAGTTAACAATCTAAATTTTACCGGATTTTCTGGTACTCTTTCAAATGTTGCTTTATCTTTATACGGTAATGTTACTTTATCCAATACAATGACTCTAACAGCAGGCGCGAATGCATGGACATTTGTTGGATCTTCAACACTTACTACAAATGGTGAACTTTTAGATTTTCCTGTTACAATTAACGGCAGCGGTATTACCGTAACATTAGGAGATGCTTGTACTATTGGTTCAACAAGAACATTAACTCTTACTCAAGGAACATTAGCTCTTAGCTCTTTTACACTTTCGGTTGGTCTATGTACTATTTCAGGTACTACCGCTAGAACTTTTAACTTTGGTACAGGTAATTTAACTCTTACTGGTAATGGCGCAACAATCTTTGATGCTACTACTCAAACAAATTTGACTGTATCTGGAACACCTGTTATTAATTGTACATATGCTGGTTCTACTGGTACAAGAACTATTACATCAGGCACAACTGCTACTACATTTAGTTTTAATATTTCTGCTGGGACTGATACCGTATTATTTACAGATAATAACTTTGTAAATGATCTAAATCTTACCGGATTCGCGGGTACTATTACTGCAACTATAACTATCTATGGTAGCTTGACTAATGTATCAGGCGTAACTTTTGCTTCGAACGGTCTTACTTTTGCCGCTACCACTACAGGTAAAACTATTACAAGTGCAGGTAGAACTTTTGCGTTAATAACATTTAATGGTGTTGGTGGCGGCTGGACGCTTCAAGATGCTATGTCATCAGCTGGTGCTATCACAGTCACAAATGGTTCACTCAATACAAATGGATTTAGTGTTATTGCTTCACAATTAAGCTCTAGCAACTCAAATACAAGAACGATCACTCTTGGTTCATCTACAGTATCGCTCCTTGGAACAACACCTGTTGATTTTACTACATCTACCAATCTTACATTTAGTTCTGGTACGAGTCAAATCAATTGTTCAAGTGGATCTAGTACTACATTTCAAGGTGGTGGCCAAACGTTTTACAATGTAAGCTTTACTAACAGCGCCGTAACAAATTATTTTATATTTGGAATTAACACCTTTAATAATTTAAGTTTTCCTACGACTACCACAAGAGCTTCTGTAGCATTTAATGCTAATCAAATCATTAATGGCACATTAACTGCTAACGGTACAGACGAAACGAAAAGATATAGTATTGGTGGTGGCGGGTCTATTAGACAAATTACGGCTAATGCAATTTCACTTTCATATGTTAATTTTTCAGACATTACCGCGGCTGGATCTTCTATACCATGGACTGGTACATCATTTGGTGATATAGGAAATAATACAAATATTACATTTGACGCACCAAAAACTGTATATTGGAATTTAGCCGGCGCTAATAATTGGTCATCAAATGGTTGGGCAGCTTCGTCTGGAGGTTCACCAAGTTTATCCAACTTTCCGTTACCTCAAGATACAGTTATTATAGATAATTCTTCAGCTGGAACTTCTATTACAGTAGATCAAATTGGTTATAATATAACAGATTTAGATACATCTACTAGAACAAGCGCATTTTCCATCATAGTTAATAACGGAATCCTAATATTAGGTGATATTACACTTAGCTCATCGCTTACTATAAGTGGTACCGCTATTTTAAATATGTATAGTATTACTGGATCTTCACGCTCATTAACTACTAATGGTGCTACCATAAGCGCAGTAGTTAGTATTACAGGCACAGATAATAACAATGCAGGAACTGTTACATTAGGTAGTAATTTTACTTCTACAAATTCATTTGTTCTTAGCAGTGGTTTGCTTAATCTAAATAATTATACCTTGCAAGCGACCACGTTTGAGTTTGGTTCAAATACACTTACTACGCAACTTAATTTCGGTAACTCAGGTACAATAAATCTTACTGCTACAACTACTACTACTGTCTGGTTTGTGCCTGCTGTGGCGGTACCAAGTATTACTATTCTTGGCACTTCAAATGTTAGATTGACTGGAGCCGCCGGCGCTGGTATTACACGAACTATTCAACCGGGCGCGGTGTCAGAAGCCAATTCTATTAATTTCTATGTCACGGCAGGTGCTGGCACAGTTTCAATTACAGCCGGTAATGTACGGGATTTAGACTTTACAGGTTTCACCGGTTCGTGGGCCAATACTGTACTGACCATCTATGGCAGTCTTAATATTGCTACCGGTATGACTGTTACAGCTGGTGCTAACGCGGTAACATTTGCTGCTACTTCAATTGGTAAGACTATCACATCTGCAGGTAAAACATTAGGCTTTCCTGTTGTCTTTAATGGTATCGGAGGCGAGTGGACTCTCCAAGATGCTATGACTACAGGTACGACCTACGGTGTCACTCTTACATATGGTTCATTGATTCTTAATAACTTTACGCTGACTTGTAATAACTTTGCGTCTAATAACTCAAATATTCGTTTTATTGATTTTGGATCATCTGGTACTATTGCTGTAAATGGTACTGGTACTGTATGGGACACAACATCAGTACAAGAGTTGTTTATCTACGGCACGCCTGTTGTAAATATGACCAATGCTACAACGACTGCTAAAACTATTACACCAGGTGCACCTGATGAGACTAATTCAATCTCATTCAAAATATCAGGTGCTGGGGCTGCTACTGTTACAATTACGGCTGGGAATATACGCGACTTAGATTTTACCGGCTTCACAGGAACCTGGGCTAACACAGCACTAACACTTTTTGGAAGTTTAACCGTATCAACTGGTATGACTGTGACAGCTGGTGCTAATGCTTTAACATTTGCAGCATCATCGACGGGTAAGACTATAAGATCAAATGGTAAGACTCTTGGATTCCCGATTACCTTCTCATCAACTACAGGTGGATGGACATTACAGGATGCTCTTAACATTGGTGCAAATGCGTTGACTATTAACTCAGGAACGTTTTCTACTGGTGGCTTCAATGTAACTGCTGCTTCATTATCCTCTAGTAATAGCAATACTCGTTCTATTACACTTGGTGCTTCTACAGTCGCATTATCTGGCACTGGCACAGTATGGAATTTTACTACTACTGGTCTTACGTTTAGTTCCGGAACATCTACGATTAGTTTTTCTGGTGCTAGTGTAACATTGCAGGGGGGCGGACAGACATTTTATAACATGTCATTCACATCTACAGCGCCTACGGATATGACTTTTAATGGCGCTAATACCTATAACAATCTAACATTTACGCATCCAGCCGCAGCTTCTTATGTGCAAGTAGTATTTAATGCCAATCAAACTATCAATGGCACTTTATCTGTAACAGGAACATTACTTAATACTGCTAGGCTCGCATTTATTGGCAGCCTCACACCTGCCACAAGAACAATTTATGCTGGTGCTATTTCAGGTCTTGATGATATTGATTTCAAAAATATTGTGGCTTCTGGTCCAGCTACACCATGGACAGGCACAAGGCTTGGCGATGCAGGGGGAAATAGTAATATTACATTCGCGGCAACAAAGACTGTTTATTGGAATCTAACTGGTACACAAAATTGGAATGCTACAGCTTGGGCTACAAGTTCTGGTGGCACACCTGCTGCCGCAAACTTTCCTTTGCCACAAGATACTTGTATTTTTGATAATACCGGAGCAGCAACTACCGTTACCATAAATGCTAATTATATGATAGGTACTCTTAATATGAGTGCCAGAACCAGTGCTGTAACATTAAGTATACCTGGTTTTAATTATCCTGTCGTGAATGGAGATGTTAATTTAGGCTCTGGTGTAACAGTTTCGGGCGTTAGTTATAGTTTTGTTTTTATTAATACAGATACACAAACATTTACTAGTTCTGCTATATCAATTACAGGATCATTGTTAGTATACGGCTCTGGTACTCTTAATCTCGGCTCTGCTATAACATTAGGTAGCGAAATACAGCAATATTTTGGTACTTTCAATACCCAAAATTATAATGTAACTTGTGCAGGAGTTTATATTGACTCTAGTTCATCATTTAATAGAACAACAAATCTAGGTTCCTCCACAATAACTATAACTGGAGGCTCCTCTAGTACTGGACTTAGACTTTACGGGTTAAGTAATGGTTCAACTACATTCAACGCCGGTACAAGTACTATAACATTTAGCGGAACAACATCTGCCTTAATTCTAGATGGTATGGCTACATTTCGTAATCTTTCATTTACTAATACCACAATCAGTAATATCTATATCGGCAGTTCAACCTATATAGGTAGTACGGCGTATACATCTACGGTTTCGTTTACTTGTAATAATTTCACGGTTACTGGTAGATCAGGTTCCGTCGGCATATCTCGAATTCAGTTCCAAGGCTGTACTGGTGTAACAGTTAATGGAACATTTACACTTAATGCTGGTACCAGTGTAATCTATAGAACATTTTTGTATTCGTTTGACACAACTACAACAATTACAGCAGCAGCGGTCGGAACTTTTACAGATATTGATTTCCATAATATTACAGCGGCTGGTGCTGCTGGTACATGGTCAGGTACAAGACTGGGTAATGGTAGTGGTAATAGCAATATTACATTTCCAGCAGCTAAAACTGTATACTGGAATTTAACAGGTACTCCTCAAAATTGGTCTGCTACTGCTTGGGCTACTGCTCCGTCTGGTACTCCTGCTTTAAATAACTTTCCATTAGCACAGGATACTGCTGCATTTACAAATAATGGTACCGCAATTGGTCAAGTAGTAACATATAATGCAAACTATCTTGTCGGTTCAATTACATATGCTTCTAGAACTACGGCTACAACTTTAGCTTGTACATCATTTGCGCCTTGGATGACTGGTAGTTTAACTCTTTATAGCTCGTTGACCTCTTCTGGTACGACAGCTATCAACTTTATTGGAACTGGCACACAAAGTATTAATACTGCTGGTATCACAATGACCTATGGTCTGAATCTTGTTAATACAGGAACGGTTCAGTTAAGTGCTGCTACGACTACAACAGGTACTATTACACATGGAAGAGGTACGCTTAATCTAAATGGGTTTACTTTGACTGGTGCTTCGTTTACAGAAACATTTGTTCCTACTAATAGAACTATAACATTTGGTACTAGTACAATTAATTTGACTGGTAATAGTGCTACTATTTTGAGTTATCAAAATGGTGTAGGAACATATCTCACTATGACCGGCACACCTACGTTCAATTGTACTTATAGTGGTGCAACTGGAACGAGAAGTATAAATTTACTTGATTCTTCTGTCACTTCTGTAAATATTAATGTAACTGCTGGAACAGATATATTGAATCTAACTAACAGATATATCAATAACTTAAATCTAACTGGATTCGGGGGAAAACCTACTGGTCTTTCAAATTCTATCTTTATTTATGGTGATGTTGATTTAGGTAGCTCAGTAGATTTAACTACTACTAATTTTATTTTTTCATTTCGAGGATCAACAGATCAGACTATTAAATCAAATGGTAGATCAGGGGGTATCTTAATAGAAGTAATTAAAACTTCAGGAACATTGAGGCTACTTGACAATCTAACTTTAAACTCCACAAATGACACAGGAGGCTTTTATCTAGTCTCAGGTACATTTGATTTGAACGGATTTAATCTAACAACAAAAGGTATTAGTATATTAGATACTTCAGCTAAAACTATTACTCAAGGTTCAGGTCAAATTAATATTACCGGTAAAGATGAAGGAGTATTTTCAGGATATTCACGATTTATACCAGTATTTGAAATAGAAAATACTACAGGCTTAACATATACAACACCACTTAATATAACATTCACTGGTACTGCTGGAAATCAGTCATTCTATGGTGGCGGTCTAGAGTACGGAACTATATCTGCTGGCGCTAGTCCTTTATTCATCTATGGTAATAATACAATTGATACTTTGACTAATTCAGCATCGCCTACTATTATTTTATTTGAAGGTGGATCTACACAAAGTCTGACCACATTCAGCGTCAACGGTATCTCAAATGTAAGAACATATCTGACATCTACAAATACAAGTCAATATACACTTAGTAAAGCTACTGCTTGGAATGTCGGAGCTAATACAGATGATAATGGAAATAATACTGGCATATATTATGTTGCTGGCACGGTAGATTATCTTAATATAACCTATATGATAGGTGTATTAATTTCTACTGTCGGTGGACAATTCTTTCTTTTCTTCTAATAAAATTATAAGTAAGTATAATGAATACCTTTCTTCAAGACTATTATACAAGATTAAAACAGTGGCATAAACTCAAAGAAAATCTCGGGAAATCAGACATACAAACTATCTGCATTGAAGTAGATAAGTTTTGGCAACAATGTCCAATGTCAAATCATTATTTACATCCTGCCGACACTATAGACTGGCCCGGTCCATGGGAACTGATATACGACAATAATTATTGTCAGTATGCGCGAGGTTTAGGAATGGTATACACACTATTGTTATTGGGCGTAGAGAACATTGACTTTGTTGACTGTTTAGACGATAATAGTGAAAATGTATGTTTAGTCCTGGTCGACAACGCAAAATATGTTCTTAATTACTACCCTAACTCAGTAGTAAATATGAAACTATCGGATTTTACAAACATCAAATATCTAGATATAACACCATTACAACAGAAAATAGGCAAAGAATGATTAATGTAACCAAGCGATCAGGAAACAAGGAGCCACTTGCTTTGGAAAAGTGGCAAGCACAAATATCTAAAGTATGCAATGGAACGGCTGATATAAGTCAGTCTATGATTGAAATTAAAGCTCACCCTCACTTTTTTGATGGTATTACTACCAGAGAAATCGATGAAATAACTCTGAGAGCTATCGTAGATTTGATTGATGTTGAAAGTAATCCTGATGTTGGTCACACGAATTATCAATTTGTAGCCGGTAAGCAAAGATTATCTATGCTTCGTAAAGATGTTTACGGAGAATATACCCCACCTCCATTGTATGAGATTGTAAAGAAGAACATATCGGTGGGCCTTTACACTCCTGAATTATTATCTTGGTACACTGAGGAAGAGTGGAACAAGATGGATGAATTCATTGATCACGAAAAAGATGAGGAGTACTCATACGCAGCAATTGAACAACTTATTGAAAAATATCTTGTTCGCAACAGAGCCACGAAAGAAGTATATGAAACACCTCAAGTTAGATATATGGTCGCGGCTGCAACAGTCTTTCATATGGAAGAATCTAGCAAGCGTCTTAAGTTTGTTAAAGAATATTATAATGCAGCTAGTGATGGTTTGTTTACACTTGCCACTCCTGTTCTGGCTGGTCTTGGTACCCCAACCAAGCAATTCTCCTCTTGTGTTCTTATTCGCAGCGATGACGATCTGGATTCAATCTTCGCTTCTGGTGAAATGATGGCTAAGTATGCTAGCAAACGTGCTGGCATCGGCTTAGAAATCGGCAGACTTCGCCCTCTCGGTTCGCCTATCCGAGGGGGAGAGATTATGCACACTGGCATGATTCCCTTCTTGAAGAAGTGGTTCGGTGATCTTCGTAGTTGCTCACAAGGCGGCATTCGTAATGCTAGTGCTACTGTCTTTTATCCTATCTGGCATCATCAGTTTGATGATTTGATCGTTCTCAAGAACAATCAGGGCACTGAGGAAACTCGTGTTCGTCATATGGACTATGGTGTAGTTCTCTCTGCATTCTTTTGGAGACGCTTTAAGAACAAAGAGAACATCACGTTCTTTGATCCAAACGAAGTACCTGACTTGTATGAAGCATTTTATAAGGACACAAAGAAGTTTGAAGAACTTTATGTGAAGTATGAAAAGCGTAAGGATTTACGTAGAAAGGTAATGAGTGCTGAGGAAGTCTTCAAGGGAGGCATTCTCAAGGAACGCACTGACACAGGTAGAATCTATCTAGTGTTCATTGATAATGTTATGAATCAGGGTCCATTTGATCCTGAGTATCATACAATCTATCAATCAAACCTTTGTGTTGAGATACTTCTTCCTACAAAGCCATTCAAAAGATTAGACGATCCAACTGGGCGTATCGCGCTTTGTACCTTAGGAAGTATGAATTGGGGTGCATTTAGAAATCCAGAAGATATGCGCAGAGCGTGTAGATTATTACACAGAAGCTTGAACAATATATTAGACTATCAGGATTTCTTATCAATTCAAAGTAAGTTGAGTAACGAAGAAATCAGACCAATTGGTATAGGCGTTACTAATCTTGCATATTGGCACGCCAAGCGCGGATATAAGTATGGTGATATAGAAGCATTGCAAGAAACTAAAAGCTGGGCTGAACATCAAATGTATTATCTTACTGAGGCTACTGTTGAACTCGCTAAGGAACGCGGCAAGTGCTTAGATAGTGACAAGACTAGATATGGTCAGGGTATTTTCCCTTGGGAGCTTCGTGCTGAGGGTGTAAATGAACTTGCAGACTTTACTCCTGAACTTGACTGGGAAACACTAAGAGCCGAAATGAAAGAACACGGTGTTCGTAACGCTACACAAGGTGCTATTGCTCCAGTAGAATCATCAAGTGTAGCGATCAATTCAACAAACGGCATTGCATTGCCAATGAGTTTGATTAGTGTTAAGGAATCAAAGGCTGGATCGTTCGTGCAGGTTGTTCCAGAATATCATAGATTAAAGAACAAATATCAGTTGATGTGGGAACAAACAGATTGCTTAGGATACATCAAAACAGCCGCTGTTCTAGCAGCATATATGGATCAAAGTATCTCAATGGATACTTTCTATAATCCTGCACATTTCCCTGATCGTAAGGTACCTACTACATTGATTGCTAAGAATCTAATGCTTGCACATAAGTATGGTTGTAAGACGGTATATTACAGTCTCATAAACAAGCAAGGTTCGAAAGAAGAAGAGGATGAAGCACCACTTGAAGCTATTGACTTTTTTGAAGAAGACGAATCCTGCGAGGCTTGTAAGTTATGACTACCAATAGAACAGATTTTAACTCTACTTGGTTGGCAGAAATGCCACAAAATATCGGCAAGACACAATTGTATGATTGGTTGACATATAATATATATGATCTTATTAAAGAAGGAGCCAAAGTAATAAACCTGACAGATAGTTTGAAAAAAATAGATGGACAAGAAGTCAAATATTATTGGTACGAGAATAAGAATGGTGTGATATTGTTGGGAGCTGAATTAGAAATTAAGCCGCAAGGATTGGTAGTTAATGGTTTGGCTAAAAATCCTGATATATCAGGCTCCCCCTACGCAGCAGATTTATACGAAGCTATTCTTAACGACACTAATAGATCAATAAGATTAATAAGTGATGCAGATATGAGCGAAGACGCTTTTAAGGTTTGGGTTAGATTGTTACAATCGGGACATAAAATATCAGTATACAATACGGATCAACCAGGACAAACTTTCACTACACTTGCGACGGTTGATGATCTGAAACAATATTTTTCTCCTGATGATACTAATTTTAGAAAATATAGATTTGTGTTATCTGAATCAGGTGACAATTATCTTAACACTAGAAGTCATTTTAACACAAGACGAATGAGAGAATTAGCAGGATTGGGATTAGAAGATTAATATGTCAAAGCAACAATACAATCTAAACACAAAGACTGATTACCTTCAGCGCAAGATGTTTCTTGATCCTGCGGGTCCTGTAACTATCCAGCGTTTTGAAGAAGTCAAGTATCAAAAATTACAGAAGATTGAACAAACGGCTCGTGGATTCTTTTGGGTCCCAGAAGAAGTTAATCTATCTAAAGATGCTAATGATATGAAGGAAGCTAGTGAAGCGGTATCTCATATCTTTACTAGCAATGTTCTTCGTCAGACCGCACTTGACAGTTTACAAGGTAGAGCACCAGCACAAGTCTTTACTCCTGTTTGCTCTATTCCAGAATTAGAAGCTATTATGAGTAATTGGTCGTTTTTCGAAACGAACATTCATAGTCGTTCATACTCACATATCATTCGTAATATCTATAATGTTCCTAAAGAAGTGTTTAACACTATCCACGACACTACAGAAATTATTGATATGGCGTCTAGTGTCGGGAAATATTATGACAAGCTTCACCTTCTTAATTGCAAGAAAGAGCTTGGACAGAAGGTAGACGAACAAGAGCATATCAACAGCATTTGGTTAGCACTTCACGCAAGCTATGCACTTGAAGCATTTAGGTTTATGGTATCATTTGCGACTAGTCTGGGTATGGTTGAGAATAAGCTGTTTATGGGTAATGGGAACATTATTAGTCTTATTCTCCAAGATGAATTGTTACACAAAGAGTGGACTGCTTGGATCATTAATCAAGTTGTTAAAGAAGATCCTCGCTTTGCTAAGGCAAAGATTGATTGCGAACCAGAAGTTCACAAGATTTATGAAGATGTGATTCGTGAAGAAAAAGACTGGGCTAGATATCTATTCAAGAAGGGTCCAGTTATTGGTCTTAATGAAAAAATTATGATAGACTTTGTTGACTACAATGCAATAGATGCACTTAAGCAGATTGGAATTAAATACTGGAATATAGCACCCAAGTCTACTCCTATTCCTTGGTTCAATAAGCACGTGGATACCTCCAAAAAGCAAACGGCCTTGCAAGAATCTGAAAGTACCTCGTATGTGATCGGTGTTATGACCGACACATTAGATTACGACGAATTACCAGATTTATAAGGATAAAACTCTTAATGACTGAAAATAAATTGTTTATCCCGGACTTAAGAATTGGTCCTACTAGCAGGACTGACTTCAATGAGACTTGGTTGGTTGAAATGCCACAAAGATTAATAGGAAAAGCAAACAATTTATATAAAAATATGAAGCATAATATAGACGAGCTACAGAAAACGGTCCCGTCGGATTCTATAACTGATTTAGGTAATGGTTATTATACATATATCGGGGGAAAAATATTGTATGTCTGGTTAACCGACCCTAACACAAATGAATATGTGATAATTTCTGAATTGGAAATAAGACCTCAGGGATTAGCGGTAGTAGGAACATCTAAAAATCCTAAATATACAGGAAAACCACCCTATGCTTCCGATTTATATTTTACTATATTGAACAATACTAATTACTCTATACTTATGTCTGATACTATGCTTTATGATGAAGGATTTGACATATGGGCTAGATTATTAGACTTAGGTGGAATAATATCAATTTATGATATAGACAATCCCGGTGGGTCATTCAAAACAATTACCGATAAAAAGGAGTTAGAATCGGTTTTTGGTTATGCAGAAGATTATAAAAGATACCGGTTTGTGCTATCAAAACCGGGCACTCATTTAATGGAAACAAAGTCACAGTTTAACACTCGTAGAATGCGAGAGTTATCCGGTATGAATATAGAGGATTGATAAGAAAGGAAAACATTATGCAAGCAATTATATGGTCAAAGGATAACTGCCCCTATTGTGTGCAGGCAAAGAATCTATTATCACAGAAGGGTATTGAATATATAGAAAAGAAGATTGGTGAAGGATATACAAAGGAAGATTTGTTAGAAGCAGTTCCTGATGCTCGTACCGTACCTCAAATCTTTTTAGATGAAGAATACGTGGGTGGGTTCAATGAACTCAGAACAAGACTGCTCCCGCAAGCAGCATAAGGAAAATTATGACTATTAAGAAAGATGAAGTTTGGGTTTTTAAGTTGAACTCGGGTGAAGAGATTGTAACTAAGGTGGTTGAAGTAACTGACAGTGAAATCGTAATTCACGATCCATTATCTGTAGCTCCGGGACCTCAAGGAATGGGACTTATTCCTAGCCTATTCACCGCAGATCCGAAGGCTGAGACTAGATTAAATAAGAATAGTATATCAATTTATGCATTGGCTGATGCTACTATCAAGTCAAAGTATATTGAAGCTACAACCGGTATTGTGATGCCGGAGAAAAAGCTGATTTTAGGTTAGTATAAATATTATTAACAAAGGATACGGAATGCCACAACTTAGTAGAAAAGGCGATCAAGATTCCGGCGGCGGCCGAATTATACGCGGTGCAGGAACAGTATTTGCAAACGGTATTCCAGTAGGACTGCACGTAAGCGATATTACTTCTCACGGTATTGGTCCACACGCCTCAGCAAAAACCACAGAAGGTAGTCCTACTGTGTTTGTTGAAAATTGTCCTGTTCTACGGGTTGGGTCAGGAAATACTTGCGGTCATCCTATTTCGCAAGGTAGCCCAGACATTTTTGTACCTTAAGGATTATTATGTCAGACACAGGTAAACAAAATCCATTAGGAGTAAATGTCTTAGGATCATTTCTAGTTAATACGGGACTGAACATTAACCCGGTAGCTGAATCATATATAGGAAAAAGCAAAACTAATTCTCAGTATGATATGGGAAAACTAGTTAACGGAACCGTATTACGACTATTGACTTATGCGATTAATGATGCATATGCTCGCGGTGTTGCAGTATCCGGTCCAGAAAAAACTGTCACTAACTCGACATACGATAATCTAATTTCGATAGGTGAAGATCAAGTAGAAGCATTAGGTAACGCCAAACCACCTACTTTTAAGGACAATGATCCTTCTGGTAAATGGACTGATGCAGGGACACCTGCCGCGACTTCGTATGGTATTTCAGGAAACACTGGGCAGGGCCAAGAAGCTTCTTGGATACCATATGATACTTCTAACCCCAATAAATCAGTAACTCAGTGGGGTTATGCAAGATTACACGCACTACAAGCGTGGGATGAGTTTAATTATAATGGCGTTCCTGATCAAGCGAATCCGGACTATGGTCAATTTTGCGGATCATTTTTGTCAGCGTCTAGTGCTATAGATTATATTAATCGTGCTATAATGACCTCGCATAATTCTGATGATTTTATGGATAATATCTATAGTAATATGGATGACTTAATTACTGCTGATGTATCTGGAATTAGTTTATCAACTAAAGAATTTGGAAGCGATTTAGAAAAGTTAGGTAAAATAATAAATTTAAGTAGACTGGATGCATTTGGTTTACCTTCTGTCTTGTTAGAAATTCTTGGTAAAAACATTGCGGTTACGCAAGACCTTTCTTTATTGTTGCTTACTGCGGGATTGTCAGGATCAGAGATAGCTGCGATCACTAACGGTACATTAACAAGACCTACTACGGATCAAGAACAAAAAATATACGAGTCATTTAAATTAATTCAAGGACAAAATCTTGCAACTATCTTAGCATCTTTGCAATGTAAAACAGCAGGATTAGAATCATTAGCTGATTTGTTAGATGTTAAAAAGCTTTTCCCTAATTCATATCAATCATTAACTGTTCCTATGTATAATAGCGAGGTAGGATTACCTACAAATAGTAAAACATACTATTTGATTTACGAAGGTGAGGGAGTAAATTCTGCGTTATCTACTCCTGATATGGAAGATTATGTGGGAGTGCAACTTCCATATGGTCCTCCTCCCATTGCAGAAGGTAGTTTATCTCCTGAAAATTATCAAGAGCCTACGCAAGGATTTGGTTCTTACTTACGAGGAATATTACCGGATGACCAGGCTATAGCCGCCGGCGCATTTCAATTCACTATGCGTCAAGTAGGTAAGATTCACCAGGCAGATTCTAAGAAGTTTGCTAAAGTCGCTAAAGCAATGGAAAATACTGCCGGGCTGTCATTGATCAATGGTACTAGTAAACCCACAAATCAAGCATCAACTGACAACGCGATAACGAATTTATCTTTGGGAACAGGACCATATGGAACTTATACATTTTCTGATATGTTCGGTTGTATGAGTGGACTTCCCTATCCTTGGGAAGCGATTTATAATAAGTTTAACGAATTGCCATTAGACAAATTAAAAAACATATATCAGCAGTTATTTTTAGCAGTAGAATGGGAACCAGCTACCGCTACAGTAGAAGTTACTCCAACCTATACAAACGTTCAGCATTATATTGCAAATGCAGCCAATCCTGATTATCCTTCAATTGACCCAACGAATCCATATTTGCAATGCGGTACTGGGACGCCAACTACAGACCCTTGCTGTCAGCCTAGAATAGACACACTTTCGTATACGTTAGCTGTTGCCGGTGATGGCTTAGGAGGAGGATATGGTAGAGGAACGGCACCCGCCCCGGTTGTTACAATTACTCCCAATCCCGGAGGTGCTTCAATGACTGCTATTGTAGGGACTGATGATAAAAATGCGGGGTCAAACGGAGAAGGGACGTTCGGCCGAATAACGTTTGGTCCCCCCAACGACGGCTCTTCGGTGAATTACAACACCGTCTATAATTATTTAAATGACAATCCGCCATCACTAACAGGAGGCAATGCGCCCCCAAATGTAACTATTACAGTAGAATGTCCCCCGACTGCTACTCTCCCAATTCAGCCAGACGGTTCAGTAGCAACGGGCGGAACTAATACGCCTGACGGCACGACTGGTTGGGCTAGTCCAATGAATGGAGTGGTTCAAGCATATATTGATCAGGCAAATGAATTCATAGAAGAATTTGCATTGACATATCCTCAAGAAGCAGAATACTTAAACATTTTTTGGAATCTTTTGGGTGAGCAATTATTGATTGAACAGAGAACTAGATATAATCTATTACAACCTGTTCCAATTCCACAAAATACTTGGATAAATCCTTATCCCACAACAACTATTGTTTTTGTTGATGCACTCCCCGGCTTTGCACAAGACACTAGGCCCCATATGTCAGTGCAGACACTTGAAGCAATAAGCAATCTTGATCTAGTAGGGGGTCAAAGTGTTGTGGGTGCAATGCGACAAGATAGAAATGAAGCGCGATTGTCAAATATTGGTATTGGGTTAGATAATAATATCCCTGACGAAATATCAGCAATGGATTTTAAAACATTAACGACAAATGGAACTGTTCTAGCTGGACTAAACAATGATATAAATGGCTATACTGAGCCATCTTGGCCTGTTAATATTATAAACAATGAAGAAGTAAGCCCTATTCCAGATGGAATATATACGCCCACTGATACCGGATTGATTGGAACATTTGAAGAAACAACTGATGTTGCGCCTGCATTTGGTGTCATTGATCCTATTATAGCCGGCACAACAGACAATCCGGTTGTCGGCCCATATGTACCAGTTGGTCCTAGCACATCAGATGAAAATTCTACTATCTATATGCCTGACACTGATTTGACTGGAGTTACAGAATCACCGAACAACTTAGGTGACGACGGCATACCTATAATTCAGCCTCCTTCCCAGTTAGATCCTTCAAATGTCCCTTATAATTTAGATCCTAACTATACAAGCAGCACACTGCTTCCGGCAACATTAAGCGTCAAGGATGCGATTGCTAAGGTTATTGAGTGCAATTGTGATTGCTGGGTAAAATAATCGGTTGACACGGTTACCCAAAACTGATATAACAGTCATATAAAGAGCAAACGAAAGGTTCTGTATATGGCTTATCCCAAGACTGTTCTCGTTGGTGATCGTGTTCGCTACGAATCTGCTGCTGGTACTATCCGCGGGGAAGTTGTAGCAATCGTTGATCGTATGTGCGCCGACGATGTTGTTCGCCCTTGGATTGGTGTTCAGCACTATCTCAATGGTCGTGAAACTGTCACTTATCTGTCGGACGCTGCTCTCGAAATGATGAAGTTCGTAGTGACTTTCCGTGACATTGATATTCAGATTGCTCGTGGTGAAAAGGTAGCTGCGTAATGTGGACTCTCGCTAAAGTTCTCAACGGTTTTGCAGATTTGCAGAACGAACGTTTTCACACTTTTGCTGTCAAGTATAACGGCAAGGTTGTCGGACAACTTAAGTTTACCAGTCGTCCTAAGAATGCCGGCGGGCCAGCTTGGCAGGGTAAGATTTTCAATAGTACCAAGCACTTTGGTATGGATGTTTCCTTCTTCGGTAAGAATAAGCAAGAGGTTCTTGAGTGGTTCAAGACCGAAGGACCTCGACATATTGATTTGCCCGAAGCTGAAATCTCTGCTTGACATTCTCTATACATTCACATATAACTATATTATTACAACGGCATAAAGGAGTAAAAATGTCCGTATTACGCATAGTGGCAGTTGGTGCCCTAATTCTGGTTGCAGTCCCGGTAGGATGCACTTATCTCGGTGTTTTTAATACCGCTGCTACTGCTCCCGGCCGTGTCATCAACAAGACACTTGAAACCAACAACATCGTTTTCAATTATGAACGATTCTTCGATGTTAATGCAAACTATGAATCTCGTGTTTCGCAGATTAAGGAACACAAGGCATTGCTTGCAGAAACGACTGATCCTACTGAAAAGACTAATCTTAGGATCGAACTCTCGGGTATGAAGCAAAGCTGCCGAGAACTTGCTAATGGCTATAATGCTGATAGTAAGAAGCTTAATCGTGGGCTGTTTAAGGATCGCAACCTTCCCTACGAACTTGATGTAACTGTTTGCGAATAAGGAAATGATTATGAATAAGTTTGGAATTGTTGCTGCTCTTGCAGCATCATTTGCTCTTGCTGGGTGTGATGTTCAGTCTGAGCCAAAGACTGCTAAGGATGTTCAAGCTGAAAAGGCTGCTGCTGCCGCTAATTCAATTAAGTTTAATGAAAATGCTGAAATTGACAATATCAAGCAGCGTCTTGAATTGACAAGTAATCCGGGTCAGATCGGATTCGTTCTATTGCTTAATGAAATGGGCAAGCCCGTAATGTATGCAAGTGTCAAGGGTAAGATCACTTCTGGTGGCAAGCGACTGACTCGCCCTCAGGAATTTCAGTGTCTTGGCGTCGCAGGTGGCGGATGTAGCTATGAAGTAGTCGAAGCTCCTAGCGATGAAGGCACTTATGGTAACTCTACCCCTTATGTGTTCTTCTGGACTACTGATGGTCAGTATTTTCAGTGGGCTGGTAAGTACCTTTACAGTGACAAGCCGTTTCGTATCAGCGATCCTACTATCGTTGTTCTTACCTCTAACTCTAACTAAGGAATATTGAATATGATTTTTATTGGTTTGATTGCTCTTGCTGCTATTGTCGGCATTAGCATTATTTGCGCCCTCTTTTGGCGCGTTGTTGTCCCTACTAACGAAGTGCATATCGTTCAGTCAGGTAAGAAGTCTATCTCATATGGGTCTGGACTTGAAGCCGGCAACAGCTACTATGAATTCCCCAGCTGGATTCCCAAGATCGGTGTCACAGTCAGTAAGTTCCCATTGTCAGTGTTTGACTTGAACCTGCTCAATTACGATGCATATGACGTTGATCGTCTTGAATTTCTCGTAGACGTTCGTGCATTCTTCCGAGTAAGCGATAGTCAGACTGCTGCCCAGCGTGTTTCTAACTTCCAGGAACTCAAGGATCAGCTATCTGGTGTTCTACAAGGTGCTGTTCGTAATGTTCTTGCTAAGTATACCCTTGATCACATTATGACAGATCGTGCTACAATGGGCGCAGAATTCTCTGCTGTTGTTGACGAAGGTCTTAAGGAATGGGGTGTCCAGACTGTTAAGACTATTGAGTTTATGAACATTCGTGACGCACAGAACAGCCAGGTTATTCACAACATTATGGCGAAGAAAAAGTCCTTTATTGAAAAGGAAAGTCGTATGGAAGTTGCGAAGAACTTGCAGGAAGCTGAATCCCGAGAAATTGAAGCCCAGCGACAGATTGCATTGAGCAAGACAGAAGCTGAACAGACTGTCGGTCTTCGTGAAGCCGAAAAGGAAAAGATCGTCGGCATCGCTCAGGAAAAGAGTGAGCAGGAAGTTCAGGCAGAAGCTAAGACTACTGCTGAACGACAGATGGAAGTACAGAAGGTTCAGAGCGTCAAGACTGCTGAAATCGAGCGTGAAGTTGCTGTTGTTAAGGCAGAGCAGGATCAGCGAGTCAAGGTGGTGAGTGCAGAAGCCGAGCGTGAAGCTGCAATTAAGATTGCAGAAGGTAATCTACAGGCTACTCTCAAGAATGCAGAAGGTATTCAGGCTGAGGGTATCGCTAAGGGTGAAGCTGAAAAGGCTATCTTGCTTGCCCCGGTTAACGCTCAAATGACGCTTGCTAAGGAAATCGGTGAGAACCAGAGTTATCAGGATTATCTCATCAAGATTCGTAATGTTGAAGCTACCGAAGCTGTTGGTAAGGAAATGGCTGGAGCTATTAAGGCTGCTGATCTTAAGATCATCGCTAACGGCGGTGATGTACAGAGCGGTATGTCTAATCTTGCAGGCGTGTTCAGCCCGGCGGGCGGAACTAGCATTGCAGGTATGTTGACTGCTCTTAGCCAGACAGAAGAAGGTCAGGCTCTTGTCAACGGTGTAATCACTAAGTTGGGTGCACCTAACGCAAAACCTGCTAAGAAAGAAACTTCTAAGTAAGTAGATAAAATGGGTGCCCGCTTGAAAGAGTGGGCACCGCCTTATCTGGATTTTTTTTGGAACATATTATTTCAGATAATTATTAGTATAAAGGAAAGAAATATGAAGAAATATTTATTTGGGCTATGTCTTTCATTATTAGCATCAACTAGTGCAATCGCTGCACCTAATAAAATTGAGACAGAAAATCCCAATGATATCATCGTTACTGCTAGATACAGAAACGAAGAACTACGAAATACTCCTATCGCCATCACTGCAATTGATTCAAAAACGCTGGATCTTCGCGGTAATGTAAACACCGGCGACTTGATGGGCATTGCCCCAAATGTGCTTTTCAACGCACAGCCTTCGGCAGCCGGAACAGCAAGTGTATCTATCAGGGGAATGTCATTTGCTGATGTTGAAAAATCCTATGACCCAACAGTTGCTGTAGTGGTTGACGGTGTCTTTATCGGAACAAGCACTGGACAATATTTGGATTTGTATGATACTTCACAACTTGAAATTTTGAGAGGTCCTCAGGGAACTCTGTTCGGTAGAAACACTATAGGCGGCGTAATTAATATCAAGAGAACAAGACCTCTAGGCAGACTTGATGTTAAGGCAGATGTATCTTACGGAAATTATAATTCATACACTGCAAAAACAGTAGTAAACTTGCCTAAGTTGGCAGACTCTATTTCTACTAAGCTTTGGTATTTTCATAGTCAAAGCGACGGCTTCCTACACCGAGCATCTGATGGAAAGAGTGTAGGAGGATATAATAATGAAAACTTCGGTGCAAGTTTCTTATATGAACCCAGCAATAATTTTAATGCTTTATTAACTGTTGAGAAGCAGATTCAAGAATCAAATCCTTATGTTTCTTCGACAACTAAAAACGGCGAATATCTTTGTGCATTAATTCCTTCTAACCAATGCAATCGCAATCTAACTTCTGATTTATACACTGTTTTTGGAAATACTATTGATGGTAACGAACCTAAAACATATTTTTCTGCTCCATCAGTGACGTTGGAAATGAATTACGATCTTGATGCAGTCAAGCTAACATCCATTTCATCTTATAGGAAGTCAACCGAATATCAGTGGCAGGATTTTGACGGAACTTCATTGGATTTTTCTGCTATCTATAGACAACAAACATTTCGTCAATATAGTCAAGAGTTGAGAGCAGCAGGCAACATTAATAATTCTATTGATTATGTAGTTGGTGCTTATTTCTATGATGGTCGCTACTACCACGCAATGAACACTAGATTCTTTGGTTCGTGGGTCGGGGGTTCTCTTTCGTTACCTAATGCTCAAGTTGCTAAGGGAGGAACAACTTCTTACGCTTTCTTCAGTGATGTTAACGCAAATATTACTGACAACTTGCGATTAGAATTGGGGGGCAGATGGACTCACGACAAGAAGTGGTTAAACCAGTTCTTCTTCTATCAACTAGGAGACTCATCTAAGAATTTCAATAGATTTACTCCTAGAGTTAGCGTGGATTATCATATAAACAAGGATACTATGGTATATGCTTCTTGGTCTCAGGGTTATCGTTCGGGCGGATTTTCTTTACGCGGACTGACTCCTGTATCAGCAACTACACCATTCAATCCAGAGATTGTTGATTCTTTTGAATTAGGAACCAAGGTTTCTTTGTTTGATAACAAACTGAATATATCACTTGCTGGATTTGTTGCAAAATATAAAGGTATGCAGCAAATTACTAATATTCCAGGAGGCCCAACCGGAAATGAGGTCGTAATTGCGAATGTTGCTTCAAGCAACATTAAAGGCGTTGAGCTAGAACTTTCATATAAGCCAGTTAATAATTTAACATTTAATGGTTCATTTTCTGCATTAAAGACGAGTTATAATGGATTTGTTATTAATTCTCCTAACCCGAATTTGGCTCCATTGACTGATACCTACGACTTGTCTAGTGTAGATATGATCTACGCTCCAAAGTTTATGGGAACAGCGAGTGTTAATTATACACTAAAAAATGTTAATTTTAATCTTGCTTATCGTTACGTAGGTCCACACGATGTTTATAATTCGCAAGGACCTGGAATTTTACTAAGTTCAAATGCAAACGGGACACAAAATTATAAAGTATTGACAATGGACCCAGGTGTTCGCTCACCTGCGCTGAATCTATTAGATGCAAGTGTAGCTACATCGTTTTCACTTAATGGCGCAGATGCTAAGTTGACATTTTGGGGTCACAATTTACTTAATTCTAGAGGCCCAGTTCACGCCGCAGGAAACCTAGTAGGTCTTTGGTCTTTGGCTTTTGCTAGAGAGCCCAGGACATATGGAGTCTCGTTGGGACTTCACTTTTAATGTTACAATCTCAATAAAAGAAAATAGCCTCGAAAGAGGCTATTTTTTTGGTTGACTTAGGAACATAAATAACATATAGTGAGATTCTAATAGATTGCTACGGAGAATGTAAAATGCGTGTTCGTGCTGTTATTGAATTTGATGTTCATTTTGATGAAGATAGATTTTCTTCAATTGAGGATTTAATATCCTACCATCAGCGAAACCATTTTGTTGTTCATCCTACTCCCGAAAAGAGTTTAGCATATGAGTTGAAGGAGTTAGTTGAAGACGAACACCGCGGTCTTGCTGAATATGAAAGCGCAGTTGTTACTAGTTTGGAGTTCGTAGAATGAATTGGTTGGTCTACTCGGGCTGGGGAAGAACATTCCTATATCTAACTGGAATTCTTGCTTTAGTTTTGTTTCAAGTAGTATAATGTTAAAACGCCTATCAGATGAGTTATTGTCGTTAATGATGATAATTTTATTCTTGATAGGCGTTTTGGTCGTTTCGCCCTTCATAGCAATATACTATATAAATAGTAAGTTGCGAAAGATAAAACGATGATAGAAATATTTCTTAACTTTTTAGCTATGATAGGGACCGTAGTAGTAACTGGAGTTGCTGTTCCTATTGGAGTTTATATTTTGGTATCTTGGATGTTTAGTAGAGCAAAAAAGTATGACGATATCAAGAAGCCCTGAACGCAACACTTTTCAGCGTGATAAGTATGTAGAAAGACAGACTGAAAAGGGCCTAATAGACGATCCTGAAACTGATAAGATGCTTGAGTGGTACCGAACTTGGGACCAGCTTAAGAAAGACCGAGAACAAGATCCAGAATGGCAGAAAAACAATCTCGAATATGATCTTCGATCTACAGACTGGATATTGATAAAGGTTCGTGAAAGCGATGCATACGCACAGAACCTTTATGCTGCTATGTGTAATAATGAATTCATCAAAAATGATGTTTGGCCTGTATTAAAGGGAGAAGCTTGGAGCTGTAGTTGGCGTTATGCAGGAGGCATAATTGCTGATATGCGAGAAGAGGGTGACTATATCGATTGGTATTGTTCTGGGATTGGAAGACACGACGGTGAAGGTACTGTAGGTGAAAGTGAAGTCACCGACGAAATAAGAGAGGACCTACTCAAATTAGGTTGGATAGTGAGAGAATTAAATGGATTTGAATAGATTAGGTGCAGGTAAAAAGTTTATAGAAAAAGTAATAGCTCAGAACAACGTCGGTACGATGGGTTGGTTACCAACCCAACAGAAACAAAATCTAGACAATAGAAAAAACTGCCACACTCCCAAAACGAGAAAGAAATGAGCGATAACAGACTTAAGAAATCAACTCGCCGCGCTAGGACACAAGTTGCCATTGAACGACAGAAGCGCATTGCTAAATGTCACGGTATCAATCATACTAAGAATCAGCCCCATCGCTATGCTAAGATGCATTCATTGAATTGCGGTGATCCTGATTGTTCAATGTGCGGTAATCCTCGCAAGTTCTTTAAGGAAAGAACATTCCAAGAAAAGAAGTTTATTCAGGGTCACAAAGATACCCAAATTAATTGATTATCATTGTAATAACTGATATATTCTCAACATAGAAATTAAACGCGCCCGAGGCTAAATGGTATTGCAAGGGTCTCTAAAGCCCGAGACAGTGGGTTCGAATCCCACCGAGCGCGCCATATACTAAAGGAAAAATATGACTGATCAACTTCCACAAATTGTTCCTGCTGTAGTCTTTAAGACTCGTGTCCGTGATGATTCTATTGAAGGACCAAATCCCTATCGCTGGCAGGATGTATCAAGTTACGACTATTTCGCAGGTAAGCGAGTAGTATTGTTTTCGCTCCCCGGAGCGTTCACCCCAACTTGCTCAACTTATCAGCTTCCGGGCTTTGAACAGAACTATGAAAAGTTCAAGGAACTCGGGATTGATGAAATCTACTGTGTTTCTGTGAATGACAGTTTTGTTATGAATAAGTGGGCGCAAGATCAAGGATTGCAGAATGTTAAGGTTATTCCAGATGGTTCTGGTTATTTCACTAGCCAGATGAATATGCTTGTTCAGAAGGACAATCTTGGATTTGGTGTTCGTTCTTGGCGCTATGCAGTTATTATCGATAATGGTGTTATTGAAAAGTGGTTCATTGAGCCCGGCATTGAGCATAACTGCACAACTGACCCATATGGTGAAACTTCACCTGAAAATGTTCTTGCTTATTTGCGAGGTGAATAATGGAACAGCCTGATCCTAGACTGCATCAGATTATTAGTTTTGCAAAGAGCGGCATTCGTATTTTAGGATGTGCTGTAGCTTGGGGAACGGGTTCAATTGCCGTTCTTGCGGGAATGTTATTGCTTGCTGAAATAATTGGTGTCGTTGAAGAATTAGTGTGATCAAAAAGACTTGGATCATTACCGAAGCACTCACTCAAGATGATATTGAGTGGCTGCTTCGGTCCAAGATTGAATGCGAACCCGGTGAACAACACTATCTGGATTTTGTAGACATAGGAACTAGGCAACCGGTTAAGATAGCAGGAAAAAGAGATCCTGCCAAGATTTACGCTTATACTGACAAAGAAGAAACTTGGCTTAAGTTGTATTTTGCAGATAAAGCAATACTATACACAGAAGAATATTTTGAAGAACAATATATTCTACCATATAAATATTAATGAATGCTAACTAAAGGAGAAAGTAAAATGGCATAGAAAGTTGAATTAGCTTGTAAGGACGTTGTGTTCCATTTCAATAAGGGTCACCTCACCGATCCATCAATTCCCATGTGGGTCTTGAAAACTAAGGGTGAGAGCTACTATGTTAATCACGTTGAATGTTCTGTTCCGTGGTCAACCAAAGAAACTCCCGACAATCCTAGCACAAAAGGTAGCATCAAGGTCAAGTCTTGCCTATTGACAATTGACGAAGACAATAACGCTACATTAAGCCTATTGACGCCAGAAGATCGTGACAGGTTAAATGGTAAGAAGGAACCTATTAGGTTGATTACTAGCAAAGGTATGCAGCTTAGAGAAGCACTTACAAATCATAATATCAAGCACGGTATGTTAAAAGTGTTTGGTGGAGGATGCGGGACTAGCTGGTATGTTGTCAGCATTTCCGATGAGAAAGACTTTCTGTTTCTATCACTCACTGTAGATGGTATTCGTAAGCTTATGCCCAACGAAGACTATTACATTGACTATGAGAAAGATGGTCGTGGCTACAAGCTGGAATCGGAAGAGGACTTTGAGGAGGAACTTTATGACAACTAAGATTTTAGTTCCCTGGCAGCATTTCAGAGAAGTTGACAAGGCGATTAAGGAATCTGGTGTAAAGCATTTGCCCTATACCAAAAGACATACGAGCTATATCATTGAGTTTGAACCTGCTGATCATCCTCTAGTAAGTTATCTTGTTTTGAAGTATGACATAAATACCGTGTAAGGAATCACTATGAAGAAGATGTATACAAATCAAATAACTGAACACAAAGAAGTTACCGTTCAACCCAACGATCCAGAAAAAAGAATCAAGTTTCTAGAGGATCGTGTTCGTCATTTGAGTGAGCAGGTAAACAAGATGGCTAACTTATTGGCATTGAACAGTAGGCAGATTCGTAGGCAGAACACCGACATTCATAATGTAACTACGGTGATTCGTAATAAAAATGGGTAAAGAAAGTTATTGACTTTATCCTACTTTCCAAGTATAAATAAGACTGTAGCGAGATAGACTCGCTACATTAAAATAGCTTCAAAGGAGTTTTGAGCAATGGAAAAAGAGTTTGACCTATTGGTCTTTGTAGGTAGGTTTCAGCCACTACACAACGAGCATAAGCGTATTATCGATATTGCGCTACAAAAATCTAAAAATGTATTGGTTCTCGTAGGTTCGGCAGGTAAGGCCCGCACGATCCGTAACCCATTCACGTTCCAAGAACGAGCAGATATGATTTTTGGTGCTATGCGCGGCGGAGATGCATCTAGGCTGATCATCAAGCCACTCTATGACAAGACATATAACGAAGCTGCCTGGATCAATCAGGTTCAGCATATCGTTAAGGACACTGTGCTTGATGTTGTCAACAACTTCGGCTTCCGCGCAAATGGATTCAACGATGCTAAGGTTGGATTGATCGGTGCTAGCAAGGATAACACCAGCTATTATCTAAAGATGTTCCCACAGTTTCGCTCGGTGAATGTTGAGATTCAGGCTGATGTTCACGCTACCTATATTCGGGAGAAGTGGTTGTCGGGAGAGTTTATTCATAATGATGCTATTCCTGAAAGCGTTCTACAGTTCATTATAAACTTTTATAACACCGATGCTTTTAAGCAATTGCAGAGTGAACTTAAGTTCGTTCGTAACTACAAGAAGCAGTGGGAAGTTTCGCCCTATCCTGTGAAGCACGCCACTGTTGATGCAGTAGTTGAACAGAGTGGTCACATCCTGCTTGTCAAGCGTAAAGCAGAACCTGGTAAGGGACTGTGGGCATTGCCTGGCGGTCACCTAAACGAATTTGAGCGTCAGCTTGATGGTGCTATTCGTGAACTTCGTGAAGAAACCAAGATCAAGGTTCCGGAAGCTGTATTGCGTGGTAGCATTCGTGACCATCAAACCTTTGACGATCCTTATCGTTCTACGCTTGGTCGTGTTATCACGAAGGCATACCACTTCAAGTTGGCAGACGATGTTACATTGCCAAAGGTGAAGGGTGCTGACGATGCTGAAAAGGCAAAGTGGGTACCGATTGGTGATCTTCGTGAGGAAGACCTGTTTGATGATCACTTTCATATCATTCAATATTTTCTGGGGCTTTGATTATGGTTAAGGTTGTAGGAAGAGACGAATCAGCCGTCCATCGTGTTACTTGTTGGTCTTGTGCTTCGGTTCTAGAATATACCCAGAGTGAAGTGCAGTCCATCAAGCACAGCTACGATTATTTAGGTGATTATTCGGTTGATCGCGGCATCAAGTGCCCGCAATGCGGTAAAAATGTTTTCACGGATCGGAGACGATGATGCTTAAGCACACTAAGGGAAATCTCATTGACCTCGCTGAACAGGGAGAATTCACTGTGATAGTTCATGGTTGTAATTGTCACCACACGATGGGTTCTGGAATCGCTAAGGAGATTCGTGAACGATATCCGGAGGCATATGAAGCTGACCTTGCTACGGTAAAGAGTGATAGGGACAAACTAGGTACCTTCTCTCTTGAAGTAGTAAAAAAAGCGGATAATCCTTTTCTCATAGTGAATGCGTATACTCAATATGACTTTGCACCTCGTGACAAGGATCATTTTGAATATGAAGCATTCCAGCGCATTCTTGACACACTGTATGAAAAGGTAGCACATTCCGAAGACAGTGCTAAGGTTGCTAATGAACTTGCTGAAACTCGCTGGAGGTCAGGCAAGGGAAATACCAAGGCATGGCAAACTGCAACTAAGCCTGCCCGACAACTTGGTGGGGAAATGTTTAATTTCGGCTTCCCCTACATCGGTATGGGACTTGCAGGGGGTGATAAGGATCGCATCATTGCGATGATTGAAGACTTTGCTGAAAAGGTTTCTAGTAAGGGCGGGTCCGTCACCCTTGTAGAATTCGGTTGACATTCTGCTAGAGATTTGTTATAGTCAATCATCAAGTCTAGCTGATAGAAGCTAGCATTTTAAATAGAGGAGTTCTATTATGCACAACATTATTCTTAACGCGGATAGCTATAAGTATTCGCAGTTCAATCAATACCCTCCCAACACAACTGGTATCTACAGCTACATTGAAAGCCGCGGTGGCAAACACGATGCTACTGTTTTCTTCGGACTTCAGGCCTTTATTAAGGAATATTTGCTTACCCCGATTACGCTTGAAATGATCCAAGAAGCGGAAGCTATCATTACAGCACACGGCGAACCTTTTAATCGAGAAGGCTGGATTTACATTCTTCTAGAACATAACGGATATCTTCCTGTTCGCATTAAAGCAGCACCTGAGGGTCTTGTCATTCCTACTGGTAATGTTCTCGTTACGATTGAAAACACTGATCCTAACTGTTACTGGCTGACTTCGTTCCTCGAAACGGCGCTGCTTCGTGCAATTTGGTATCCTACTACTGTTGCTACTAACAGCTATGAAAACAAGAAATTGATTCTTGAATATCTGGAGAAAACTGGTGATCCTACTACTATTGATTTTAAACTTCACGATTTCGGTGCTCGTGGGGTTAGCAGTTTGGAAAGTGCAGGAATTGGTGGTGCCGCGCACTTGGTTAATTTTCAAGGGACCGACACCGTTGAGGCTCTGCTTTTTGCCCGTCGTTATTACAATGCTGACATGGCTGGGTTTAGCGTTCCTGCAATGGAACACAGCACTGTAACCAGCTGGGGGCGTGAACACGAGGTTGACAGCTATCGCAATATGATCAAACAGAACGCAAAGCCAGGTGGTATCTTTGCTTGTGTTTCGGACAGCTATGACATTTTCGCTGCTTGCGAAATGTGGGGTACCGAACTTAAGCAGGATGTTCTTGATAGTGGTGCTACTCTTGTTGTTCGTCCTGACTCGGGAGATCCAGCTGATGTTGTCTGCAAGTGCCTCAAGATTCTTGACAAGAACTTTGGTCACACTGTTAATGACAAGGGCTACAAGGTATTGAACAATGTCCGTGTCTTGCAGGGTGACGGCATCAATCACCAGACTATTCGTAGCATTCTCTACACGATCACGCTTGCTGGTTACAGTGCTGACAATGTGGCTTTCGGTCAGGGCGGAATGTTACTTCAGACTGTGAATAGAGATGATTTCCGCTTCGCTATGAAGTGCAGCGCGGCACTTGTTGATGGTAAGTGGGTTGATGTTTTCAAGGACCCGATCACTGACAAGGGCAAGCAGAGCAAGAAGGGTAAGCTCAAGCTGATCAAGTTTGTTGATGGAACGTACCATACTGTTCGTAGCGATGACCGTGAATACATTTTTGCTACGGATATGCTTGAAGCAGTTTTTGAAAATGGTGTTCTTGTTCGTGATATGACTTTTGACGAAGTTCGGGCAAACGCTAACAAGTGAGGATAATAAGGGGTTGACTTTAGGGTCAACTCCTGTTATAAGAAACTATGACAAAACGATACGCATATTTTTTCACCAGACAAGATATTTTCAAGGAGTACCAGCTTGTGCAGACCGCACACGTTGCTATGAAGCTGGGGTTCAAGCTCGGCTCCACCGAAGATCCTGACAACACATACTTTACTTGTGTTGGCGTTCGCAACCTAGAAGCCCTCGAGGCTGTTGAAAAGATTCTCACTAAGTTTGGATTCAAGTATGAAAAGTTTTATGAACCTGATCTAAATGAAGGTGAGTATACTGCACTGGCAGTTCATCCAGTTGACGAAGACAAGCGGGATATCCTGCTTGCGTTTAACCTACTAAAGTTTTGAGGATAATATGGCATACTTTCTTAAGAGTGGTACTACTTTTCGTGTTTCCAGCAAGGAAGCAATGAATCTACACGAGCAACTTCCTGCAGGCAACTATACCGTTGCGGTAGATCCTTTTGGTAATTTCTATCTTGATCAGATTGAAAACTTTGAAATTCCGTCAAAGTTGTACGGTAATACTCTCCGTCACACTGATCGGATTATCAATTCGTTTTGGGACCGTCCCCAGCAGACGGGTGTTCTGTTGAACGGTGAAAAGGGTAGTGGCAAGACGCTGCTTGCTAAGAATATCTCTATCGAACTTGCAAAGCAAGGCGTCCCTACTATCGTGATCAATCGTGATTGGACTGGTGATGGCTTCTTCAAGCTATTGCAGGATATTGATCAGCCGTGCGTCATTCTTTTTGATGAGTTTGAGAAGGTATACGACCGCGACAAGCAGGAGGAAATCCTCACACTGCTTGATGGTGTATTCGGTAGTAAGAAGCTTTACATCCTCACCGTGAATGACAAGTGGCGTGTCAATGAGCATATGCGTAATCGCCCCGGTCGACTGTTCTACCTGCTTGATTTTAAGGGACTTGATGTAACCTTCATTCGTGAATATTGTGAGGATCGTCTTAATAACAAGCAGTATATTGACCAAATTTGTGGTCTTACGAGTTTGTTTGGTGAGTTCAACTTTGATATGCTTAAGGCTCTTATTGAAGAAATGAACCGATATAACGAAAGCCCGAGTGAGGCACTTGAAATGCTTAACGCAAAGCCTGAATATGACAGTGGTGCTAGGTACGATATCACTCTCATTGATTGTGGTGCTGAAATTCCTAGTGAGCGTTTGGAATACTGTGAATGGCGAGGCAACCCGCTTGCTGTGTCTGGTGTTAATATCGAATATGATACTGACCCTAACAATGATGAGGCTGAATGGAAGGAGTTTAAGTTCACTCCCGAAAATCTTATCAATTTGGATTCACAGAAGGGAATGTTTATCTTTGAAAGCAAGGGTGCAAGGCTCATTCTTACTCGTGTCAAGGAAAAGGTACTGTACGATTACAGCGCACTTGCATTTTAATTTAGGAAGGGACTTAGTCCCTTCCAACCTATGTATAAAGGATAGAGTATGTTTAAAAAGTTGTTTTTAGTAATTATATCAATGTTAGTTGCCACTCCGGCATATGCTAACATTCGTGTCACTAATAGCCACGTGATTGTTAACGGAATAGACCGTGTGTATGTGATCGGTGATAGTATCGCAGTTGGTATTGCCAACGAAAATGGTTTAGATCGCGCCGGAAATAATCGCTGGCGCAAGGGTGGTAAGGATACTGTAACCATCTTGCGTTACATTGATAATTTCATCGCTACTGGAAAGGCACGAGGAAGTGTTGTCATTCTAAGCAGTGGTGCTAGCAATAGCACTTATGAGCGTAAGAATGGTCAGGGTCGTAGTCTTGATATTAGACCTATTAGACAACAGATTGGCAGATTGAAGGCTGCTGGCGCATTGGTGTTTCTTGTAGGAACTGGTAGCAACACTAGCCCTTGGATTCATAATCGCTATGGCACATATCGTGTTAACTTTAGAAAAGAAAATGTCAATGGACAGCTTGCTAATCTAGCAAGACAGGAAGATGTTGTATTCTTAGGTCCACTTGAAAACTATGGTCATCTCGGTGATGGGATTCATCCTAGCGGAAATGGTGCAAGACGCATTTATCAACAAGTATTAGAGGATTTGAATCCGTGAACAGAGATTGGGTAAAAACACTTACTATAAGTCTTCCTGGTTATGCAGAAGATTTAGGTAACAAGATTCAGTCTGTAATGACTGAACATAATTTAGGTGATGCTGTAGCGCATAGTTGCGCATTAGCTGCTGCACTTGCTGATGGAAACGGAGAACTTGCGTTTGAAATTACTATGAGCGATGTATTGTTCGGTAATGATATTCGTGAAGATATTGCCAAAACTGTTGCAGCTATGTCAGTTGATATTGTTAATATGACATATGATGTTTGTTTACTCGGTACACCTTATGTTCCATCATATGACACCCCTTATGCATTAGCTAGTGCGTTAGTTTTGGGTAACTCACATATTGCTCAACAAACAATCAATAATCTATTATTGAATGGATTTCCGAGCGACCAAATCAAATCTGTTGCTGATATTGCAAGTGTAATTCCTGCAATCAGCAAGTGTCTTATTTGATTCCAATCAGCATAAATCTTTTATACCCGTTATCCTCAGTATACCTTATCTCCTTTTCACCGGAGTAAAGATACTTTGATAACGGGTATTTTAATACCAAATCTTCCAAACTTTCATTTGGATTGACACACTTCCAAACATCATCGTCACTTGTCTGCACATCGCTTGATTGAATGCAGACCATAGTGCCATACTCAAGATTCTCAAACCAATCATTTCCGGTCAAGTGTTCAGGTGAACAATTGATTACAAGGTCGTAGCCAGCTAAATTTACAAGATTTGCGTCCGCTATAATGTTCTCAACCTTATAATCCTTACCGATTCGCCACGCTTCGGTGATCTTGTCGGCAATTTCTTTTGTCTCTGGGTCAAGGTCCACGCCCAAAATATATTGATATCTGTCCGCATTCCTAGTAAGAAGCATAAACGATAAAACATTGTACCAGCTACCCAAGATAGCAATCTTGATGTTAGCGTGGACAAACTTTTCAAGCTCCTTGCAAAGCCATAGTTTGGATTGGATTTGACCGTGAGAGAAGCTATCGTAGTTCATCTTCTATTTAGATAGAAGAAAACGGTTGACACAGAAAGCTCAAACTGCTATAAAGAGATATAGCAAGGAGATTGGTATGAAATATGGACCTCGTGTTGATTTTAGTAATGTCAAAACTCTGCGCCAGGGTGACTTCATTATGTATGATGGGAAGTTCGGCGTGGTAATTGAAGACCCTGCTTACACGCTCGGTCTTCGTTGCAATGGTCGTTCACTAAACAGCATATTGAATGATTGCGACGAAGTTTATAAATTGTTAAGCGGATAATTTTTTCTTGACAATGTTTTTCAAATGATATATAAGAGTAATTGTAGCGCAGATTGACGAAAAGTTGAAAAACTAGCCGTTAAAATGCACTATTTTAAACCAGGACTAAATAAACTTACTATGAATACTAACACTCGTAACATATGTCTGAAACAACATAGACTCGGGGGACTCGATTCCTTATTGGGTCAGGTTGCGGCAGTATATCCAACAAGTGCCCGCAATACCTTTAATTCAATGATTGAATGGGGTATGAGGGGATGAAGTAAGCATAGTTATAAACTAGTTTATTTGTCCCCCGGAAACTCAAGTTTCTGGGGTTTTTTATTACTAACAGTGCAAGTCGGAACGAGCCTGCAAAGCACTATAAAAAAAGAAGGGGCGGTGGTAAGGATGGATTCGCTTTAGTGCGATGAAAAATCTATCAGTAGGGAACATAGTGATTCCCTTCAAGCGGTCAAGTCTGAAATGCCAGACAACATAGATCGCTTGTCAACAAAAGGCTAACCATTCATTATTCAAGAATATGAGAGAAGAACAACGCCCCTCGGCTGTGAACCTTGGATCGGCACCTTGAGTATTCTTTAGTAACGAATGCTTTACTAATAAATAAACATATGTTGTTTAATATTAAACCTAATATCCCAATACAGAAAACTGCACCGAAGTATTATCCTCCAATCGGCGGGAACATATATTCAGCTAAAATAGGTTCAATTCACTATGCGTATTTACCTATATTAAAGAATGCTCATTGCTGGGTTTCAAAATTATTTGAAGAAAATCTATGTTTCACGAGAAAAGAATTAAGGAAGCTTGGCCTTAGAAGAAGATATATTATAATTCTTCGTGATCCTGTTGAACGTTGGGTAGCAGGTATTGCCCAATATATGTCTGGGTATGATTTAGATTTTTGCACAGAACTATTCACTAACGAAAGATTCATTAAGTTTTTATTTGAATTAGGGCGATTGGATACGCATTCTAATAGGCAGCTTGATGTGATTTTTCATTATAACATTAATAAATGTATATTTTTTAAATGTGACGATAGTTTAGAAGACGAACTGTGTTCCTTCATACGCACTTTACGCAATGACAATAACCTTATCATCAATGATAACTATCATAGATATGATGAAGGAAGTGAATCAAAACGTTTTGTTTATGAGATTCTTAAAGAAAAGCTACTGGATCCTGAATACCTTCAGAAGGTGCAAAAATATGTTGATCCAGATGTTCAATTGCTAGATTATATAACACATAACAATTTATGGTATGCTGCCCGATAGATCAATTGGCAGATCGCCTGGCTCTGAACCAGGAGGTTGGTGGTTCGACCCCATCTCGGGCATCCATTTTATTTGACATTTTATGCAATCGCATATATAATGTGTCTACAAGTTGACATTGCCCCTTCCTCTAGTGGTAAGAGAGCGGACTTTGAATCCGTCAACCTAGGTTCGAGTCCTAGAGGGGCATCCAACTTTATAATGCTGCTTTTAGCTGGTTTTGAACCTAGAGCATAAATACATTGTGGAGAGTATTATATGCGAAAACTAACAAAAGCAGAAGCAGGCGCGCTTGGTATGAAAAAAGCCAGAGCTACCTTAGAAAAGAAAAAACTGCAACGAGTAGAACTTTATGACAGTTCTCCTAGTTCTTGTGCGGAATGCAACAAAACACTATCATATGTTGATAGGCACAAAAAATTCTGTAACCACACTTGCGCCGCTACCCATTCTAATAAAAATAGAGCTACCAAAGTAGAATGGGAATGTGCAGGCTGCGGAAAAAAACACACCTCTTCTAAGCACCTAGTAAAAAAATATTGTAGTGCAGATTGCCAGCATATTCCTACTAGAGAGGACACTAAAAAACGATTATATGAAGGAAACCTAACCGAACGAACGACTATCAAAACTGCGTTGATTCGTGAGTACGGAAGCAACTGCTTTGAATGTGGCATATCGGAATGGCGCGGCGCAAAATTGTCGTTGGAATTAGATCATATTGACGGCAACGCGGGAAATAACGAATTCGCCAACCTTAGATTAGTTTGTCCTAATTGTCATAGTATTACGCCGACTTGGAAAGGTCGTAATAAGGGCAATGGCAGAGCATCAAGAGGACTTCCTTTAAATTAACACCGGAATTAGCATACTAAATATGATGTCGGCTCCCATAGTATAAAAGCAATACACATCATTGGTAATGATGAGCCGGAGGGGCGGTACCTCCTGGGAGCACCATATAATATTTTGGACCCTTAGTTCAGCTGGATAGAATGTCTGTCTTCGAAACAGAAGGTCGGGAGTTCGAATCTCTCAGGGTCTACCATATTAATTACGAATAATTTCGGGACTAAATAACAAAAAAGGAAAAGTTTCCTGGTGTCAAAAAATTATGTTCCCGTAATTCTGTCAGATTCAGTGTACAATGAAATTGTCACTTCCACTCTAGAAGCCTTCTCTCTGGTCTATGAGTTAGATCCTTCAGTACAGAATTCGTATTGCTGGGCATCTGGATTATATCAGACGGTTACTGGTACACAAACTTATATGAGTTTCAATGCTCTTGCGGATGAAGTGAGAGATATAGATCAATTACTTTATAGTGAAGTAATTAACAGGACCAATATTTCTGAATTATGTAAGAAATATAACTTTTTGCCTATGTTATTTGGGTTGAATAACGTTACTTTAAATATACACAAACATCTGCACCCAACCACTTCTGACTACACATTAACTTTTTTGCTTGATGGCGCAAACAACAGTTTAATTAATTTTTATGAAGTTCCGGGTGAGGTATCTGATCCCAATGAAAGTTTCCCTTCAAGTACACCTGTCTTGATAGAGCAATATGAAGCTGAAAACAAGAGTGTTTTTAGTTTAAATGCTAAAACTTATCACAACCAAACAATTAAGGGTGGACTAGAGTCAGTGCCGGCATTTGAACTTCCGATGGCGTTTTTCTATCCTCTAGACCTAAAAGAAAACACAATTGAAGAACGTAATTCTATTATAGATAGACTACAATCATTATAAAACAATTTCACGCAGCCATGGCTCAACTGGATAGAGCATCGGTCTACGAAACCGAAGGTTGAAGGTTCGAATCCTTCTGGTTGCACCAGTTTTTAAGACCGATTAAGTTCGGTCTACAGCCGAAGCTGAGAGTTTTACGGACCCGTAACTCAGTAGGTAGAGTGGGAGACTTTTAATCTCTAGGTCCCCGGTTCGAGCCCGGGCGGGTCCTCCAATTCATGGTGAGTGTAGCTCAGTTGGTTAGAGCGTCGGCTTGTGGTGCCGAATGTCGAGGGTTCGAATCCCTTCACCCACCCCAGTTACAGCTTCGGCTGCTCGGGCCGTGCGTCCCTTTTTAAAAACGCACACAGTTTCATTGGCTAATATCATAATGGTAATGAACTTCACTGTTAATGAAGGATATGTAGGTTCGAGTCCTACTTAGTCAGCCAATTCAATGCGCGATTAGTTCATCGGTAGAACGCTTCCTTGACATGGAAGAGGCGGCAGGTTCAACTCCTGCATCGCGCACCAAGTTTATGGCGGCGAGTGATACCACTATAATAGTGACGAAAAAACGTCACCGCTTTTCCATTCTTATGCGGCCACATGCAAGAGCTACCTTCCGAAAGTAGTAGTCGGCATAGAAAATAAGTGGTCGCGCCAAATACTGGAGTCGTGACAGAGTGGCCGATTGTGACACCCTGGAAAGGTGTTGTACTCGTAAGGGTACCGTGAGTTCGAATCTCACCGACTCCGCCACTAATTGGACTGTTCCTGGAAGAGGATTGGGTTCGATTCCCATTAAGTATGGTACTCATTGGCGACGGCCACTCGAAGGTTCGAATCCTTCACAGTCCACCAATCTTATCGCCCTCTCACCTTGTGCTTTACTGTTTATTCAGTGCAAGGGGACGGAAAATAAAGGGGGCGGCCAATTCAACGGGGTATGGCGCAGCCTGGTTTAGCGCGCTTGTCTGGGGGACAAGAGGTCGCAGGTTCGAGTCCTGCTATCCCGACCATTTAAAGGAAATCATTATGAAGTCTGATTTACCTGACTTTAGCAACTACACGAGCAACCGTGTTTTTGAGGGCGTAAGAGTCCTCAAAGGAAAAGAAGCAGAAGAAGCAAGAGCGCGGATGAAACGTGCTTTTGATAGATTAAAGAATAACAACGGGAAGTAGCTCAGGTGGTAGAGCGCGGCGTTCGGGACGCCGAGGTCGCAGGTTCGATCCCTGTCTTCCCGACCAGAAATACTCCTCATTACTGCGTTGCACAATAGCAGATTGAGGGAAGGGGGACAGTGCAACTCCCCCGCGAGATTGGAGTGTGCTGGGGTTGGCTCCCCGCACTGATTCGAAATCAGTAGGTACCGAAAGGTACATGGTTCGATGCCATCACACTCCTCCGATATTGGGGCTTTAGCTCAGATGAGAGAGCATTTGTCTGGCAGACAAAAGGTCACGGGTTTGATCCCCGTAGGCTCCACCAAGATTATATGAGGGCGTAGCGGAAATAGGTATACGCATCGTTAAAGTAAGGAACGATTGGGGTAACACCCGAGTTTGTTCGCAAGTGCCTAGGGGTATTTTTTGTAGACTCGCGGCAGTCTTTGAACCTGATGGCAGCCACTGGTAATGCTTTGGTAACGACTTCTGCCAGTTCGAATCTGGTCGCCCTCACCAAGTTAATGGGACGGTAAAGCTAATTGGATTTAGCAGTGAGTCTGTAAAACTCATCCTTCGGGGCGTGGTTCAAGTCCACACCGGCCCACCAAGATATCACGCCGTCCTCTAATTGGCATAAGAGTTCGTCCTTTCAAGTCGGAGAATGCGAGTTCGAATCTCGTCGGCGTGACCAAAATAATAGTTGACAACACTATCATTGTTTGCTATAACAAGACTATAGAGAGCGATGCTTTCTATTCTTTGACATTGTTATTTTACTAAACTAAAGATTGGTCAGGACAGTCTATCCTGTTAAATCGCGTAGGTGTGACGCAGCCAGTCAATAGTTTTTGCCTCTGTAGCTCAGTTGGTAGAGCAGTTGATTGTGTATCTGGGATAAATAGTATCACGGAGAACACAAATGCCACACAAGAAACATTACGATTGGGCTGAAATACAGAAAGATTATGACGCTGGGTTGAGCTTTAGAGGCCTGCAACAGAAGCACGGACTCGCTTTTAACTCATTGGTCAATGCCAAAAATCGCGGCGACCTAATTACTAGGACTAAATCTGAAGCTACAAAACTTCGCATTGCTGAATACGGTCCTACTGTAATGGGCGAGGATGCTCGTAAACGATTGTCCGAACGAATGTCACAGCATAATCCAGGTGGCAAGAGTAAATGGTTTGAAGTGAGCGGTAAGAAAGTGCAAGGTACCTGGGAAAGGACTTTTGCTTTATACTGTAACGATAATAACATTGCTTGGGAAAGATGCAAGTCTTGGAAGTATGTTCTAGATGGAATAACAAAGAACTACACTCCTGATTTCTATCTTCCTGCTTTTGATCTTTATGTTGAGATAAAGGGCAGATGGTGGGGCAATGATAGAGCTAAGATGGATGCAGTAATAGAACAGCATCCTGACAAGAAGATTCTCATTATAGAGAAAGAACAATATAATGACTTAAATGCCGCTTTAGCTGATCTGGTGATAGCGTCGGTTTGAAGCACCGAAGAACGGGGATCGAAACCTCGAGGCGGCACCAAATTTTACTCGTGTGTGTACGGTATGCCGTATGTGACCTTGCTCTATGCTCAATCCGAGCGAGAGTGTACCCGAAGGCCGTAGCAGTAGTTGAAAGAACTATCGGTGACTTTATTTGAGATACGAGTCACGGCGAGTAAATAATTTTAAATGCGGGTATGGTGTAATGGTAGCCACGGCAGACTTAGAATCTGTTGCTTAATCGCGTGGGGGTTCAAGTCCCTCTACCCGCACCAAATATCGGAAGAGAAACGCGGTGCACCGGAGTGTTCTCAAGGCACAATAAGCTATGCGCTAGGCTGAACCGATACTGCGCCGCCCGTATGCAGTATAAATATCCCGGGCCTAGTTTCTTGCCCCGATGGTGTAATGGTAGCCACGGAAGACTCAAAATCTTTTGCTGAAAGGCGTGGGGGTTCAAGTCCCTCTCGGGGCACCAAGTTTATAGTGGGTGTTAGTAAGATGAAATCCCGTGTAGGCATACATTGGAGACGGTGCGAAGGCTAACCTGAAAGTAATCTGCAATAACTTACCCAAAGGATAGCAAGCTATCCACAAGCGGAGGCGCTGATAAATTCCGCATAATGCCGTCTATGTTGTGGTGACGGGCCCACTATAATTTACTAAATATCATAGGGAGATTCTCTATGAAAAAATTATGTGCAACATTATTGCTATTATTGGTAAGTTGTAATCAAGGTCCTACTCCAGGTAAGGACGGATATACGTTTGGTAAAAAACAGTATGAACGACAAACGGTGAAAGTTAACATCGTAACTTATAAAACAGAACAAGAGTTTAGTAAGGTTGTAGCTGAAAAAAAGCTCCCTGGCAAAACTGCTGCATTTACTGTGTTGAAATATCCGTTTGACACTTGCACAATTCATATGATTGACCCATCAGTTAGATATGAACCGGAATATGTAGGGCACGAGTTTTTACATTGTGTTTATGGTCAGTGGCATAAAAATAACAACTCATTCTGAGCCTCGTTAGCACAGTGGTAGTGCAGTGCTTTCGTAAAGCAAAGGCCGGGGGTTCAAATCCCTCACGAGGCACCAAGCAAGTTTCATACTCCTGTAGCTTAATGGTAGAGTGGCCGGATTTATATCCCGGAGCCCAGATTAGGGGTCGGTCTCGGTTCGAATCCGAGCAGGAGTACCAAATTAATACCGATTGGTATGCAAAAGATAAATACTTGCGTGTATACCAATGGAGAAACAAATGCCTATTAAATCAGGAATAAAGATCACCACTGATGAGTTATGTAGTTATGGGTGTGGCAATATTGCACACTACTCTACCTCAAGTGGCAAACTTTCGTGCGAGATTGTTCCTAACAAATGCCCTGCTGTTAGAGCAAGAAATAGTGCTAACACAAAGAACGCTTATGAGAGCGGTAAACGAGTAAGTGCTAAGGAACGCTATGCAACATTGTCCGAAGATTCTAAACAGAGGATGGCTTGGGCAAAAGGTCTCACTAAAGATACTCATGAAAGCATCCGTTCTTGGGCCACGAACATGACAGGTAAAAGAAAGATAACTGATGAGCAAGCACTTTGCAAGGTGATGTATAAGGAAGATTGCTCATTCCACTTATCATCCTGTATAGAAAAAGTTAAAGGGTACTGTCTTCTACAAGAACACGGTATGTATCATAAAAAGATTAATCCTACTGGGGTAGTCCGTGATCATCGTATATCAGTGCATTACGGATTTACTAACAATATTGATCCTAAGATTATATCACATCCTGCTAATTGCGAGTTCGTCTTACATTCAGCTAACGCCAAAAAGACTTGGAAAAATAGCTGTACTATTGATGAGCTTATGAAAGACATACAAGAGTGGGATTCACGCACGGGTGGCGAAACGGCAGACGCGGTATCTTGAGGGGGTACTATCAGAAATGGTGTAGAGGTTCGAATCCTCTTCCGTGCACCAAAAGATTTTGGTTGACAATTCGGTCAAACAAATGTACAGTGAACAGACAATAGGGAAGTCACTTTGTAGATTAGTAAATATAGAAAGAATAACAGGAGTTTATTATGGCAGTTCTAGCCTTAGACATATCGGGTGTCCCCAGAACGTGGGTCTCCCACGACGAAGCAATTTCGTATCACGCAAAAAATCTGGTAGCTTGGAGTCTAGGTGATGTAATTGCTAGATACAACGGTGGTTACAAGAACGATGGTACTCGTAGCTATCTAGAAACTCCTAGCATTATTGCTATTAGGGGTAACGGTTTCGATTTCAAAAAGCACAACAAAGTAGTTCTTACGAACCCTACATTGTTTGCTCGTGACAGACATATCTGTGCTTACTGTGGAAATCATTTCGCAAGTAAGTATGATTTGAGTCGTGACCACATTGTCCCGAGGTTCTTGGGCGGTTTGGACGAATGGACTAATGTCGTAACATCTTGCTTTGACTGTAACCAAAAGAAGGGTTGCAAGACATTAAAGCAAAGTGGTATGGAATTGCGTTACATTCCCTACGAGCCGAACCACTATGAAAGCTTGATTCTACAGAACCGCAACATTCTTGCGGATCAGATGGATTACTTGATTTCAGGTGTTCCCAAGCACAGTAGGATCTTGAAAATAGCAGCTTGACATTTATTTGTCAGGCTGCTATAGTCAAGTTAAATAGTTTATAGAGTTCATTCCGACATGGGGGAATGGTAGACCCAGCTGACTGTTAATCAGCGTTTTTCCAGGTTCGAGTCCTGGTGTCGGAGCCAATTAAAACCTCTAACCTGCAACTTTATGATAAATAGAATTACAGGTTAGAGGTTATATTATGAGCTATGGATCAGAAAAAGTAAAACGCTGGAGAGAAAATACCAAAAATAAGATGGTAGAAGCAATGGGCGGGAAATGTCAATGCTGTGGGTATGATAAGCATACTGCTGCGCTGGCATTTCATCATATTGATCCTAGTCAAAAAGACATTGGATTCGGTGGTACTAGAGCGAATCCAAAATCATGGTCTAAGGTCGTAACTGAACTTAGAAAGTGTATTTTGGTTTGTCACAACTGCCACAGTGAGATTCACGCAGGAGCCTTAGAACTTCCGGAAACGTATGAAGGTTTTAATGAAGCATTTGCTGACTTCAAGAAAGTGTCAGAGTATGATGCTTGTCCAATCTGCGATGCCCAAAAGCCTGTTGCACAACAGTTTTGCAGTCATACTTGTGCCCAGCGTAACAGCCGAAAGGTAGATTGGGATAGTATTGACTTGATTGCATTGCTTGACAAGCACAGAATCGGAGAACTAGAAAATATGCTAGGTGTCTCTAACGCTGCTATATACAAGCAAAGAAACAAAATATTACGCTCTAGAAGCATTGCTGGCGATGCGCCGGATTTGTAACCCGGAGACAGGGAGTTCGATTCTCTCCTAGAGCACCATTCTTGAAAAAAGAGGTTGACACTCGTTTCAATCTATCGTATAAGTAAGAATAACGCGCTCGTAGTTCAACTGGATAGAGCAGGAGCCTTCTAAGCTTCAAGTTGCAGGTTCGAATCCTGCCGGGCGCACCAAGTTTTTTCTTGACATAGGAATTTGCCTATGTTATAGTGAGTATATAAATAGTTCAACGGGGACGTAAGCTAACGGGAAACTGGCGCCTTTGCAAGGCGCACTTGAGGGTTCGATTCCCTCCGTCTCCACCAAGAATATCGGGGTGTACGTCAGTCTGGTTAGACGGCCTGCTTTGGGAGCAGGAGGTCGCAGGTTCGAATCCTGCTACCCCGACCATATTTTAATAATGGCGCCGTAGCTCAGAAGTAGAGCATTCGGTTTACACCCGAAAGGTCAGGATGGCAGAATTCCTCGGCGCTACCATTTCTTAAAAACTACACACATAATGATAAATAGTTATTCGCTGTCTGACAGTAAAATTGATGAGAAAGGTTTTATGAGTTGGCTCAAGTTAATAAGCACGTCCTGGTTACAGGATACCTAGCAGAGGCTCCTGGCCCAGAGTATGTTCCCCAACTAAATGATTGGTTCCGCCGATTGGTTGAAGCAGTTGATATGAAAATATTGATTGATCCTATCTGCGTATATTGTGATGATGAAGGTAACGAAGGTGTTACCGGTATGGTAGGCATTACTACTAGTCACAGTAGCATTCATTTTTGGTCTGGTGAGCCATCCTTTTTCAAGTTTGATCTTTACTCTTGTAAAGATTTCACACTAGACAGTGTTTCAGATATGCTCCGTGAGTTTGGAACAACCAAATTCACCTACACAATTGTAGATCGCACAGACGATGAGCATCCTGTCATTGACAGTGGTGTAGTTCACTTCTAATATACCGGTGTAGCTCAGTTGGTAGAGCGGCGGTCTCCAAAACCGCGTCTTGCGGGAGTTCGAGTCTCTCCTCCGGTGCCATTATACCAATTTGTTTGATTTCTTTCGGTTCTCTGAAATTGTGTGCTTTTTTGAAAAAACTTCTTGACATTTATCCTATTATATCGTATAAAGAGATATACAGAGTGAGAAACACACTCTATTCTTTGACATTGTTGGTTAAGTTTTAATGTGTGAGCGTGGCGGAATGGTAGACGCCCGAGACTTATTAATTTGAGTGCCTAGAGGGAAATCTCTAGAGTAGAACCTGTCAAATTCGGGGAAGGCTGTAAAATGCTGATCCCGAGCCAAGCCCGAAAGGGAAGGTGTAGAGACTAGACGGCAGGCATCTAAGTCAGTCATGATATGATGAAGGGATAGTCCAGACCACAAACTAATGGGTAGCGAAAGCTATAGTGGTAAGAAAATCTTGTGTCCTTTGGACGTGCGGGTTCGAGTCCCGCCGCTCATACCAAAATCAATAAAAAGTTTTAATATTGCTGCATTTTACGGTTGCAAACGGTGACAGTAGATGTGGTGTAAGGCTAGCACGGAGAACGACGATAGCCCATAAGGCGACAATAGGGACCAGGTTCGGGTTTCGAAGTCCCGAAGCTATATTGCAGCAATAGCGTAACAAGTTTATCGGCCCCTTCGTCTAGCGGCTTAGGACATTCCCCTTTCACGGGAAAGATCACGGGTTCGAATCCCGTAGGGGTCACCAATAATTTAGAGTTTGGTTCAATAATGGACCATTTATTAAGAGGAAAAAATATGAAGAAGATTGTAACTATTGCTGCTGTTGCGGCCCTTGCTACTCTTGCTGCTTGCAGTAAGGGAACTGAAACTGTTGATGTACCGGCTGATGAAGCCGCTGCTGCATCCTCATCTGCTGATGTTCAGCTTAATGATGATGGTACCGTAAAGACTGCATCTGATACTCCATCTGGTGCTGCAACGGAATCTGCAACCAAGTAACACATAGGAGCCAACTATGGGCCAAGTTATTCAAGTCGAGTTTGGTAAGAAGAATGTTGAACAAGAACTGTGTGATTGTGAAACTCTTACTGATTATCTAAATCATTTGCGTAATCAAGGGTTGGACGAAGATGATGTCCTTGATACACTTGACGCTATTAACGATATGAATAAGTATTTTGCTTCTGACGAAGAAGTTCAGAAGTTGGCTGATGGTTGGCTCCATCAATTTTTGTAAAGTTTAATTTGGGAGTGCGCCAGAGTTGGAGAGCTGGGGCAGACTGTAAATCTGTTGTCGGAAGGCTGAGTTGGTTCGAATCCATCCACTCCCACCAAATAATAATGCGCCTGTAGCTCAATGGTGGAGCTGGCCCCTCATAAGGGCTAGGTTGCGGGTTCGAGTCCTGCCGGGCGCACCACTTTTTACTACAGTAGTAATACGCTCATAAATATGAATATGGAGAGGTGACAGAGTGGCCGATCGTGACGGTCTTGAAAACCGTTGTACCGCAAGGTACCGTGGGTTCGAATCCCACCCTCTCCGCCAACTATTAGGATTAACAATGTCTTACGTTTTATTTCTTGATGACGAAAGAATGCCCGATCAAGTAACGTGGGCCGAGTTTCCTCGCTATGATTCTATTTTTATAGCTCGTAGCTTTGACGGTTTTGTCAGACACGTTGAGTTTTTTGGTTTGCCGAAGTTTGTGTGTTTTGACCACGATTTAGCGGACTTTCATTATGCAGTTATGTTAGAGGAGAATGCCCAGGCAGATTCTTATACATACAACGACGGTGATTTAATAAAGACCTTTGATTATGGACCGGAAAAAACCGGATATGATTGCGCAAAATGGTTAGTTGAATATTGCGTAAATAATCAAAAGAAGTTTCCTAGATATATAGTGCATTCTAAGAACAATGTTGGAAAAGAAAGAATTGAAAGTTATGTTGAAAATGCTAAACAGCATTTAAATATATAGAACTACGGAGAGTTGGGTGAGTGGCTTAAACCATCTTCCTGCTAAGAAGGCGAACTGGGAAACTGGTTCCGAGGGTTCGAATCCCTCACTCTCCGCCACTTAAATAAAATTATGATCCACGGCGTTATACTCACTGATGCAGTATTTGATGAAAGAATTAGACCTCTAGGCGCATATACGATTGCTGATACACTGCGAAAAGCAGGGTATGAAATACAAGTATTAGACTATGTATCCAGATTGCCATTAGACCAGCTTTTTGCTTTATTAGATATCATTATTACTGATGATACTTTATTCTTGGGTTACAGTACCACCCTGTTTCATAGTAAAAAAAATCATAAAGTTCCCTTTGATAACGGAGACGATGATTTCGTTGCAATTAATCAACATATTAAGAATAGATACCCTAATATAAAAATTATAGTGGGCGGTAGCAATAGTAATGTAATTCTTGAACAACTCGTAAAAATACGAGAAACGTATACTGATTATGTTGTATTAGGCTACGCAGAATCTATGATGTTGGACTTAGTAAACTCACTAGCAAATGATACTGAACCCTACTATGATTATAAAGTAAATGGTGCTTATGTTATTTCATATGACCTCAGAGGCAAGCTGTATGATTATAAGCATTCTACACATTTTTGGCACGATTCAGATTTTATAATAGAGGGTGAATGCCTACCTCTTGAAGTTGCAAGAGGTTGTATTTTCCGATGTACATTTTGTACTTTTCCTTTAATAGGAATGCACAAACAAGACACCTCGTATATACGTTTGGAAGATTCCCTGTACTCTGAACTTTTGTATAATTATGAAAAGTTCAATACTACTACATATATGATCGTAGATGACACTTTTAATGAACGCAATGATAAAATAGAATTGTTGCTAAGAGCAAGAGACAGAACAAAATTAGATTTAAATTTTGTAGGATATACCAGGTTAGATTTGCTTGCAAAGAAGCCAGAGCAAATAAGTTTACTTAAGGACCTTAACTTCAACGGACACTATTTTGGAGTTGAAACACTAAATGAGAAGACTGCTAAGGCTATAGGCAAGTATGCTCCGGCCGAAGAATTGTTTGAAACAATGCATAAGCTCAAAAATGCATTCAACAATAAAGTTAACTTAATGCTAGGGTATATCGTTGGTCTACCATATGAAACGCCGGAAACAGTAGATTACTGGATAAATCGTCTAATAGAAGATGATTCTCCGGTAGATTGTGTGGGACTGTCTCCATTATGGATGAGTGAGAGTGCATTTGGTAAAAGTAGTTTATACGCCAATCCTGAAAAATATGGGTATAGATTAACAAACGATCCTTTTTGGGAAAACGATGTTTGGGACTATCATAAATGTGCAGAGATTGCCAATCATTATAACTTGTTTCTGTATGATTCTGGAAAATTGAAGATTCCGTCTTTTTCGATAGCCGGCTATTTAAGATTTGGTCTAAAATTTGATGACCTGATTGATATGCCACTCAAAACATTTGACGAAACTATAAAGCCTAATATACCTGAGTTAAAAGTAAAGATAGAGCAAGAATATTTTTCAAAAATCAAAAAACTATATAGTTAAATACTGATATGACATTCAACGCAGTGATATTATCAGACGCGACCTGGACTACAAGGTTTAAACCCTTCGGTGCTTATAGAATAGCTGACGTACTGCGCAAATCTGGATATTCGGCTTTGGTCATTGATCATATGAGCCATTTGTCAACTACTGAATTGTTGCGCTTATTAGATAGGGTAATATCCACTGATACTTTATTTTTAGGGTATAGTAGTACTTTGTTTATGGATGATAGTAGGCCGGGCATAGTCTCTACTTTTAAAGATGGTGATGATACATTTTCTCTTATTAACGAATACGTAAAAACTAAATTTCCAAAGATAAAGATAATCTACGGTGGGGGTAATACCCATGTTATGCTTGATCACGGCCGGCACCATAATTTTAATGTAGATTACGTGGTTCGAGGTATGGGAGAAGGAATGATCTTAGACATTGTTGAATGCATCAAGAAAAACAAAGATCCTATCTATAGTAAGACAGTTGGAGCTCCGCATTACGATCCTAAAACTTTTATGTACGACATATCATATGATATGAAAGGTGATATGTTTGATTTTAGGCACTCCACTCACATATGGGAACACTATGATGGGGTAACAAACAATGAGTCTTTGCCTATAGAAGTATCGAGAGGGTGTATTTTTAAATGTGCTTTTTGTACCTATCCACTCTTAGGTAAAAATAAAAACGACCTTTCGTATATGAGACACGAAGATTGTATTCTAGAAGAAGTTTTGTATAACTATGAAAATTTTGGAACAACTAGCTACATCATAATTGACGATACTTTTAATCACCGCACAGATAACATAGAGCGTATGCTTTATGTTAGAGACAAGTCTAAAATTGATTTGAAATTTATGGGATGCTGTAGATTAGACTTATTAGCAGCTAAACCTGAACAGATGTATATGTTGAGGGATTTAAATTTTAACGGTTATTTTTTCGGGTTAGAATCATTACACGCTCCTGCTGCTAAGGCTATAGGCAAGGGCGGCTCCCCTGAAAAAAATATAGAAACATTGTATAAGCTAAGAGATATCTATGAAGAAAGCGACACTGCTTTGGGTATAAGCGCAGGATATATTATAGGACTTCCGGGCGAAACGCCAGAGATAGCAGAGAAGAATATAGAATTGTTATCTGATGAAGATTTTCCAATGGATGCGCTAAGCCTTTCGTGTTTATCAATTGGTCCCGGACAATATGATGACAGTAGCATTTTAAAAAATCCAAAAAAATACGGATATGAATTGTTAGGTTCATCTGGGTTGTACCACAATTGGAAAAATGACATTTGGGACAGGAAAGCAGCGTTTGAGTTTATGTGCAACCAGTATAGTCAGATATATAATTCGGGCCGCCGAAAGCTAGACCCATATCAGGCAGCAGGTCTAACAAGATTGGGTTACGATTCATACGAAATGATGAAGACCTCTTTGAAAAAAGTTGATGAAAGCGAAGAAATCAAAAGAAGATCAGCAGAATATGCAGACAATTATTTCATAAATTTATGGAAATATCTTAACAAATAACTTGACATTCGTCCTGAATGTTGATATAACTAATCTATAAAGTTTAATGCGACGGTGGCAGAGAGGCCCAATGCAATTGCCTGCAAAGCAATAAAGTCGTGTGTTCGAATCACACCCGTCGCTCCAATTAATGCGCTCGTAGCTCAGTTGGCTAGAGCATTCGACTGATAATCGAAAGGTCGGAGGTTCGAATCCTCCCGGGCGCACCACATAATGGACCTTTAGCTCAGTAGGTAGAGCAACGGGCTTTTAACCTGTAGGTCGTGGGTTCGAACCCCACAGGGTCCACCAACTATTTTTGTTGCTTAGCTTGAAGCTCGTTCTTGATCCACTCTTTAGCGATGTGGGATTGGGGACTGGCTTTTAGCCATTTGTCCAATGTTTTCTGAACATATGCAATATCGGGATCACCGCGATTGTTATCAATGATAAAGAACCTGTTTCCAAAGATACTCTGTAATTGTCCTAATGCTTGTTGAACTCTCATCCAAGTGTCTTTTACAAACTTAGGATCAATCTGTCTACCATAATCTCTTCCGGGACGTTGTGATCTACGAGTGGTGCGTTCTAAACTAGTATCCAATGATGTATTGACAAAGACCATTGCAGTCTCATATCCCATTTCTTCTAGTTTAGTCTTAACATCATTCATAATAGCTGGGTTTTTACCAGTGCCATCGATGATCAATCCTAGGCGACCATCTAGATAGTTTTGCTCTCTTTTTCTGTACTTTTCCCAAGCAGTAGCATAATCTTGTTCTGGATCTCCCACTGCTTTTTGTGATTGCCGCAAGTAGTTATAGAAATCGTCTACATTCAGAGACTTTAATCCAGTCCCAGCAAACAACTGATTAGAAACTGTTGTCTTGCCCGAACCTGGGGCTCCTGCCATAAACACGGCTTTGAAGATATTTGGATCGTGAACGCCTTCGTCTAGCGGCTGAGAAAATTCATTAAAGCGCATAATGTATTTAGCATAAATATGTTAATGAGAGACCTATTAGAAAAACTTAATCAGTTACAGCTTACTGAAGCCCCTGTTAAGCCGGGTGAACGAAAGGGAATATCCTTTAATTTAAAGAGGCTTGATAAAGTTAGGGCAGAGTTAGACAAATATAAAAATTCAATGAGCTATTTACAGTCTGCTAGTATGCCTCCCGAACTTAAGGGTGATATGCAATCTTTGCAGGATAAGTTAGATGCAGAGATAGAGAAGGTTAATACAGCATATTCAACTATGTACGAGAAGTCTAGAGTCAATGACAGACCAGTCAAGATGGATAATCTGTTTAAGGCTTTAAGTAAGAATTGCAAAGAGATTATAAAGGTCTATAAGGAACTCAACAAAAATAACTTTAATAAGCAAAGGTTTTTGTTTAGAGGCATTAGATCAAGCGATGATGCACTATATGGAAAACCTTTTGAAGCTCGTAAACCCAAAGATAGTGATAGAGAATTGCACGATTTGCTCAATAACGCCATTAAAGATATGGGATTTGAAGCGGATAGAGAAAATTCTACATTCACGACCGGCGATAGAAGCCAAGCAAGTGGGTATGGATATAGTCTGTATGTATTATTTCCTGTAGATGGTTTTAAGTTTACTTGGAGTAAAACGGTCAAAGATTTGGTTTTAGATAGTGCTAAACGAATGAATATGATTGACAAAAATGTTCGTCAACAAATCGTTAATGAAATTATTAAATCTTATAATGAAAATCCTGAAAAGTTTCCTTTTGCTAGTCCAGCCGAACTATTTCGTAATGGATATGATTATAATTCTGACTATAGAAAAGTAGAAAGCTTGATTGAAAAGAATTTGGTTCCAGAAACGGTAGCAGATTTATTAGATGAATTATTGACTCCCCAGAGTATTCAAGAACACTTTAAGTTCACAGACAAAGACTTGTTTGAAGCTATATTAAGCAACAAAGAGATATACCTGACAGGTCCATACTATGCAGTTAATATTGACCACGTAGATGAATTGATAAAGTTTTTACAGCAAATTGATACGGATAATGTTGAGTTACCTGATTCAGTTGGTGAAATGCCACTAGCATATGAACAGGGTGACGTAGTTAAAGTTTTAAATGGTCCATACAAAGATATGCTTGGTACTATCACTTACGAATATACCAGTAGCGTAGAATTGTTTATATCAACTAAGATTAATGGTGTGGGCGTTGAAAAAACTGATATTGAATTATATAAACTACCAGATGGTTCTATCCCTATGTTTGAGCGAGGGGAAAAGGTAATCGTTACTGATAGTGAAAGTAGATTTTATGGTGTCACTGCTGTTATTAACTATGTATATCCAAATGGTAAGATTGAAGCCACTGATGAAGTTACCAAAAACTCGTTCACTATGTATAAAAATCAAGTTGCGCCCTACTCAGAGGAATTAGAACAAAAACTAGCCAAAGAGTTAGAATCTAAGCCTCCTACTATTCACGACCAAGATGATGTTGTTGTCAGCGACCCTGATAGTAAATATTATAAGGCTAGAGGCAGAGTTAATCATATCTATAGTTCTGGTACTATTGAAGTCTATCTACAGAAATTGGGGGAGTATATAGATTTCCAACCAGAACAATTGGTACTATTAAAGAATGCCGGCCCTGATCTTGTCTCAAAAGAAGATAAAGTGTTTAACGTGGGAGACAAAGTTAACATAACCGGCGGCGAACATAGTGGCTATGTAGGCAAGGTTGACTATCTATATGGGAACGGCATAAAAGCATCTGTTGATTTAACTGGATTAGACAAGAAAATTGATGTAAAGATTGACGACCTAGAGCATTATGATAAACCAGAAAAGCCAGCAGTTAAGTTTAAGGTCGGGGACACAGTTAAAATAACTGACGGTGATTATAAAGGAAACTTTGCAACAGTAAGTTATGTTAGTGATGTTTTCCCAGATGAGGTTGATCTTAAATTACTTAAGAATGGATATCTAATTACTCTTCCTGTCAAAGTTTTAGAATTATCAACTGACGAGATTGAACAAGAAACACTTAAAGTTGGTGATAAGGTAAAGGTAATCAGTGGTGATTTCAAGAACCAGACTGGCACGGTTGAATATGTTTATTCTAACTATCCAGAAGTTGCAGTAGCATTTAGTGATGGATCTGGCACACCTGATATCAATGTAAAAGATGTAGAAAAGATTGAACCTGAAAAATCTAGTGCAGCAGGTAACATTAAGGTTGGTGATATTATTAAAGTCAATAATCCCGAGTCAGGATATAACGGGATAATAGGTAAGGTAACTGAAATAGGAACTAACTCAAGCGGTAAAACTTGGGTCCAAGTGATGGATAATTCCGGCGGCTTTAAAACATTCTTGGATTGGGTTGTAAAGGTTGAATCTCAAGAGCAGACTTTCAATAAGAACGATAAGGTCAAGCTCAAAAACAAGAGCTATGATGTAGACGGTAGCATTGCTACAATTATTGCTGATCCTGATAGCGATGGTGACTATAAGGTTGTCACTGATGATGGTAAAATATTATTCGTTAGCAACTTCCAAATGGAAAAGATTGCAGATAAACCTGCTACTGAACCGGCTGAGTTTAAAATTGGTGACACTGTAATAGTTACTAGAGAATATAGCGCATATGACGGGAAGACTGGTACAATTACAGATGGACCAGACAGTGACGGAGACTATGTTGTTCAGTTTTCTAAAAAATCTGATTGGTCATATTTTAACAAAAATGAAATGGCAAAGGTTGAAAATAAAGCCGCCGAACAACCTAAAGCTGATGTAACAGATTTGACTACAATGACTGCCGACGAAGCTGTTAAATATGCGAAAGAAGGACAAAAAGTTCAGATAATGAAGGGTCCGTCGAAAGGGAAGACAGGCGAGATTACCCACGTTTACAAAACATTTGGCGATGTTGAAGTTACCTTTGATGACGGTAAAATAGATCAAGATATTGAGGCTAATGCAATTAAGATACTTCCTACTGATCAGGATGAAATTGATAACCTCACTTGGGAACCAGAACCAGAAGTTCAGGTACCTTCCGCTAAACTTCAAGTAAACGATAGAGTTGAAGTGGTATCAGATTTCCCCAGCTTGATTGGTATGAAGGGTACAGTTCTGCAAGTCAATCCGCTATATGATTTTGTTAGTGTAGAACTTGACGGCAATAATGCAGCAAGCTCGTTCCCTGCGTCCGCACTCAAAAAGATTGACGATAGTGCTACATCTGCTCTAACTACTGATGATTTTACAATTGGAGATTATGTAATTGTAACCAATGATAATTTAACCACATATGGTAAGCAGGGAAAAGTAGTAGATATTAATCCAATCGTTTTGTTTGTTGATTTTCCTGACACAAATCTAGCAGCAGTGAAGCCAAATAGTGTCAAAAAAATTGACAAACCTAATCTCACCGTAAATGATTTTAGTGAATATGATGCAGTTAAGGTTATAGACAATAACTATTCTACATATAATCAGACAGGGTATGTGACAGGAACGCAAGGTAATAATTTAGTTGTGAGTATCAACGACACACCATACACCATTGCACCTAATGCATTGGAAAAAATAAGTTGACAAATGTTTCCATTTAGTGTATAACTTAAAATAAAGGAGATATACATATGGAAATCAAGGACAGACTCTTAGGCTCGTTTTTGGGTCTAGCAATCGGTGACGCTGTTGGCACAACGGTTGAGTTTAGAGCAAGAGATACATTTGAACCTGTCACAGATATGGTCGGTAAAGGGCCGTTCAATCTACCTGCAGGATACTTTACAGATGATACTAGTATGGCACTATGTCTTGCTGAAAGCTTAGTTGCAAATAATGACCTTAATAGAGAAGATTTGCTTGAACGATTTTCTCGTTGGTATCGCAATGGCGAAAATAGTCCTACTGGAAGATGCTTTGACATTGGTACTACTACTCGTGCTGCAATCGTCAATTATGAAAAGACCAGAAGCACAGTAAACAACACTGATCCCTGGGATGCAGGTAATGGATCAATTATGCGTCTTGCTCCTGCTGTTATCAAGTATCATAATGATGGTGATAGGGCAGTTGCAACTGCTATTATGCAGGGTGAAACGACACACGGTTCTGTAGAAGCCTGTGACAGTTGCGAGTTGCTTGCTAGAATACTGTTAACTGCTTATGTCACTGACGATAAGAACAATGTATTGAATATTGATATCCAAGATCATTGGGCTGATAGTGTTAAGAACATTCTCAAGACACTTGATGTAAGTCGTGATGAGGTTAATAGCTCAGGTTATGTCATTCATACACTACACGCTGCTCTGTGGTGCTTCAAGAACACTGATAACTTTCGCGATGCTATCTTGTTAGCTGCTAATCTAGGTGATGATGCTGACACTGTAGCGGCGGTTACAGGGCAAATTGCAGGCGCTTTTTACGGCATAGATGAAATCCCTGTGCAATGGATCGCTAAGATTTATGGATATGATCGTTTTGTAGAATTGACTAAGGCTTTGATTAATGAATAAGGTAATTTTTTTAGATATTGACGGACCTGTTATTCCTATTGATGTGCCTATGCACCAATCAATTTTTCGTATGACATATAACAAAGAGTCAATTGAATATTTGAATCTGTTGTGTGATGAGACTGGCGCTAAGGTTGTGACCAATAGTATGCACAATTATGAAGATTGGTATGATAGTGATCTACGAGACGACCTAGTTAGTTGGGGATTGAATGAGGAATTCATTCACGATAGATGGAGAACTATTTTCCCAATGATTGACTATAAGAAGGTCAACAGTCCTGTGCGAGGCATTGGTAGACTAGTAGCAATTGACACTTGGATTAACAACAACGGTGATACAAGTTGGGTTTGCTTTGACGATAGAAAGTTTAGTGAACTTGCCAATCTAATTCACATTGAAGACGGGAGAGGTATTAAGGCACATCATTTCAATAGTGCTATTGACATTCTCTCGTAAAACTGATATAACAAAGAATGAAAGGAGAAGGTTATGAGTTGGTATTATGATACCGTTAAAGTTGATGAAATGCTGAACCAGACCTTCACCAACGTGGTTTCAGATAGAGATACAGTAACATTTGAAAATGATCAAGTGCGCTATGTTCTTTATCATGATCAGGATTGCTGCGAAACCGTTGTAGTTGAGGAAATCATAGGTGATTTGGAAGACCTAGAAAATCTTCCATTATTAATCGCTCGTGAAGATACTAACGCAGAAGATCCGGGAACTTGTGATGGTGAAAGCTATACGTGGACTTTCTACAACTTTGCAACCTACAAGGGTTATGTGACGATTAGGTTCTTAGGTGAATCAAATGGTTACTACAGTGAAGATGTATATTGCCGCAAGGAAATTCTTAATAATTGATGGGTGTTAAACGCAATGCTATTCTAGGTGGAGAAGTCAACGACTGAACTGTGTGCAACAAATCAGTTTTTATACTATGCCACTTATAGGGTTCTATCTTCATAGATTCTAATTCAGTTAGTTCATCGTTATATATGATAGTAACCGGACTTTCTCCCCCTAGAGAAATTAAATAATTTATTGCTATTGCAGTATTGTTTCCGTCTCTGTGTATTGGTAATGGCGGGTATATTAATTGATATGTCGCGTGATGCTCAAAGCCAATGTTAGTTATTAACCAGTTTTTTAAGTTCTCGTTTATTTCACATAAACCATAGACATAAATCCCTTCCGGAGTCTTATGTTTGGTATGAACTCGTTTTATAATTAACTCTACTGGATCTAAAAGTTCATCAGGGACTGTAGGGAAATCAACATAATTGATATACATAAGATTATTTATTGACTATTAGGATGACAAAATGAATATTATTGTAGATTGTGAAGCATCTGGTCCCTGCATTGGTTGTGGGGACCTAATTGAATTTGCTGCTATTACTGAAACTGGGAAGACTTTTCTATCTGAAAAGTTTCCTCCTATCTTTGATAAGTTTGATAATGGTGCTTATAATGCACTTAATCTTACTAGAGAAGATCATCTAGCTTATACTGGTGACTTTGCAATAGAAGCAAAGAGGTTTAATGAATGGCTGAAACAGTTTGGTCATTGCACTTTTTGGTCTGACAATCCTGCGTTTGACTGGCAGTGGATCAATTGGTTGATGCACACTTATGAAGGTAAGAATCCTTTTGGATTTAGTGCTAGACGAATTGGTGATTTTTATGCAGGTCTTAATAAAGATATTAAGAAAACAAATGACTGGAAGAGGTTTCGCAAGACCAAGCATACCCACGATCCGTTAGACGATGTTCGTGGCAATCTTGAAGCTTTTGAGCATATAAGAAAAACTTATAAAGTTTGAAAAAAACGGTTGACATAGTTACCCAAAACTGATATAACATACATATAAGCTGAGAAAAGCGGAGTGAGTTATGATTCAGGAAGAAACGATTGAAAAGGCAAGCACCGGATTTTGGGGTCGCAATGACTGCGAAGACCGCAGCCAAATGGCATTAGATAAGTTTCCTGTCTTCTTCAATGACACCAACCATATTTCTCGCACTGAACAAGTTTTAGGAATTGTTAGCAACTTCTTCCGAATCAAGAAGGGTGTCTATATCAATCATCGGGTGGGCACGAAGAATTCAGGCCCCTTCACTGCTATCAAGGTTGATGATCCTGTATTCCCTAATGGTATGAAGCAGTCTCAGAAGGATGAAGTTTTCTACACCCCACTCGAACAGCTTGGTGTAAAAATCGTCTATAACAAGGGAACTAATAGCTACCTTTTTCACATTCACTAAGTTTTTTGGTTGACATTGTTTGCCCATTTTGCTATAACAAATATATAGCAAGGAGATAGATAATGACTATTAAACTGAATAAGCTTGAACAGGGTCTCGTTGATTATATGTTTTGGACCCTCGAGCATCGCGGGACCACGCAGATTGATGTTAACGCTGATGGTCGCATCAAGCGCAGTCTTGCTAAGCAGCAGGCTGCATTGTCTCTTGTCGAAAAGGGCGTTGCTAAGCTTGTGAAGCGTTGGTCCTACGAACAGCCTGACTGGCGGTGGGGTGATGCTATCAAGCACAAGTACGATGTGATTACCATCGAACTTATTTAATTTTTAGGCTTACACTTATTTCCGTGATACCTAACATAGTTTCCTTTTCCCTTTCCTTCTTTGCCGCAATATTCACAGATCCAACTAGTTAGGGCAGGATTAGTTTTTCCTAGAAAGTTATGTGTACCGTTCTCAATACGAGTTTTACTCAATTTCAAAATATGGTGGGTTCCGTTTTCTAACCGTTTATGATTAGATTCCCGTTGAATCTTGCCGCTTAAAAAGTTATGCGTACCGTTTTTTACCCGAAAATGTTGAATCGCTCCGCCTAAGAAATGATGTTGGCCCTCAGCAACACGCCTTTGCTGCGTTTTCTTAGCAACCTCCCCGCCTAAGAAAGGGTGAGTTCCGGCATCTACCCGCTTCAACGCAGCTTTTCTAGCCAACTCAGATATTTCTTTCGGAGTCTTATTCATTCTCTGTGTTGCTATAAGGAAACAGGCTCCATAGTCTTTCTGAGAGTAATGAATGTCATAGTGTTCTTGTAGAGTAACTGCGACAAGATTAGTAGGGTTATTATTAGAATGATCTCCATCAATGTGGTGAATTTCAAAAGACTGTCCTTCTTCGTCTTTAGGAATAGGTCCGTGATGATTTTCGTAGATTTTTCGGTACTTGTCTGTACCACAGTAAATACACATTGCTGATGCTCCTGTTTAGCGTTAGAGGGGGTGGGTATTTGCAGTACCGCGATCCTCACTTTTATTTATCTTTTCTCGCAAAATGGCTATTTTTTAATTGACATTAATGAAGGAATGTAGTAATCTTAGTATATCAAGTGACGAGAAGCCCGAATGGTGTTTCGTAAATTGCTGAATTGCTAGGTGCACTGCTTCTCGTTGCTTGAAGACAGTTTAGATGAACACTGAATACTGAGAAGCATTGGTGACTTCCTGCCCCGAAAGGGCGAGAAGCTGGTTCGAATCCAGTAGTATTACAGGACGACGGTCCTACAGTGTTCTTCTAAATTGTTATATGGACCACTAGCACAATAGGTTAGTTGCAACTGACTCTTAATCAGTAGGTTCCCGGTTCGAGTCCGGGGTGGTCTACCATTTTTAAAGGAAGTAGTTATGCAGGTATTTGAAGGTAACAAGGGTGGTCTTATTAAGGCGTGGATCGACGGCGTAACCGTTGAGGATCAAGCCCGCGCCCAGCTTGACAATATTGCTTCTATGCCCTTCATTCATAAGCATGTGGCAATTATGCCGGACGTTCATTGGGGTATGGGTGCAACTGTTGGTTCAGTTATTCCGACTAAGGGTGCAATCATCCCGGCTGCTGTCGGTGTTGATATCGGTTGTGGTATGATGGCGCATCGCACCAATCTTCGTGCAGAAGATTTGCCGGACAATTTGTTTGGTATTCGTTCTGCTATTGAAGCTAGTGTTCCGCATGGTCGCACTGACAACGGAGGCGACAATGATCGCGGTGCTTGGAACGATCCGAGCGACTCTGCAACCAAGATGTTCTCGCAACATCAAGCAGAGCTTAACGAAATCGTGGCTAAGCATCCCAAGATTACTAATGCAGCCAATCGTGCTCCTAATCATATGGGTACGCTCGGTACTGGTAATCACTTCATTGAGATTTGTCTTGACGAAGATGATTATGTTTGGGTAATGCTGCATTCAGGTTCTCGTGGTATCGGTAATCGTATCGGTAGCTACTTCATTGAACTTGCTAAGCAGGATATGCGTAAGTGGTTCATCAATCTTCCGGATATGGACTTGTCCTATCTAGTAGAAGGCACTGATCATTTCAACGACTATATGCAGGCAGTGTCTTGGGCACAGAAGTTTGCTCGTAGTAATCGTGAAGTGATGATGGCAGCAACTATCAACGCTATTAAGTCGGTTATCACAAAGCCGTTCTATAGCGAGTTGATGGCAGTTAACTGTCACCACAACTATGTAGCACACGAAAAGCACTTCGGTGAAGACATTCTGCTTACTCGTAAGGGTGCAGTGTCAGCTAAAAAGGATGAAATGGGAATCATCCCGGGTTCAATGGGTGCAAAGTCGTTTATCGTTCGCGGTCTTGGTAATCGTGAATCGTTCTGTTCGTGTTCACACGGTGCAGGACGCTCTATGAGCCGAACCGAAGCGAAGAAGCGTTTCACTCTAGCAGACCATATTGCTGCTACGAATGGTGTTGAGTGCCGTAAGGACGAAGACGTTATTGACGAAACGCCGAAGGCGTACAAGGACATTGATGCAGTTATGGCTGCACAGGCTGACCTTGTAGAAATCGTCCATACATTGAAGCAAGTTGTTTGTGTCAAGGGGTAAAACTCTTGACACAACAGTTTGGCCCGGTCTTCTAACTGGCGAGGAAGCATCCCTCTCAAGGATGAGAGTGCGGGTTCGAATCCCGTCCGGGCCACCAAAGAAAGGAGAAGTATTATGCCAGCAATGACATTAGCTAAGTCAGGCAAGCGTTATACTCACGAGGAGTGGATCAGTATGGATCCTCAGGAACGAGACACACTCTTGAGTAGACAGGGACCTGCCTACACAGATGAAGCGTGGAAAAATCATTACGGCAACAGAAAGCCAAGAAAATGAGGTTGACACAGGAACAGATTGATGATAGTATTGAAAAATGGCATCAATCAGATTCTCGTGTTGAATTATACAAGTATCTAGGTTGGAGCTGGGAAGACTACCAAATGTGGGTATTAGATCCAACTTATATACCAGAGAGTAAAGACAATGAAGTATAAGATGTATTGTATTTTTGCTAAGGAAAGCGTTCAGAAAATGAACGGCATCCGTGGCAAGATGTGTACCCAAGCAGGTCACGCTTATCTACACGCTTTTTGGGATGCTATAAATAGATTTCCCGGAGAACACGGATTTGCAGAAGACAAGCCCGGCGATGCCGAACAATATCAGAATCGCGGTGGTGATGGTCACGCTTATAAGATTACTCTTATAGTTGATACTGTTGACGAGCTTAAGGCTCTAGAGGAAAAGTATAAAAATATCTGCGGTACTCATCTTGTGACTGATAGAGGATTCACTGTTTTTAAGGAACCTACTACGACCTGTCTTGGACTTGGTCCAATTGGTGAAGATAAGATCGGTGACGATTTGAAGGAATTGAAGACTTTTTGTTGATTAATGTCCTTATAGCTTAACTGGATAGAGCAAGACACTCCTAAGGTCGAGGCCCAGGTTCGAGTCCTGGTAAGGGCACCAAAAAAAAAAGGTTGACATTCTTTTCAACCTGTAGTATAAGAATAAAAATGGCAGTATAGCTCAGTTGGTCAGAGCGTCCGGCTCATATCCGGAAGGTCGCAGGTTCGGATCCTGCTACTGCTACCAAATTTTACCCAAAACGATTGACTATCGTATTGGAATATAGTAT